ATAATCCTTCACCAGTCCCGCCCAAATTAGACACTGTTGTTTGCTCGTCATCACGTAAGTCTAACTCCTCAAAGTTAGCATTTGCTTTAATAAATGCTTCGCGAAGATCATCGCCTGTCCCGTCGTTTGCAACATTACCTATGTTTATTAGTTGTACAGCCATTTTAGTTTCCTATTCTAAGTTGAACATTACTATTAAATTTATTAAATGCATATCTATTAGTACTTCCTAATAAACTACGAGTGTCAGTGTAATCAACGACACTAGCAGTATCATACAGTTTTACAGTTTTAGCACTAGTACTAATAAACGCTTTTGCTTGCGCAGGTGTAGCACCAGGATTTATTTGTAACCATAATGCTAACATGCCTGCTACTTGTGGCGATGCCATACTAGTACCGCTTATATTATTAATTAAAAAAGTAGCGTCTGCAGGATAAGGATTGTTTAGTGTAGTTGCGCCGAATTTATTAGTAGTACTCATTGCACTCATAATATATGTGCCAGGAGCATAAATGCTTACACCTGGCCCGCATTCTGAGCTAATAGATTTTTGCTCTAGTCCGCCTGCGTTTACAGTACTATCAACATTGCCTACAATATGTGCTTCGTCGTCATACGGACTTGATCCTTTTTGGTACTCTACTGATCCTGTGTCTGCTGCAATAAAGTTACTGTAGTCATCGCCGCCTACAACGTCAATCTTATGACTTCTGTTGCCTGCTGCAATTGTAACGTGTACACCAGCATCGATTAATTCTTGTAAGTCAGTATCAACAGATCCGATTCGTACATTAGTAGCATATGTGCCACCGAGGCCTCCACTTATAGGAGGTAGGCCAAATGCCCAGCGTTTTGCTGTTGAATCAATATCTGTGCCTGTCTTTAACACTCCGCGATATGTAAGATTGATAACAGTATTGTAGTATCTTAAATATCCCCAACTCATATTTACTACTGTAGGACGTTTTACGCCGGTTGTAGGATCTACTGGTTTTGCAAGATGCCATTCTTTGATGCAATCAAAAGCGTATGTTGTGCTTGTGCCTGTGCCACTGTCGCCTGCACCTTCTAGTCCAGCTAATTTTAAACTATAAATTTTAGCATTTTTAGCCCACCCGTATGTTTTGCCTGCGGCTGTACCGGCTACGTGTGTGCCGTGCCCGTCAAAGTCTCTATAATAGTTTGCATTTTGTGCAGGCATTCCTACAATGCCGCTCTCGGTAGTCCAGTTAATTTGTTGTACACGACTAACTCCGTTTGCATCTTGAAACTCAGGATGGTCTGCTTGTATGCCACTGTCCATAATAACAACATCAACCCCTGTGCCGTCTAATGTGTAGTTGTAACCGCCTTCAGCTGCATTTACACCAGTGTACCCATTTGTTGCTTCGTTTATACGTTTCATGCCCCAGTTTAGGAAGTCACCACGGTCTAGTGTAGTTTTAGTAAAATCACCAGTCTGTGTAGCACGAGTTCCTATACCTATGTTTGGGTCTAATTCAGGTAATAATGTTACAGCATATACTCGTCCGTCATTGCGCAGTGTTTCTGCTTCTGCATCAGTTAAATTATAGTGTGTATTACGTTGCGAAGCAGGTCGTGCATTAGCAACTGTAACATCACGACTTGGTATTGCTCCTGCTCCAGTCGCAGCAATCATTTCTGCGTTAAATGCAGCGTAGTCTACGCCTCGATTTAAACTTACAATATATTCTTTTTCGCTCATTTTATTTTCCTATATTATGCTGCTGCTGCAACTGTTACCCATGCGCCGCCCAAATAAGCAACTAGTGTATTTTTACTATTTGTAGCAGGATCCCATCCTGTACCGTCTGCAATAACCATCATTCCGTTTACAGGATTGCTTGGTTCTGCGTTCAATGGTGTTAGTGTCATCATATCACTAAACATTGCATAATTTACAGCATCAACCATTAGCGAACTATCATCAGCAAAAACGCTACCGCTAACATCACCTGCTAGTGTACCAGTGTGCGCACCATTTGCACTACCTGTTAGTGTTCCGTTAACAGTTGCATTATGTATTGTTACTTGTTGCCCGCGAGTGCTGCCAGTAGTACCTATTATAACATCGCCTGATGATGCTGTTGCATTGATTGCAATATTAGCTACATCAGCGGGATTACCCGGAGCATTAGGTTGAGTTGTCAATTCAATATAATTAATACCGGTTTGATCCATTTGGATCTTGCTCATGCCTGCATCATCTGTGCCTGCGTTAATGTTAATAAAGCCATCAACATTAACTGCTAGATCATCTGTAGTGTGATTTTCGATAGTTGTTGCTTTAACAAGTGTGCCTGAAATGTTAGCTGATACAATCGGTCCAACAATAGTACCAGACTGTCCATCTATCATTACAGTTGAATCGTCTGCTACAACACTACCTTTTATATCACCTGTTATACCAGCTTGTGCATTAATATTATTTGTAATTGGTCCAAAGAATCTAATATAGTCTGCTGTTAAGTTAACATATCTATTAGTTCCCTGCGGCCCAATACTAATTGCATTGCCGTCACCTGTAGCAGTAGTAATTGATATACTATCGTCTGCTGTAATTTCTCCTGCAATTAGTGCTGGTAAATTAACTGTACCGTTGATAGTAGTTGTACTACCTGCGTTACCGATTGCAATCGTTGTTGCAGTTGCCGCACCAACTGTTAGTATAGTGTTATCAATGTTACCTGTTACATCTCCAGTAAGATTACCAACAACGTTTCCGTTTAGTGTAGCATTAAAAGTTCCGTTAATTGTAGTTGTATTACCTACCTTACCAATAGTGACATTACCAGTAGTTGCACCAGTACCAATGGCTACTGTTCCAGTAGCAGCACCATTAATGCTAACACCAGCAGTTGAAGTAATACTAATACCACTGTTGCTTACTGATACATCACCCGACGATACGTCTCCTAGTGATACTGTTCCGCCTGTGCCTCTGTAAATATTTAAATTTGCACTTGCTCTACCTTGTACTGTTGTTGTAACTACTTCTGTGTTATCAATATCACCAACAATCTTGTTGTTAACACCATCTACTAATACAGTCGAATCGTCTCCGAACACAGTACCGGTCATGTCACTAGTAATACTTGGTGCAGTGATTGAGCCTGTAACTTCTAAATTTCCATCTACTTTTACTTTACCTGCTGGTAACAATTCAATATCAGTTGTAACACTTACAACTTGTACAATTCCGTTGCCGCCCATTGTAAGTGTGCCAGTTGCAGTAACATTACCGTCTGTCATTACAAGATCATCAGTTGATACTGATAAACTTCCTACAACATAATTAGCTTCAAGTCTATTAGCAAGGAAACTAGCATCGTCAGTAACTATCCATTTGCCACCAAAGTTTTCTGTCCATACTAAGGATCTATTAGCACTACTGCCACGTTCAATCTCAATACCCGAAGTAGTTAGTGTAACACCTGCACCAGTTTCGCCTTTGTTTAGTGTAATAACATTGTCAGTAATATCTGTGTTCGTTGTTTCGATACTTGTAGTTGTACCAGTAATGGTTAAGTCACCGGCAATTACAACATCATTAAAGTTTGATGTTCCTGTTGTAGCTACTACATTACCGTTAACGTCGCGCCACGCACTGCCTTGATACATCTGTAGGCGGCTAGTTGTGGTGTTGTAGATTACATCACCTTCTTGTGCACCGATTGCCAGTTGCTCAGTACCGGACACACTTGCAAATCTAAACGGAACTCCACCATCAATTTTAACTCTGTTGCCTGCTGTAATTTCTAAATCAGTTGTAGCAGTTAATTGAGCAACACCTATTGCTTCGCTTAAATTTACTGCGCCTGTAGCAACATTACTTGCATTAACGGTTACAAAATTTGCTTCGTTAAATGGCAATGCTGCTGTACCTACACTGCCGCCTTGTGCAAACTGAGGAGTAATATCTTCAAGAACTCTAGTTAATCCTATTTCTAAAGTTCCTCCGTTTGAAGGAAGAATAACAATACTATCGCCTTCGATAAATCCAGACGTTGTGCCAAAGTCAATATCGCCTACAATTTTACCTGCGACAGCATCTACTAATAGCGTACTGTCATCAGCAAACACACTACCTTGTATGTCTGTTACAAACTGTTGTCCTTCGTCAAACAATCCAGCTAATTGTGTATCTAAATCAACAGCTCTTAAATATCCTATGTCGTCTGTAAATTCTGAAAGGAACGTTGGTGCACCTTGCAGTGCAGCATAGCTTATTTTACCAGTTGTTGCATCAAACACAATTTCTTCGTTAAATGAAACTAAATTACCTTTTAGTGTACTAGCTACTACTTCATTAAATTTCTTAGCCTCTGTACCTACATAACCTATGTTGTCAGTAGTTGGAACAATTCTATTATCAACAGTAATAGTATCAATTTCAATATTACCTAGGTCGCTTAGTGGTCTATATTCTAGTCCAGTACCGTCTGCTTTAACTTTTACAAAGTAGTTTGGAGAACCGACAAACGTACTTGGTGTATCTGTTAGATCATTAAATGCTTGTGCAACTAGTCTGTTGCCGTTAACTTTTATGTCAGCGGCATCAATGGTACCTAGTGCAGTTATGTTCTGCACACCTGTGATACTATTGTCCGTAAGATTTAAATTATCTCCAGCTTGGATTTCTTTAATCTTGTTGTTGTCCGTTGTATCAAGTACTAGGGGAAATCTATTGGCCATTCTCATCTATCCTATTGTTATACATATTTATCGTATCCGCTCGAAGTATTATAGTGCTGCTATTCTTGCTTTAAATTCCTGTATTACCGTTAAGCGCATATATTGCAGCAGCAAGTCTATTTATTGCGTCAGTTATCTCTGCAGGATTAGGATCAGCCCAATGTGCATCTGTGCTTACTGCAAAATCTTGTGTATATGATGCTAATCTATCTAGCGCAACATCTACTGTTGAAGGCGTACTGCCGTCCCATACTACTCCTGCGTTTGCAGGATATGGTATTGACGCATTGTGTGTAATCTCGCCTGTTCCAGCATTGTAACCAAGTATGGTTGTCATTGTAGCACTTCTAATTGGTTTAACTACAAAACTATCTTCTACTGCATTTTCTAATGGATTATCTGTTGCATTTAATATAATACTGCGAGCCGCTTGGTTGGTTTTACCTGCTTCTTTTCCGATTGCAATACTGTCTTGGCCTTGATTAGTATAGCCTGCTTGGTATCCAATTGCAATTGCTTCGTTTGCTTGATCAGTTCGGCCTGCCCACTTACCAACAGCAATACCGTGAGTGTCTTGCCCAGTTTCACCTGCTTGACTACCTATTGCAACACCACCAAGCCCTTGGTTAATATTACCAGCGTTTGCTCCAATGGCTATAGCCTGTTCATCTTGTACAAATTTTCCAGCACCATGACCTAGAGCGACTGTGAAGCCTTGTTGTCCATATGCTCCAGCACCGCCACCAATTCCAACAGCAAAATTAAATTGTTGAGCGTTGAAAGTTAAAATTCCTGATGGAGTACTGAGTGACGAGTATTCGATTGTTAGTGTTGTACCATTGTCTACACTAAGTACTCGTGGTCGCATCGCCACTGTGGCTGAAAATCCTGTTCCACTTATTCTAGCACCAACGAAAATGCCAGTAGTATCATCAACTATTAATGTTGTGTCAAATTCTCCACCACTCACATATGTTGCCGTTGTAGTACCGCCTACGCCAGCCTGTCTACCAATTGCTATTGCATCAACGCCTTGCCCAGTTTCACCTGCTTGACTACCAATTGCTATTGCATCACTACCTTGTGTTGTTTGACCTGCATTTGCACCTATGGCTACAGTTGCAGCACCTTGATCTGTTTTTCCTGCCAGATCACCAACTGCTACCGCTTGTCCGCCTTGATTAGAATTACCTGAGCTCCTACCAACAGCAATGCTATATATACCTTGTGATGTTTCGCCTGCTTGGTAACCGATGGCTACTGCTTTAGTACCCTGAGTATCATCTGCTGCGTTCATACCAAGTGCAATGCCATATGCACCTTGATTTGTGTTACCGGCACTATCACCAATTGCTACTGCGCTTAAACCTTGATTAGTCTTTCCAGATTGGAAGCCAATTGCTACAGCTCGTGCGCTTTGAGTATTATCTGCTGCATTCATTCCAATTGCTACCGCTTCTGCGCCTTGATCGGTTCTGCCTGCATCTTCTCCAATTGCTACTGCGTCAATACCCTGGTTTTCGCCTCCAGCAAATGGTCCATATGCTACTGCCTTTGTGCCTTGGTTGATAGCGCCTGCATTATATCCAACTGCTGTTGCACCAACACCTTGGCCTGTCCACGCTGCGTCAGTGCCAATTGCTACTGATTGTGTGCCTTGGGTTGTTTTACCTGCATTTTTACCGATTGCTACTGATTCTGTGCCTTGGGTTGCTTGGCCGGCGTCTTGTCCAATTGCTACCGAGGAAGCACCTTGAGTAGTTAAACCGGTTTGTACACCAATTGCTACTGCGTCGAGGCCTTGATTGGTGTTACCGGCATTTGGACCAATTGCTATTGCACTTGCACCTTGAGTTGTTTGACCTGCTGTGTAGCCGATGCTGATTGCAGCTTGGCCTTGGTTAGCATCGCCTGCACCAAATCCAAGTGCAATGCCATATGCACCTTGATTAGTAAAGCCTGCACTATTGCCTAATGCTATATTATTGTCGCTTGTTCTTAAACTTGCTGTATCTACTGTGCCAACAATCTTACCAGCAACTCCATCTACTAGTAATGTACTATCATCTGCAAATAAACTACCTGTTAGATCACCGTCTAATGTATTAACAGCAGATATTGCTGAATCAACTTCTGTCTTTGTATATGTTGTTGTTTGTGGAGCGTATCCACCGGCTGTGTGATTGCCCCAACCAAATGCTGTATCCCAGTTTGCACTATCTTCAATGTTTGCTTTAGGTATTGTGTTGTTAACACCATCAACTAGTAGTGTACTATCATCACCAAACACACTACCTGTTATGTCACCGTCATGCACTGTGCCAGGTGCCATAGCATCAGTAATGCCGTAGCCTGCAAGTGTTGTTGGTGTACTTGTTACACCTGTCCATGCTACTGTAGTTGCTGTGTCAGCATTGCCAGTTGTGTTGTTGCTTAGTGTTCCACTAATAACACTTGCAGGTATTAAATTGTTAACACCATCGACTAGTAGTGTTGAATCATCACCAAATATACTTCCTACAACATCTGTTGTAACATTTCCATCCTCTAGTGCTTCAACACGAGGATATAGTTCTGTAAAGTTATCATTTACTTTGTCAAATGCTGTGCGCAACGGATCGCCGTCACCTTTGTTTGCACTGGTTCCTAAATTAACGGTTTGTTTGGCCACGGTCAGCTCCTTTGTTTACTTGTATTCTTAGTTTACCCGCAGTATGGACAACTTGCCTACCCTGCGGATTTTTTTGATCTACACTAGTTTTTGCACCAGCTTTAATTAGTTTGTCTACTGCTTTCTTATCCATTAGTGCTTTCCTACTACAACTTCAACTGTACCGCGTTCGCCGTCTAGTTTAGTTCCAAGTGCTTTACCAATAACACTACCAACTGCTGGAGTGTTGTTAACAATTGCATATCCTGGAACATTACTTGCTACTAGCATATCGCCTTTGGCAACCTTGCCAATTACGTTACAAGGTACACGCCCTTGTAGTGCTACTGCAACAACGTTTGCGCCTTCACAGTGTGAATTCATTAAGTGTGCTGGGTTAGTAGATACAACGCCTGCTACACGATGTGTACCGTGTGTTGTGCTTTGTGTAACTTCAGCCTCACCGCCAAACTCAATAACTGTGCCAGGAGCATACTCTGCGTCAGCTAAGTAATTCTCTGCTAAGTCAGCGTAGTATGATTCAGTAGCAGTACCACGGAATGTTGTTGCATACACATCTTTGTACTTTTTAGTTGCACTACCAATATCATATGTGTTATCAGTGTCTGGTATCATTCCAATTGAGCTAAAGATAGCAGGAGCAACACTTGAACTAGATGCAGCGTTAGCAGTAATAATACCTACTTGTCCAACTGTAGTTTTACCTGTATTAGCACCAATTGCAATAGCTGTACTTGCTGCACCTTTTTCACCTGGAGCTTCAATAAAGCTTGAATACATCCAATCAACACCTAGTGTCTTTTCACCAGTAAATGTTGACACACTTTGTAGAATACTTTCGCTTATTGCAGTGCCGCCAATTCCTACACTACCTTTTACTAGCATGTCTGGGAATGTTGGAGCTACATATCCTGGATTACCTAATGTTCCAGTTCCTGCACTACCGCCACCTGCTGTAAATATTGTACCTTGTGCTGGAGTTTTAACTTGTAGTGTTAGCGTGTCTAAACTTAATACTTCGTAACTTGCATCACCGCCTAATATAAGTGAGTTAGCTTGTATCTTACCGTTAACATCTGTTTTAACAATACTATTAACTTCACCTGTAGTAGACACATTACTAATACCATATGTGCCAGCCCCAGTTTTAATTAGTGCTTCACCTGGATCATCCGCTACTAATATTTCAGTAACAAAGTCTCCGTCTGCTAAACCTAATCCTTCATCAACTACTGTAGCAAATGATATTGCCGTAACTGCTCCAGTGCCGTCTGCACTTCTACCAAGTACTGTATCAGTTGCAATAGATTCAATATCTGCTAGATTTGCACTTCCTGTTTTAACTGTAACCCAGCCATCAGTAATAGTAAATTTACCACTATCAAAACTTGCACTACCTAAATCACTTTGACTAATACCTGTTGCATCTGCTCTAGTTGTTGCTGCTTCTAGATTTAGTTTACTTTGCAAGATATTTGCAGTACCAGACACATCGCTATTAACAATTGACCCTGGATTAATTTGTAAATTTAATTGTGTATAACGAGTTGACAATCCTGCGTTAACTCTTACAGTATCTATTAAAATATCACTTGCTGGATTTGCTACACCGTTGGCCCATTCATCAATTGGTCCATCTATTACGTTACCCTGTTTGCCGCCTGACGCGGTAAGTACGTCAGCTGCTGGGCCGTCTGCTGGCTTCCCGTCACTAAACACACCTGTTAATACTTCGTATGTTACTTCGCAAATATTACCTTCAATGCCAACTAGTCCGTCGACATAATCAACAACTGTACCAGTTGCTCCTGATATTGATCCTGTAATAACATCACCGATAGCAAGTGCGCCGCCGACTATACTGCCTGCACTAAGAATTAATTTCTTATTTCCTGTAGATACCAAAATCTGATTTGCTGCAATGTTGTTATATTCAACACTACGTAAATCTTTAATTTCATCATTGCCGCCACGTCCGTCATCGACATATGCTTTGGTTGCTGCATCAGCTAAGTTTACCGGAGCTGATATGTTAGTAATTGTATTGCCAGCGGCGTTCAAATCATCTGTCATTGGTACTGCGCCGTTTGGAGCAAGTACACCAGGTCCTAATTTATTACTAACTGGCGCACCAGTTACATCGTAGCCTAAGCGTCTGTTAACATAACCACGTACAGCACTTTCTGTTGGTACTGTATCCGAAGCATTGTCTACCATCGCTGTGTCTGTACTAAATTCAGTAATAACAACACCACGCTTAAAGCCTAGTCCGTCTACGTCACTAAGTGCAAGTGATGCACTAAATGTAACTGTACCTGTGCCTTGGTCTACACTAAAGAATCTACCAACTCTAAAGATACCATTTTGGTCTGTACTCACATAGAACACACGACCTTTGCCTACTTCTCTTACTTCGTTAGCTTCTTTCTTCTCACCTGGCTCACCAAAGATAACATTTGGATAGTTACTTGAGTTAAATCCGCCTGTACCAATGTCTAAGAAGTCATGTGACGTAGCACGACATGTACTAATGTTAACTGTAACTTGTGCAGTTGCACCTGCTTTAAGTCCTGCTCTAATTGTAACAAGTTCTGAACCTAGTACTGCTGTGGCTGCAAGGCCTGTTGCGTCTGTTTGGTTAATTGTATCATAGTCAACTAAGTCAACAATAGCGTATACATTATCTTCACTTGGTTCAACTACAGTATTAGTAGCGTCAACACCACGATAGTTAAACGCATAATGCTTTTTACCGGCCCATGTAATAATTGGAGCTTCTATTGTTAAACTATCTGCTGTTGATCCTGCAGGTCTATTATTAGCAGGTGTTCTTGCATTGTTATTAAGTCTAAAGATTTCATTGTCATCTGCTAGTTTAATTGCTAGTACAACATCTCCTGCTGTGTTACCTTTTGTAGTACCTGTACTTGATAATGGTGTTTCTTGTGCTTTAGCAGGATCTACTGTTAATCTGATAAAATCGTATGTACTGTCTAGTCCTGCTTGTGAAGTGTTAGCAGGCAACTCAGTACCTAAACTATCACTTGTTAAGAAACTAATACTTCTATAAACAAAGCCTGGGTTCTCATCAAACGTTAATGCTGTACTTGGACGAATTGTTAATACATCTGGACGAGCCAAGTCACTAACAATGTGTGTCTGGTTTCTGTAGTAAACAAGACTTGTGTTAAACGGAACAATTTCTAGTAGACCGTTTGCACTAAACTGTGTATCACTTGTACTAAAGTTAAGTTTGTAAACAGCACCACTGTACATTGGAGTACTTTCTTCAACTGCAATAGTACCTGCAACTGTGACTGTTAGTACCTGTCCTGTTCCGTCAACTGTAGCAACTGTAACTGTACAATCGTTTGCTGTTGTTGCGCCACCTAGTTTATCGCCAGTGACAACAAATGCATCGCCTATTGTGTAGTTGCTGCCGTCATTAGCTGCTGTAAATGTTGCAGTATAACCTGCATCAATTGTTTTGTATATATTAAAAATAAATCCACTTGCTGCTGCATTAGCTTTAGTAAATGAGTAATCTGTTGTTTCTACAAGTAACGGATATTCACCAATTATATGAGCAACAATTTCTGCGTTTGCAACTTCGTAACGTGCAAATGCTGGACGAGCTGGGTGATAAATGTTAACTTCTGATCTGTTCGACGGCGTATCTTTCATATCGTATACGTATACTGACAATCCTTCTACGGGATTGTCATAGCCGTTTGAGTCAACACTAACTGGGACACTATCTGCGCCGAGAGCGCCGCTTACGCTACCAGATATTTGGTTAGTTGTATCAAATGCACCAGTCTGACTTGTTACATATATTACATTCGATCCACCTGTTTGACTTGTTGCAACTGCAACTACACCAGCTGCCGATGAACCTGCCTGTGTTAATGTTTCACCTGCTGTAAGTGTTAAAAAGCCAGTTGTGAACAATATTGCATCAACATCAAACGCTTTAGCAGGTTGTGTCATATCTTGATACAATGCAACTGCATCTGGAATTTCGTTTGGATCAGAACCTTCTGCAACTAAACCAAATTCACCATAACAACTAGATCCTGTTAGTGATCTGATCTCAGCACCGTTCTTTGAATAGTAACTAGCATAGCAGTAGTATGTAAACATACTAACCATTTCACTTAAGGCGCCGTTTGCAGCAACTAAACCGTATCCTAAGTCGTTAACTTGTGTAAAGTCATTACCTAAGATACTTCTGTTACCAGCTGTTTGTAGTGTAAGTGGAATGGGAGTGCTAAAGTCGTCAAGATCAACGCCGGTTCCTAGTAAACTAGTTACACCGGTAAATCCTGTGCCGCCATTTGAGTTTGGCGACAATATAAGTTCTGCTGTACCTGCATTTTTATCGTATGCTGTTACTGCGTTAACTTGGAAACGTCTACCGTCTATGTAAAACGCACTTGGTGTTTCAGGACGTCTTACAAACAATCCTTGTGGTACTGCCACTGAACCTAAACTTTGAATTTTTAATCTAAATGCACTTCCGTCTACTTTTTCTATAACTTGTACTGCACTGTTACCAACAAACGCATCAACAAACAATCCGCCTCTAAATGCTTGCTTGTTAAGTGACTGTGAGAAACTTGAACCAGTTTGTATATATGGGGACTTAGTTAGAACCTGTCCTTCAGGATCAAGTACACACATAAATCCGCCGTGTCCTTGCACAGTAATATTACGACACATTGTTGCATCATTCATTAAGAACACATCCATATCAATGTTACTTAATGGTGGATTGTATTCTGCGTTAAATGCAAACTTTACAGTATCGATTAAGTTTTGTAATACTGTCGCTGGACCGTCAATTACTCTCCAGTACTCTGCAATTTCTGCTGCTCCAAATGTTGCATTACTTGTGTGTTCTTTAGTTGGAGTATAGTAAGTTGTAACACTTAAACCAGTTGTAAATTTAACTACAGTTCCAAGTCTAAATACTTTGGCAGCCGACCATGCTTGTGGCTCTCCTGATGCATTAAATAAGTCTTCAGCATATAATCTATTTGAAGCATCACCGCCTGCTTGGTTGTAAAGTGTAGTTGGAGAAAGCCCAAGTATTAGTCTTGCAGCCATTGTGTAAATATGCTGTATACCTGCCACAGTTTCAGTTTCTGTTCCTGCTTCGACAGCGCCAGCATAATATGTACCTTGTACTTCTAGTGAAAACTCATTTCCGCCGTTACGTAAATCTTTTACAAGTCCGTCGACAATTAGTCCTACGTCTCTAAAGCATTTTGCTCTACTATAACTACCAACTAGTGCAGGATATGTAGTTTCAATATAGTTAACAACTTGCTCTTGAATAAATTCTTTGTTGTCAATAAGTGTAAGAGCATTAGTATTCCACTTGCCTACGTTTTCGTAACCAGAACCTGTGTTCTTTAATGAGTTTGGCTTTTCTAGATAATGATAACCAAAGTATCCATCTACTTGATTAGTAAGTGGATTTACATATTCAATACCGTTCGGAACACTTGCAACTGTAAATGTAATTGCTGTTGCTCCGCCTGCACCTAGTTGTGCGTCGAGTATAGTAATACGTTCATTCTTTTGATACTGGTCGCCGCTGGTAACAATAGCAATACTTGCAATAGCACCATCTGCGCCAATTACAACACTAAATGTTGCTCCGCTACCTAGCTTATCACTAGTTAACAAACTTACTGCGTATGTGCCAGGAGTTCTTGCTGCATTTAGTTGTGTATCAAACGCAATACTAGTAATATTCGATTTACCTAGTATAAGTCCATCAAATTCTGCATCACGATAGAAGAACGTGTTTGCCCAGCGCGACTGTGAAACACGTTTCTTAGGACGTATAATACAACGTCTAAATTCATCACCTTTAACACTTACGTTAGCAGGAATACGTATTGGATAATCTTCTTCATAAATTCCAGATTCAACTCTAATTGAAATCTGTGTTTCACGTACAAAGTTACCGTACTCTAGTTCTTCGCCTGCAACAAATTCAACTGGCTCTAGTAGCTGTAATTCAATTTCGTCTGTTCCAGCAACACTAACTGCTCTAGCACCAGACTCGTGTTTGTAGTCAATAATTCTAGCAACTGCGCCAGAGTTTTTACCACGTACAACTTTACCTGGAATAATGTCTGTGTTTTCTGGATTCGCTTGGTTAATAAATCCAAGTCCGCCGTTGTTAATATTAATCTTATAAGTTGTAGTACCATCAACAATCTGCGGAGCATCTAATACACCGTCTGCAATAACAGCAAGTACGATATCCATCTTTGCGCCGATTACTTCATCAGCACTTGAATCAGGCAGCGATAAATTAGTTACCTGAGGCACTCTAGTTTGATATGTTGTAGGTACTGCTGTGTTAGTTAAAATGTATTGTGTAACAATGCTTTTAGCATATGTAATGCCTGCAATAGTTTCTACACGCTGCGAGCCAATTGCTTTTTGCGCACTAACATTTGAATAGTAACGTATGCCTGCCCAGCGCGATAAGAAGTTAGCATTGTTGCCTAGTAGTGAATCTAAACTTACACTGTCTAGAATAAATCCAACATCACGTTGGCATATTTCTAAACTGTATGTTCCTGCAAAATTAGGGAAAGTTGCATCAATATACCCTGTAACTTCTTTAGCAATAAATTCTTTGTTAGCAACAATAATTGCTCTTGCATTTGCACGATCAGCTATTGGACTTGTAATGCCTACTGTGTTAGTTAATGCTTGTGTTGTGCCTGTTGCATAAGACATAGTCTGCATATACGGACCTGGCTCTGGCGGAGCAGCAATAATTACTTCTTCTGCTTTACGTGCTGCTGCGTTAATTGTGCGATATGCATACGCTGGAGCTCTACCTTCTTTACCATCTGGTGTAAATGTTTGTAAGTCGTTACCTGCTGTACTTACATACAAGTTAACTGTACTTTGTGCTGCTGCATTGTCGACATAAAGTTTTGTTGCAGCTTGCAAGTCGTCTGGACCATTTGGCAAGCCAGTACCTGAAAGTTCGCCTGGATGATCAAACAAGTTAAGCGCACCTGTCATATCGTCGCCTTGACGTCTTACAATACTTTTACGTGGAATAGCAACGTTGTCCAACCAAAAGCCTTTTAGTGTTGCATCGTAAGCAGCATCAGTAATTGAGAATGTGCCAGTGCCGCCACTTAACAATATTCTAGCTGTGCTATTGACAGCGTCTAATTCTGTTGGGTGCAGAGAAATACTGTTAGTACTAGCAATATTAACATAATAAGTACTACCAGTAACAACTCCAAATGGATCTGCACCAGTTGAACGGAAAATAAAGCCTGCGCCATTAAATGTTTCTGTTAGTCCGTGTGCAGTAACAGTTAAATTTCCTAAACTAATACCCGAAGCAGTAAGTACATAGCTGGTAGCATCTATAGGCTCATCACCTATGCGAATTCCGCCACCTGCAACTGCCTTTGCTTGATAGTTTCTATCAGCATAGGCTTTGTCAATAACAAGAGCACCAATTGTTAGGTTGGTTCCATGCACACTGTTAAAAGTGTCAATAGCTGCTTGTGTAACGGTTACGTTGGCAATTGGTTGTGTAGCAGCATCCATAGGACCGCCTAAAATAGGCTCAGGATCATTTGAAACTTTACTAACAAGCTGTTTAATAATTAATTTACCGTCGACTGTAAAGTCAAAACCAATCGTATCTGGTGTGCCGTCTAAACTGTTGTCTGAAGCAAATGCAAGTAAATTAATTCCGCTACCGTCTGACTTAACCAACGGAACTTTGTTTTCGTTACCTTCGTAGGTATTTGGAGTATCATTTAAGTCTGTAAAAGATATCTGTCCACCAATTCCAAATACTGCATACAGCTCTTGAAAGTTTTCGTTTACTTTACGAAATGACTCGCGAATACTATCGCCTGTGCCGTCATTACCTTCAATACCTATGTCTATGCCTTGCTTTGCCATTTATATTACTCCGTTATTATATTGCTGTTGCTAGCGAATTGTCTAAGTTTTCTACATCAAAGTTAATGCTTACGCCGCATCCACATGCTGATTGTGCGTTTGGATTGTTAACTTGAAAAGTTGCACCCATTATATCTTTAACATAATCTATTTCTGTACCTGCCATGTACATTACTGCTATTGCACCAACTACAAATTTACCTGTATCTGAGTCAATAACTATATCATTCTCTTCTAGATCAGCTTCTGTTGCTACAATTGTCCAATCGTATTCAAATCCAGCGCAGCCGCCACCTTTTAAATTGAGACTGACTGCATAACTGTCATTTTCTTGACATATACTATCAATTTGTGCTTTTGCTGTGTCCGTTAGTGTAACTATACTCATGAATGATCCTTCTTATGATAGTATTTATCGTTGCGTTTTATAATCTTAATGTTAAATATACTTATGTACATAAGAGAATTTAAAAAGCAGACCCGGCATGTGCGTAAAAGCAAAATGGGCAAGGAACATGCCTATAAGCGTGAAGTTACGCATTGTGTATTTAGGTGTGATAATTGCGATGCAGAGTTTGAGCGCACAAGAGGTAGCATGGATCCAAAGCGTCTAAGTAATAACTACTTTCACGTATGTAAGAACTGTGATGCAAAAGTTTTTGCCCAAAAGAAAGGCGTAGAGCGCAAACAAGTTTGGAACATGAGTGCTAGTAGCTCTACGCCTATTGGTAAGTTATAGATTATCTAGTCTTAAAATACATAGTAATCTCAAACCCTAGTCGCATATCTTGATACGTTGGTTTAGTCCACATAATAATCTCCTTATAGTTTTTTATAGTCGCCGATGCGCTTAACTTCGTTAAATGCCTCGTGTCCTTCAAAATACATCTGTACCATTACATATATTGCTATATTAACAAATATAAGAATTCCATATATTAAATAGCCAATCATAAGTTTTTCCAAGTAAATGCGCCAAAGAACATTTCATCTTCTGACATTTGTCCCCATGGCACTAGTCTGCTTGGGTCTGGATTCATTTTATTCTCTTCTGAGTTATCAAAAGCCCCTTCTACAAAAAGGCGTGTTCCTTTAGGTAAAGGCTTAGGCTCTTTCCAGGTATATGATAGCTGCCAAGCGTAGTTGTATACAGGAATATCGATTAGCTCCTCTACAGTACCATCTGGGTAGAATGCAGTTGCTTTCATGCTTTTACCACGGAAATGCATGTGGGGTAAGAATGTATGCAAGTTAACATCGTTCTTTAATACTACTTCTGCTGTCTGAATAAAGTTAGGGTCATACGGCGGGATCGGTGTCCACGTATCAGGAAATATACAAGCGCAATCTCCTGCCATTCTTTCTTGTGGTACTACACCTTCGTCGTGAAAGTATAGGCCAATTCTTGCTTTATCTGTTCTAGCAGTGCCGTCTGGTGTGTAGTGTAGTTGCAAGTTTACAATTGATCCTGCACGTATTAACCCACCAGTGTTCTCGTCATAAAATTCAGGATCACCACCTGGAACATATGCAGAGATAGAAGCATTGTTCATTTCTTCTTGACCACCACCTTGTGTACCTAAGATGTTACCGTTGCGCTCGCCAGGTACTGTAATTGAGTTTAGCATGTGATGCATTACAGTTGGCTCTGAAGGCAAAAACTGTGACCCACGTAACCAACGATCCTCAGTTAATCCTAGGTCTGCTTGCGTGTATCTGTAAGGTATTGCATTAGGTCCCATAGATCCTATTGCTGGTATTTCTTGTGGGGGAACTTCGATAATCATATCAGGTTCACCGTGTACCCATTCTGAAGTTGAGTACGTAGTTTCTGTTAGAGGATCTCTATCACCTTCTACAGGAGTGCCTGCGTCAATCCAAGCTACAAGAGTTTCCATCTCTAAATCATTTAGCGTTCTGTGATTTATGATATCCTTTGCATACTTGCGATCGATCTGTCCTGGTGGCATACGTTTTGATACAATAGCTTCTTTAATTGCAGGAGCAAATGCTTGTAGCATTCTATAGTCAGTCATTGCCCATGGCGCAATGCCACTTTCTCTATGACAAGCTTGACATTGTTCTACAAATATAGGTGCTACATTTTCAGCGTAGTCGATATCTACAGCTAGTCCTGCCGCTGGTAATAAACTACTTACTAGCCATATTAACTTTTTCATTCCTTTCCTCTTTTAGTTTATTGTATCCTTCCTCGTCTAAGTGTGTAATAGCAAGCCAAGCGTGAGTCATTTCGTCACCTGTTCTTGAACCTCCCATTACCCACATATCAGCATCTGGATTATTTGGATTGTTTTCTGTATTATCATACCATTGCTTTAGCACAATAACTGCGCCTGCTGGTATAAGCGGTGCTACGTCTGAATTGTACAAATGACTGTGATGCCATGTTGCACTCCAATTTGATACTTGGCTAATCTGTTCTGTTTGTCCTGTCTCAGGATAGAATATTTCCAAACTTGCTGCGTTCATACGCAAGTGTCCATGTGGTTGAAAACTATCTAGTCTAACTGGATGATCAAAACTGTGGAAGCCTTGTGTCATGTAATAGCCGTTGGGTGGGATAGTAATATCGTCCTGGTCTCCTAGGCGATATAAACTCAAGTCTTGTTTGTATTTCAATTCTTGGCTTTCCTCTTCGGTGTATAACCAAAGCCCAATCTCTACCACGTTGTCTCGAATAACTGATCCTGGTGCCATTGCTCCAAGTCCACCGGGGAACATATGAATGTCCCATGCTACTTCTGCGTTTGCTGGTATAGTACGACATACTCCTTGTGGTACTATTTCTCCCCACTTTCCCATAGCATACTCAGTCAGCATACCTTGCCTGCCTCCCTCAGTTATAATACTTGAGTTGGCATGATGTACTACTGATTTTGCATCGCCACGTGGTTTAACTTGTACTGCTTTAATGCAACGGTCTTCACTTAGTCCTGTTGGAACATTGTGCTTGTGCCACAAGTCGTTACCGCTTGCTGGAATGTCAATTGCAACACTGGCAATGATTGCGTCCGGTGCGCCAAAGTCTTCTTCAAAACTCCATGCTTCTGGATCACGCAAATTTACTGGCTGTACTACCTTGTCTGGGTCGCCATAACTTGCTCCGGTATCTACCCACTCAACTACTGTGTCTATGTCTTTTTGTGATAAGCGCCAATCACCTTGTAGGTCTTGAATTCCAATACCGTGGTCATACGCATATGGCGGCATCTCTCTTTTCATTACTTTAAGTGATATTAATGGTGCCCAAGGGCGTACTTGCTCGTATGTTTCAAAGCTCATTGGCCCGATGCCACCAGCGCGATGACACACTACACAATTATCGTTGATGATAGCTGCTACTTCGTTAGTGTATGTTTGTGCTGATAGGACAAGTGGGAATAAAGCCGCTAATGCTGCTGTAATATATTTCATATATAATTCTCCTGGAACTATTAGTATTTAAACACATTACAGCAGATAAGCAACCGTTTTTAGGTGATTGTTACAATTTGTTGCATCTTGATTATTCTGACTTATATATTGTCCAAGCACCATATGCAATAGCACCGTATGCTACTAAAGCTGCTATAGGTTTAAATATTAGAAATGCAATTCCTGCAAGTACTAATACTGCACCGTCTAGTGTAGTTCTTTCTTCTAATCTTTTCTTTATCCATGTTTTAACCATTTCTAGTCTCCTTTGTGTAAATATTTAGTAAATATATGTTCCTTAAGGAGGAAAACTTATGTTTAAATGGCTAGCAACAATGTTTGCACCTAGTGTAAATCGAGCAGAAAAAGAAGCAACGCAAAAATTGTCTGATATTGCACCTGAAAAAATGACAATTAAAAAGAAAGATCTTGCCATTCCGGCGGGTAAAGTAGAAGCAACACAGAAGCTGTCAGATATTGAAAAAACAATTACGAAAAATGGTGTAGGATTTGCACCTAAGATCGAACCTGTGATTACCGAAGTTAAAGCTGTAAAAGTTACTAAAGCAAGTTTATCTAAACTTACAAAAGTAAAGTTAGAAGAATTTGCACTAGCAACTTATGGCGTTGACATTGACAGACGCAAGAAGAAAGAAGATTTAGTTAAAGAAGTGCTTAAACTTTCTAAGAAGGTCTAACCATTCCTTTTAGCTGCTCAATTGCAGTTTCACAGCGAGTTAGCTTACGTTCTAGGACGGTTATAGCTGCTCGCTGTTTTCTTGACTGCTCTTCCAAACTTTGCACATAACGCTGTGTGGGAATCTGCTGCTCCAAGCCGTTCTCAGCAATCATAGTAAAGTGATCGCCGCCTTGTGCTTTTAATCCACCACTAACACGATTTGGATTCTTATCCGAACTCGAGCTCTCTGCTGCTGGCTTGTTGCGTCTGTACATTTTCGCTAGGTAATTCATATCCGTTTCCTTATTTGAGAAGAAAGTCTTCTTCTCTTATAATATTTATACAATAAGTTTAAGTATAACAGTGAAGATGGTGTATGTCAACCACTTTAGACTCGCACATAATGTCCACAAAATGATAAATAAAAGTGTAGTCCACGATGCTCTAACATCTGACTACTCTAACAGTTAAAAAGGAACTATCAGCATGAATATTTATTACGTATACCAATATATCCGCGAAGATCAGACACCCTACTACATAGGTATGGGTAAAGATGTCAGGGCTTGGGCATCACATCGTCGTTCGAACGGTGCCGAAATCAAACCAAAAGACGACATACGCATACAACTATTAACAGAGAATCTATCCGAACAAGAAGCATGGGATTTAGAAATAGAACTTATTGCAAAGTACGGGTTAAAGTCAGAGGGCGGAATACTTGTTAATATGACATACGGTGGCGAAGGTGGAACTCCTAGCCAAGAAATGAAGGACCACATGAGTCGTATACTGACTGGACGAAAGAAGCCTCCTCGTACAGAGGAACATAAACGCAATCATGCAAAAGCAATGGCTAAACGTAGAGGAACTTCTAATACTAAAACTGCTCAAGGATTAAAAGAATGGTATGCTACTAATCCCGACAGAAGTGAAGCATTTGCCAAACAATCTGCAAGCATAAAGGAATGGTACAAAACTGTTGACAAAGAAGCAAAGGCGTGGAATACTTGGCATACCCGTTTTACACAAGATTACAACGAGTATGCCCGTGCTATTATGCTACTTGGAGAATACCCGATTGTTGAAGTTGAGAAACAGGTAAAGTTCCAGCGAGATACTCTGAGGAAGTTGAAGACTGAAACTCACGGTGTGTATAAACATTTCCCTGAATTGCTCCAGTCTTAACAGCATAGTTGTATAGCTCAATAGAAGCAATGTTCTTAAATTTTACCTCCGCCATAATGTCTGCGTATGGCAGAAACGATAACGCCCATTCATTTGTAGCATTGTTAGGATAATACTCGCTATGAGCTCGTAGTTTACCTTTCTTGTATCCTTGCTCTAATAGTGTAGGAAAGTCTGGCTTAGTATTGGTATCAATATGTCCTACCCATTCTTCACGACTATAACTGTAATGTATTGCAGGGCGTACACCTCTCCAAGAATCTACTATGCGTTTAAATCTATCGTCGGTTGGTAGTATGTATTCGTTTTCACGGCACAGGTGATGATGGAGATCTAGCACCAAAGCGAGATCGTCTGCAAGCTCGAGGCTGTGTTCGATACCCCACTTGTTTTCGTCGTTTTCGATTGTGATAACGTTTCTTGCTTCTGGCGTGAGTTTCTTGAGTGCGGCCTTAATGCCGGCTGGACCGTTTCTGCCTGAGATATGAACATTGCACTTAAAGTCTTGGAAGGTCTTGCCGTAACCCATATAGCGGATGACATCGGTGTGATATTCAAATTCTTCTATGCTCCTATCTACAATATCTGGTGTATCACTAGCAAGCACAGTAAACTGACCAGGATGCATACTAAGCCGCACATCCAAAGCGCGGGCGAGCTTGCCGACACTTTCGAAGTGTGTTTCCGCATACGCAATAACATCAGCCTGCTGCCAAAAATAAGCCCAGTCACGCTGAGTATATAAAGGAAGTACGTCACTGCCAAGACGAACCATTCGTAATTCATGCGTCAAACCTCCTACATATTCAATCAAGTTATAGTACGATTGTATATTGTGTACCATAATATCCCATAGACGTTGCTCTGCAACTTCAACAGTTTGACGGTTAAGCCACTGTACTGTTGTACTACGAGTATTTAGCGGCCGCTGAATCTCTTCTAGTACTTTCTTCTTCTGTGTCTGATCCGGGTGCATGTACTTGCATGCAAAGCCTATACGTTGTATAGTTTGTTGATCACTGATATAGTCACCGCATGTTGTAAATTTAAGATCTTGCATATTAAAACTTCCTGTAGGAACCGTCTAGTTCGTGTGTGCCTGAATTGTAAATTGCCCATGCTATACAGTTGTACCATGCATAGTTCGGATTCTGCCTTAGTTGCTTGTACCATTGTTTATATAGTATAACACGTTTCTTAAACCTTGTCAACCTACAAATGCCCGCTCTTGCACAAACGTACCTTGCGTCTTTTTATTACCTTCACAAAAGCCTAATGAATTAAAATGTTCTTTTAGGTCGTTGTTAAATCCTATACTGCCACATAACATCACACGTTGGAAAGATGGATCGTTAATCTTAACAGTGCCGTCCTCCATGAATGTTTGAATACGTCCGTTTAGTTCAGCATCTTCTTGTGTCACTGTACTGATGTATTCAATAGGCATTTCATTTAAAAAGTCTCTATAACAATCCTGTTCAGCATTTAATCTAGTTGTCCATGTCACTGTTATGTTTTCAAACAAGTCATATGTTTCGGGATCACGTAGCAAACTGATAAACGGCGCAATACCTGTGCCACTTGCCATCATTACTAAATGACCGCCTATATCTAAGTTAGCAAGCAATAGAGTGCCAGTTGGTTTCTCTCCCACTTCTAGCATATCGCCTACTTTAATATGCTGTAGTTTACTTGTAAGCGGCCCGTTTGGCACTTTGATACTATAAAATTCAAGCCAGTCATCGCATGGACCACTTGATATACTGTATGCTCTCATTATAGGTTTGTTCTTTTGTAGTTTTTCTGACCAGTTGTCTAACCCAATCATTACAAACTCACCTGCTGTGAATCTATATGAGCGTGGACGTTCGACTCGTATTCTAAACAGCGTGTCTGTGTAGTGTTTAACATCGATTACGCTTAGTTGCATATTATAACCTTTGCTCGATTATTATCCCATACGGATTTAGCATACGGGCAGCGCGGTCCTTGGTTTTTGTCATTTGGAATGCTGAGCGTTCTTATCCAGGATTCTAAATCTTTTTCTAAATTGTCCAATTATCAACCACCCACTGATCCTTGCAGTTATGCGGATTAGGATCTCCGTGGAATACTGCTACACTTGTAGTATTTTTAATTGTAGGTTCGCCAGCAGTTTCAAAGTCACGTTGTCCTCTTGGACTTTTGTCATACCTAGGACGTCCGCGCATTTCCCACTTATAGCTTTGTATCCATTCTTCGGGCCAATATTCGAATTCGCCATCTGGTATTGTTGCTCGAAGCCAATCTTGGTCTCCGTGATATCTTCTAATAGGCCCGTTTGGATCTTTCATAAAGTTAGTATAAACTTTACTATGCATACTAGTATCTAGTCTAAAGATACTGCTATTAAATTTATTATAATTACGTATAAACTGCCTATTAAAATCTCGAATAATGCAAAATTTATTTGGTTTGAATGTAAACAAATAATCAATGTTCTCAAAAATTATTACATCTAAGTCTAGGAAAAGGACCGTTCCTTTTAATCCTATATTGGGATTGAAGAACATTGGCTTGTACCACCAACCTGTTACTCCTGGCATCAGTGGAATAGGTTCAATTCTGATGCCAAGATCGATACCGGTTGCATCTTCGGTATAACAAACAAATTCATGATCAAGTGTAAGGTTACGCTTGACCATGTTATATAACTTGTTTACATAGTCTGCACTATACTTGGTACCATACTTTAAGCACACGACATAACGAGTAGCGTCCGAAAGATTAATAGGCAGTTTCGCTGGCACCGATACGGAAGTTATACTCTCGTCAAGAGGACGACACCCTTTGTTGGTATTTTTTCTTGCCTTGCGTTCTGCTTTAGTTTCTCCTTCAGTGTACTGTTTCATTATGCCTCGTAAATCGCTGAGTTTGCTCCATGCTCTGCACATTCTGCACTTACACAGAAACAGCGATTGTTAGTTGCTTCACGTACTAGTTTGTCTGCAAAGTTAAATGCATGTTCTGCAAACTTCTCTGCACCAACACCGTCCATTACAACAATTTCTGCTAGGTCAAGTTCTTGTAGTTCCATGAACTTTTCTAAGTATGGATCATCTTTGTCGATTGCAGTCTTGTGATCAAAGTTATCTTCTAGCCATTTCTTTAGTGGCTTTAGTCCACCAAAGTCTACTGCCCAGTTTTTATGATCTAGTTCTGTACATCCAAACTTAAATGTAAATGCTAAACTGTATCCGTGTAGTAAGTGACAGTGTGAATGATCTGCGTTAGGTTGCCTAAATACCGCTGATAACCCAATGTTGTGTCCGTAATGCTTAGTTGAATAATATGCCATTGTAATCTCCTATAGTTAACATATGAGCGGCAGAGTTAGAAGGGTTGACGCTAAGTCCTTACGTATATTATACTACAAATTACTTATCGTGTCAAGCGAAACATTAGATTGTTTCCAGGCTTTTGGTAATTCAAAATCATCGTTGTGTACAACAAACTGTGTTGTTGGGTAATGTTTAAATATTTTTCCTATTTGATAGATCCAGTATCTAGGATCGACAGCACTCTTGTGTGCATGCGAATAGTTTGCAGTATCTTTGTATACATTGTTAACAAGCTTGTCTACGCTGTGTAAGTCAAAGCCTAGCAAGTGTATGTCATCTGTTGTCATCTTTGCTGCTAGTAGCACAGCATACGGTCCTGCACCCCAATGTATAGGATCATCTGGGCGTTGATCTCCTATATAAGGTAAGTCCGGAACTATACGTATGTTCGTTTGATACCGAGATAGCGCAAATTGATTTGCGCGAGTATACACTGTTGCATGTTTATTATAGTTTAATTCTAATGCTTCTAGTAGCATAGGACGATCTACACATACAAGATGGTCAACACTAAAGTCACGAAGAATAGCATTGCATCCAATCTTAGTATAATTTAATTTATCAATGTTTACTGAGGCGCGGCTTTCACCATTACCAATTACTAGCATAAATTTATTTATTCTATAATAAGTGAGATGTTATCAAAAATTTGGACTTTAGTTTTTTTGAAAAGTAAGTACACACTCAAACTCGCTGTATAGGGTTACTCTATACAACCCTGGATACATATCATCTGGTACAGGTACTCCCCACTGATGGTCAACTATGCCTGTGTCCGAGCCAAGATAGTCATTTGACCTTATATATATTTTTCTAGCAAAGTTTAATGCAAATCTTTCACCAGTAGCGTCATCATATGCATCCGAGCGTACCTTTGTTAGTACACATTCATGTCGTCGACTGCCCTCTAGAATAAAATTAATCTGATCGCCAGTTACTGGATTGTTTGTTACTGCAATACCTGCATTGTTAAACACAAATGCATTATTAAATCCTATGTATAGTATACCTAAACTAACGATAACTGCCATACTAATACCGCTTACGACATTTAATACCGCTTTAATAATTTTGTGCTTTTCACTCGATGTCATCTTTAAATTCCCGTATATCTTCATTTATTTTACGGAATTCGTCTCGAACGTCCGCCAGCCCGTCACTAGCTATATTTAGCGTGCCTACTAATAGTTTGATTGTGTAAATAGTCCAAAACCACCAACATATTGCTGTAACTGAAAACAACCCTAGTCCTACATAAAATACCATTTTAAATTCTATGTAGCCCAGCAGGATTAATGTTCCAAAACCAAAAAGGAAAAGAGTAGGAACTAGACGTGCGTACATGTCCCAGTTTTCGACTTGCTTAATAATTTCTGGATGATTATTATTTTTTGGAACGTTGTCTTGCATTTTTGAGTCGCCTAATTGATAATGTATGGCGAAAGCATTCCGCATTGGTGTTTAATATTTTTTTTATGCTAAGACGGTCTAAGAAGATATTTGTCCAAACGCTTTCCACTCGCCTGGAGAACCTTCACGGATACAAACCCATCCTACATAACCTGTAGCAACTGCATTTGTATTATAAACAACATCGCCTTGGCGATATGTTCCGTTATCAGGTATTGCTGTACCTGTTGTAATTTTTGTGCCAGCGATTTGAATTCCATTTGCAGTTGCAATTGAAACATCGTCTGATACATTGTTAACTCCTACACCCAGTTTGCCATATACACTAACTTGTGCATCATTACGTCCACTACGACCAAAGTCGACCTTACCATTAGCCTTTACTGTAATACGTGTTGTGTTATCTGTTATAATTTGTAAATCGTCTGTAGTCCAATTACCAATTTTAGTAATATTTGATTCTACATCAATTATAAACTCCGAATCTAAACTAGTAATACTAATGCTACCGTTCGGATCTTCAGTGCCGAAGCCTAGTCGCTGACTATCACTATCGTACATAATAAAGCCATCGATGTTCAAGTCGCCGTTTGTGCGCAAGTTTTGCAATGTGCCAACTCTAGACAAACTACTTGTTCTAACACTACTGCCTAGTTCTGTTGTAGTTATTACAGGAATATTACCAATTGAAAAACTCTTATCTGCTGCAATGTCAATTGTTTCCGTAGAATATAATCTATCTTCATTTGCTCTGAATATAAACTGCTTAGTAGGACCTTGACCTTTCCACTGCAATCCTTTGCCATAGATGCCGTTGTCATCTGCTACAAATTCTAATGGAGATGTGCGCTCATTGCGTACGTCAGCAGTAAGTTCATTTACATGTAACTGCTGTGCAGTAATTAAACCGTTAACTGTTAGATCACCGCTGACTGTAGGACTGCTGCTAATGGTATTAATAACTATATTATCAATGCTAACACCATTGTCATTTACATACATGATACGCTTTGTAGCTTCGTCTTTAATGCCGATACTTTCAAACATGCTAATGACGCCACCATGCACTTTGTTGCCACTTATTCCATTGTCTTTAAATTCAGGAACTGTAGCATGGTGTGCTACCACTTCTAGTGCATCTGCTGCTGTAACTAGAGCAAGTTTTAGTTTAGCAACTGTATCGTTATAATGTTCCATAATATTATCCTATTTGTCCAAATGGTTTCCATTCACCAGGCGTACCTGTTCTAGTACACACCCATCCAATATAACCAGTTGATACAGTAGTTTCATTCCAAACAATATCACCCTGTCTAAAGTTGCCAGCAGTAGGTATGTCAGTGCCATTCATAAATTTCTTGTTTTCAAACTTAACTGGACCACTTGTACTTAATACTACATCTGAATCTATATTGTTAACGCCAATGCCTAGTTTGCCATGTACTGTAACTCGCGTGTCACTGCCATCAGGATCACCTAGGTCGATATTGCCGTTTGCACGTACAATTAATCTTGTTGTATCATCAGTAAGTATTCTTAAATCATCTGAAGTCCATGTACCTAGTTTTGCAGTACCTGGATCTGTATCAATAATAAATTCTGCATCAAGTGTTGCTAAAGCAAATTTACCATTAGGTGCTTCTGTTCCAATACCAAACGCTTCAGTATCTGTGTTATAGAATATATAACCATCAATACTTAAATTGCCACTAGTGTTTAATCCTTGAAGTGTGCCGACAGTTACTAAGCTACTATTTCTTACAGCAGAACCTAATTCTGTCATTCTAAGTACAGCAGTATTACCAATCATATAAGCCTGTTCTTGGCCTAAGTCAATACTTTCGTCAGTCCATAAACGATCCGGATTAGCTCTATATATAAGTTGCTTAGTAGGACCTTGGCCTTTCCACTGTAACCCTTTACCGTATATACCATTGTCGTCTGCTATAAATTCCACAGAACTTAATGCTTGCATACGCATGTCGTCAACAGTAAGTGCTCTATTAATAATAGAACTAAGTGATGAACCTAGGTCTTGAATCGCTGTGTCAAGTTCAGATGTATTTAATTGTGTCATACTGTATTTATACAGTTTACTTTCTAGATGGATACAGCAGACAAATCGCCAATCAGAATATCTTCAAACGTATTTTTACTGTACGTTACAATCTCAGATTTAAGAGCTTTTGCTTTTGCTTTTAGTTTTGCAATTTCTTCTGTTGTTAAGCTACGCATAGGAAGTCCTAAGAAGCCCTTAACACGACCTTGTAAGATAGCGTCATACGCTTCAGCTTGTGTAATTACTGCCGTTTCCTTGGTGTTACGAAGCTCTATAGCGCCGTCTACAACACCCTGTATGAACTTGGCTCTAGCGTTAGTATAGTCCATTTCCTCTTGCATACTAGCTAGTAAGTGCTGCTTGCGCTTGTCGTTGTACTCTATACGCTTGACATACCATGCTTCTAACAACTCTTTAAGACCTTTAAAGATAACAATCTTGTTGTTCTCATCAATACAAGTAAAGTTTTCGCTTACCTTTTTAATCAGCTTTAGCTTGGTCATAATCCATTCATCTGTTCGTTCACCGAACGCACGATCTACTTGGATTTCAAACTCAAACACATCATTGTCACTCAAGTCATCATAGTCTTTAATCACTTTGTCGTCTACGAGCTTCTCTAACACTGCTTGATATTGCTTGAGTGTATAACCCACTGGCAACGAGTTAATAGTTATACGGTGCTTAGTATTGCGTACAAACGATCCTGTGATCTCCCATTGGACTTTGCTTTCGCCTTTGTTAACAACACAACTCATACCTTCCCAATGCGGAGTAAGGTTAGCAGTAATGCGCTCACCTGAAGCACGTTGCTTTACCCACTTCATAATCTCCTTGGGCTTGCGTGGAAGGATCTTTTGTGCAAAGCCAATACTTACACCTTCACTGCCGTTGATAGCGAGCATAGGAAGTACTGGTACATAGTAGCGGGGCTCAATCTTAGCCCCCTCAAAGTTCTGATGCTCAAGACTTACAAAGTCATCCTTAACATACAGTTTCTTTAGGATAGGATTCATACGTGCAAAGATATAACGTGTAGCAGCCGCATCATTAATAAACGATGATCCAAAGTTGCCATCGCCTTCTAGTAATGGAACATTGTTGCCACTGCCTACATAGTTTGCAGTCATGTTAACAATAGTGCCTTCTAGGCTACCATGCAAATACTGTGCATAGTCCTGTACCTTAGGACCTAAGTTGCTTACTTTAACAAATTTGTCAATGTTCTGTTGTAGCACTGTGTGTACAATCTTACGACTTGCGTTCTTTTGCCCATCAATATAGTTTGCTAGTTTACGCACATTGTCGTATACTGAAAAGTCAATGTATTCGTTCTTAAAGAAGCCTTCGAGTGGAAGTTGCTTTGTCATTCTTTATACCCTTAAATTTTCATTATGTCGAAAGGAGCACTTTGTAGTAACTGCTCTTTGCGATAATCGATTGTACTACTACTAAACCAATTTGTAAAGAGGTCAGTGTCAGCAATACTTACGGTCGGCAACATTTCTGCCATTGTGTCTGCGTCGATGATGTGCTTTAAGTCTTTCTCACTCCAACTACCCAAGCCTTTTACATAGCTTACGTCTAGCTTGTGATCAATCTTGTTTACATCTGCAAACGTGTATGCCCATTCTTTAACAATGTTGTTCTTCTTGCCAATTGCAATAGGTGTGCGTAGGATCTTCATCTTGCCATTATTTAAATGCTCCGGAAAGTACTTAAACATAAACAACGATACTAGTCCTGTAATACGCATGCCATCTGCGTCAGCGTCAGTTGCTAAACAAATCTCTGCTTCTGGAAACATTGTAATAATGCTGTACAGTTCGCTAAGTTCTTTGTTCGCCATAAACTTCTGATGCGACACTTCTAGTACATTAAGCGGAACACCTTTGAGTGCATAAAACGCATTACCTTTGCGTCCTAAACATTTAATCAAGCCACCACTTGCTGAGTCACCTTCTACAACAAAGATCCTGTCAGTGTTGCGTCCAATAGCTGCAAAGTACTTGTCGCTTTTAACTTTCTTTGCTTTCTCTAGTTTGCCTAAGTCTTTCTTAGCATTAAGATCATCTTGCAATCTAGTGTAAGCACAAATCTCATCAATAAGCTCTGCGTTCTTCATTAGCTTTGCAACAACTTTGCTTACGTCAAAGTCGCCAATAGCATCGCGGCATTCTGCATTTGAGTTTGTTACACGCTCTTTAGTTTGCGAGTCAAACTTTAGTGCTGGGAAGCCGTTTACAATAGCATGTACTCGCAGGTGTTGCTTCAAACGTGCCGCACTAATATCTACTTTGCGTCGACGCTTTAGTACTTCACGTAAGTTACCAATCACTGCACTAATAAAGAAGTCAATGTGTGTGCCGCCTTTAACACTCAAGCCATTTACAAGCGAGTGTGATTGGAAGCTGCCGTCTGACTTAGTAATACCAAATACTGCTTTCTCTGTATTGAACACATCACATGTTCCAAAGTAGTCAGCAAATTTTAGTTTAATAGTTTTGCGGTTAAAGCGGAAGCGTACTGTATCAAAAGCAAGTGCTAATGAACGCACACGTTCTTCGATAATATCTGTGTGTGCTTGGTCAATATTCTCCATACCAAAGAAAGCATAGTCAGGTTGGAACTTTACAGTTGTACCTTTTAACGATGTTTCTTTAGTGCGGATACGATCAATCTGCCCGTCCTTGCCTACCATTTGTACTTGCAGTTTGCCGTCACTACTCTTAGCATCAAACTTAGTAGATGTTACAAACGTAATCATACTGCCAACTCCGTTCATGCCAATGCTTTCGCGATTGTCATCATCAAAGTTACTACCAGCTCTTGCTCGCGTAAATGCACTTACCATTTGGTATTCTTTACCATCCGGAGTATCAATCTCTACACTAGGAATGCCACGACCGTTGTCGCTTACAACAATAGTACCGTCAGCTTCAATGTCTACATCAATACGTGTAGCAAACTCGCGGTTAGTGCGAACGTGTTCGTCTACACTGTTGTCAATAATTTCGTTGATAACTTTTAACAAGCCGCCTACGATGTTTACTTTTTTAAACTCTGCGTTGATAAAAGATACTTCTTCTTGTACAACCTGCGAGCCGCCGTACATGGAAAAGCGTTTGCGGATGTGTTCTGCATCCGATAATAGTTTAAAGTTATCAGTCATGAAATGCCTCTGTTTTATAGTATATGCTTATTATATAGCCATATAATGAAAAAGTCAAGAATTACTTGACTTTTTGAGTGCATCAATGATGTCTTTTTGTTCTTGTTTAAAGCTTGCATACTGCATACGAACAAGCTCAACTACTAAATCAACTAGTATTGCAGCAGGCGCAATACCAATGCCGCCATCTACAAACATTTCAGCAAGTAAGCCTATTGTGAAATAAGCAATGTAACGATACGTATATGGTTGCATGCCCGTGAAGTTCCATTTAATGAAATGCATTAAGTGCTTCATATCTTTTTCCTAATTTTGTTTGTTATCGAGTGGCTTCGTCGAGTGAAGTGGCTACATAGTTAACGCCATTTTTTACTCTGTCACCTGCATCTGCAATAGTGTTAGTATCTAGTATGCCGTAGCCAACTAACCCTACTACTAACAATGCGCCAATAAAAATACCTTTAATCATTAGGTGTTATCTCCATCGGTATAGGTTAGTTTTGATTTATCAAAAATATCACTATCTTTCATTCCAATCAATTTTTTGAATCGTTTCCATACTGCTTTTAATTTATTCATTATATCTTCTCTCCTGGCTCAAAGCCTCGGAATGTTTTAAATCGTGGAAAACGCAAACTATAAATTCCGTCTTGATTCTGTGTAACAGCGTCAGCTCTTACTTCAACGAGATTGCCAAGAAGAGCATCACGACTAGACCAATAGTCGTCCCTATGAACATCAGTGAAGCCACTACCGACATTAACGAAAATACTTTTACCATCGTCGACTCCTTCGCAGACAATCGCTCCAAGTCTGCCTTCATTACGTCCAGTACCTTCTTCAACATCTACAACCTCCAATGTTACTTCAATAAACGGCTTTGCTTTAAGCCAAGCGTGAGTTCTTTTACATTCATACGGAGCATCTGGATCTTTAATAAGAAGACCTTCATAGCCGCCGTCTACAGCCGCCTTATTAAGCTCAACAAAGCGAGCTTCGCCTTCTTTTGAATCTAAATCGACATCTTCCCATTCGCATGCTTGTACGTGCTGAAGTAAGCTCTCGTTCTCCAGTACCCAATACTTAACTAAGTTACTGCGAGTAGTCTGCGGTGTGTTCCACGATCCTTTAAGAAAGTCTACTAGTGGGATAAAATCAAACAAGTGTAGTACTGCATCAGTTGCTTTCTTGCCATCTTTACGTTGCAACTGCTTCATAAGATCCTGGAAGTCTGCACTCATCACTTCGCCATCTAGCACACAATCATATGGTGCAGGCTTTGCTGCCAGTACTGCTTCAATCTCTTCAACAATGTGTGGAAAGTTATGGAACTGTCTGCCGTTACGACTAAACAGTTCTACCTTACCTGCGCGACATACAGCCAGTACACGTACACCATCCAGCTTAACTTCGATTTGTTTTATGCCAACCATCTTCTTTTCGTGGTTAGCACTGTCATGTGCAAGTTGGCATCCAAAGATTGGAATAGCGTATTGCGGAAACTCTTTGGCTACTTTGTTAACAGTCTTTTCGCTCATGCCGCATCGTAAGTCTTTGATTAAGATGCGTCTGTAAAACATATTCCACTGTTCAGTAGTAGCAACACTCATTGCAAGTTCAATTGCATCACGTGCCGCGTGTCCTGTAAGCTCTCGATTAATAAGTTGGAATGCTAGTGATTTGAATGTTATCCAGTCCAAGCCTTGTCCACTAAGTACGTCTGAACGCTCCGGAACTTTCTTAACTCCAAATGTTACAAGCGGATCAAGTGCCATCGTAATGCCTTCAAAGAACTCATCAAGTCCTTCCTGCATTGCTTCTAGTAGAATTGCTTGTTTAGCGAGCTTGCTATTGTCAGCTTCTAAATGTTTGATAATTTCTTGTGGTTGCATTCGCATGTAGTCACCTGCTGTTGTAAATTTCATATCGTTCATTATATTGCCCTTTTGCCTAATTGTTATATATAGTATAACACCTAAATGCCACTATGTCAACCATTTAGATTTAACGCTTGTATCGTACATTGTATCGTACATCTTTGTTCATTTCATTCATAATACGATCTGCTTCAATCCTAGTATTATATTTTACTTCATCTATTGCAATAGTATCAAATACGTTGCCCCAGAATTTACGTGCCCACGGAGTTAAATTGTCCCGTTCTAGAACAGCATGTACATTTGCTTTACGTTCTAACTGCGTCATTTCATCAAATGGCATCATGTTTCACCTCTTTGTTTTCTCTGGTATACCATTTTAAACCGCACTCTGCTCCACAGAATATGTGTTGCTTTCCTGCTGAATAATACGGTGAGTATAAGTATGCTTTGCCACATTCACTACACTTATTCATGTTTCACCTTCTCAAATTTGCGGCGGCTCTTGGACCATTGCTTCATAGGCTTTGAAAACATAATCTCTTCAGTTGTACCTTGCCTAATGTAGCCTGCCAAGTTGCCGCCATCGTTAACAATATATGTGTGATTCTGAACGAGTGTGTCCCATACTGTCACTTCTTTAAGATATTGCATTATGCTTTCTTCTTTGCTGGTTTAGTAAATCCATCTCTTGGGTTGGCGTTTGCTGCCATAGAGCTTTTAAAGCCTCGCTTTATTCTATTAAGCCTCGATGGATCTGCGCCTGAGACAGTTTCTATTGCCCTAGCAACAGCCGCTAGTTCTAAGTCGCGTGTAGGTGAATTTGACCATTTTTGCTTCTTAAGAACAATGTCATACAATTCATACTGCCTTTCAAGACTTAACGGTCTGATTAAGTTCCTTGCTTCTTCATCGTAATTACGATTATCTTCCTTTGGTATATGTTTCATACTGTATTTCTCAGTTAGTTAGTCATCCCACACAATTTTAGTGTGCTTAATTTTCTTCTTCATCTTATTTTTAATTACTTTGGGACGGAAGGGACCTTGTGGATCCCTTACCGCCTTTGCTTCAAAGTTGCGTACTTTCGGTGCTTGCGGACGTCGAGTACTTTTCATTGACCTAGTGCTTCGTGTGCGGCGTAGTGGATAGCACTACCTTTGACTTTGTCCAACACTTGGATAAGCAACAGCATTTCTTTGCGGTACACTACATTAAAGCTAGGATCATTGTCGCCAATATCATGAGCGTTGTCTATGATGTCAGCACACTTAACAAACTGAGCTTCGTATGTTGCATCTGCACTATGCTGTCTATCCATTGCTTTACGTACTGCACGATTGCCATCTTCTGGCACACTAACATCAGTAAGACCATCAACGATAAGTGCAACAGCTGGTCCGAACATATCTTGTATATCAACAATGCTTACACCAGTGTCTTCAACAACATCGTGCAAGTACGCCGCAGAGATCATATCGTCAGTACCACCAAACTTTGCAACAGTTGTTGCAACACGAATAGGGTGTACAATGTATGGCTCATCTGTGTATTTGCGCATCTGACCAACAGCAGCGTGAGCAGCAGTTGCGTATGTTAATGCTTGATTTTTCATTGCCTTACCCTTGTTTTTGCAATTTATACAACTATTATAGCACTTTGTCAACAAAAAAGAGGCAGTTAAGCCTCTTTTATTTGTCTAAATTGCAGTTAGTCTTAGTAAAGTTCTCGCACTTTACAATTTTAATGTGATCGTGATGTTCTATAATGCGCATGTTTTTAAATTCAAGGCTTGAACAGTTGGCATTTTTACGATTACAAACGCAACACATACCGCCTTTTGGTTGATATTGATTATTTGTCATTGTAGTCCTGATTCCCTGTCGTGTGCGGCAAACCATTCATCAACGGTATATATGATCGGCGCGTAATACACCCCTTCATCACAAAAATCATACGACTCAAACGTGGTTCCGCTTATAGTAATAAAATCTTCCTCACTTTTACATATTCCTTACCACTAGATTGCAAGTAAGCCTCAATGTCACGATCCATATGAACTGTATATCGCCCATCAATATGTTCTAGTGGTACATAAATTATTTTACTCATTGGCGTTTCCTTTCTTGTTTTCCCAACTGCTATAGTAGTCGTACTGTGTTTGTTTGTTTTCTCCAACATTCCATACTCTTGTTAATGTCTGAGACCACGACGTTTTTGATCCAAAATTGTTACTATGACATAATGGCTGCGCTGGGCCTTCACAACACCAACCGTCAGCTAACATTAATTCAACCACACGCGAAAGATTTGCTGAATGTTCTTCCTGTACAATCTCGTATGAATGTGTAACAGTTGTATCTGTCATACAATTTCACCATTAGCTGGAACATCTTCTGCACTAAGTACACATATAATAGGGTCTATGTTAGTTATTTCCTCTTCAATGATTTGTGAAATAATTTCCCAATCTCCACCTGCTATGCCTGCTCCCATTTTTGGTAGGCCTATAGTAAAACCAGCCGGTAGACTTGTAATTGACACATTAAACGCTCGCAATGAATGCCGCAATGCCTCGTATCGCTCCAATCCGTCATATATTGAACCAACATCTAATACTGTTGTTTTACCAGGATAGTATTGTCCATAAAAATTTATAATGGTGCCAGACACCCCACCAGTACGCGCTACGAGCGCACACGTCCAATTTCCTAGCTTTTTAATACCCATAGCCATGGTTTTGTTATCAACTGCTCTAGCTTCTGGCCACCTGTTTGCTATCACTGGTGCAATACCACTTCCCATTTTGCAAAAGCAATTGCATTGATGTCCCATCATGTCTACGTCACAATCATCAAATGCAGTTATTAAGCTTTTAACTTTATATTTCATTTTTTAATCCTTTATAATATCTTCGTAATTAAAGTGGTCGCATAAGTCGTCATCGCCGAGGATATGATCTATTACATCATCTTCTTCCTCATAGACACTAATATCAAATTTAGAAATTAGTATAGGAAAAAGGTCCCATGATTCAGGTAGCTTTATCATTTCCATCTCTTATTTCGGTATACCAGCCCATCTTGTATTCGTCAACAACATCTACACTGTTGATACGATCATAACGGAAACTGCGCCAGCCTTCTGCATTAACGTCCCATACATTTACAACAGCATCTGACATTTCACGAACCTTCTTTTGACTTAACGGGTCAACTTTAGCTGCTCGAGGCTTCATGTCTTCTCGTAGTGTACATGTCATTACACGCTTGTCACCACTGATCTTATTAAAGTCAACTACTATTACATTTTGTTCAAGTAGTCCTTTTAGATCCGCTTTGGTTGGAATACCTTTAATAGCTGCAACTGTATTACTTACTGCGTTGTTCATCGTTTGCTCCTTTTGTTTCACTTCTAACCAACATATATCCAGCCACTGGCTCATTAGCGTTTCTCAACAACTTCGTCTGCAAGTCCATGCTCGACTGCTTCTTGTGCTGTAAGGAATGTATCAAACTTCATAGTTTCAAACAGTTCATCATATGTCTTACCAGCTGTGTTATGGCGTACATAAAGCTCTGTAAGGCGCTTGTTAACCTTCTTAGACTCTTCAAATGCTCGTGCAGCATCTTCAAACTGTAGCTCTTGTACGTGTACGCTACCGCTTGTGCCGCGTGTGCCTGAGCTTACTCTGTGAATCATTGTACGTGCTTCTGGCAGTACAACACGCTTGCCTGCTGTGCCTGCTTGTGCAAGGAACGATCCCATGCTACATGCTTGACCCATTACAATTGTGCGCACATCGCATTTGATGTACTGCATGGTGTCGTAGATAGCCAGTCCTGCTGTTACAGCGCCGCCTGGTGAGTTGATGTACAAGTTAATGTCCTTGCCAGGCTCTTCGCTTTCTAAGAACAACATCTGTGCTACAATCAAGTTAGCCATGTTATCTTCTACAGGACCGTTAAGCATAATAATGCGGTCTTTCATTAAGCGGCTGTAAATGTCATACGAGCGTTCGCCATTTGATGTTTGCTCGACTACCATAGGTACTAGTGGCATATTAATATCTTCCTTTGTTAGTGTTAAATTGTTTTGGGCCGTCGGTAGTAAATTCCATACCAAGCGCATTACCGACATATGTTTGGCCATTCCAACGCATGTGGATTTTGTTGCTTGCAACGAAAGCATCAAGTGATTCGTTTACTCTTACGTTGTCGACTTCGCACTCAACTTCCTGCTCGTTGCGAGTGTTTTTAAGCATTGCTGTCTTACCGAAATAACTGTCCATATCTACCTCAAGTTTGCTACTAATAATTAATACTAGTATAACAAACTATGTGGTAGATGTCAAGCAAATTCTTTATAGATTCCTTATTACTTCATCAGCCCCTTTGAGGCGAAGATTAAGAACAAAGTTTTCAACAAGTAACTTAGTAGTTGTTGCTAAACTAATGTGAAGACGCTGGTCCTCATCCATTGCTGCCATTTGTTCAAGTAAGTTAGAAGCCATCATTTGATATGCTTGTTCCTCGGTGACTTTAAGTTGACCCCAATCAATTGGGTCAGCTGTATCACATTCCCTTGCTAAGTCTACTAGCCAATCAACTTGTTCTTGTGTTATCACTAGTGCATGACCCTATGATCACTTTGATCTGAGTCTCCGTTAGGGTCAATTCCAAACTTCTGAATACACATATCTACAATGCCTTCAGGAATGTCTTGATGGTCCATACCTTTAGGAACCCAGATTCCTTTGAGCATTCCGTCACTGCCTACAATTAATCCGTAGTCTGTTGTGTCTAATGATTGTTTAAATTCTAGTGTTATCTGCTTGTGGCTCATGGTATTCTCCTAGTTGTAATATTGCTTTACTCGGAGGATTCGTATCGTACAAACTCTCCGTCTTGGATCTTAAATACGTCTACTTCACCGCTACTACGAATGTATGCGCGGCCACCGTCAATCATCTTGTCTTCGATTACTTTGTAATCGTGTCGATGTTGACTGTAATAGTATTTACCTTTTGACTCAATCATTCCAAAGTCAAACGACTCTACTATGTCAGCATTACAAATCATTACTCGTGCATCGCCAGCATAAGGATTACTGTATATTCCAAAGTAGTAATTACCAAACTCAGGATGAGGAGTTTCACGATAAAAGATGTCAGCGGCAAAGTCTCCGCCTTCCTGAGTTGCTGTTGTGCATATGTACTTTACAAGTACACCGTCTTTTTCTGTGTATAACTGTTCTGCTTTTTTTGTGTTAAACAGTGGCGAATGTTGTATATTCATCTTGTTTTACCTTTTTAGCGATAGTCTTATGGATACCAGGATTAACTTTTAATACGCTTGACATCATATCATGTCTAATGTAATTACGAGTATAACATGTATCTGCGTTGCTGTCATCCTCAATATGTGGAACATTGTTTAGTCTTGCCCAAAGTTCTAAGTCGCGTTTGCGATTTAAACGAAACGGACGAAAGATCCTATCATTACGACTGTAGGGGATAATCTTTCCTGTACCATGCATACTGCTCCACACCCAGGTTTCTACACAATCATCTAAATGATGTCCTGTAATGACGTCTCGTTCAGTACATCGTTCTAACCAATCGTAACGAACATTACGCCAGTATTCTTCTTGACTTTCACTAGCGTCTTTTACTCTAGTGTTAGTTGGAATATTAGTTAGCCAAGGAATGTCTTTTTCCTTACAATACTTTTCAACAAACTGCATTGCCTTGTGTCCGTGTTCAGTACCGTGATTAAAGTGTAGTACAAATACATCGTGCTTACGACTTAAGAAGTCAACTACTGCCATACTGTCAACACCTCCACTACAGGCAACATAAACTTTACGAGGCAATTTACCTTGTAGTTTAATCATACAAAAACATACCTAAGTGTAAAGCCAACAATACAAAAAATTATACACACAATGCCGAAGATTGCCTTTGCTTCATCGTGTTCCTCTTCAGTCATCGTTGGCGTTCCACTTGAGAATTTCAACTTCTCCATCGTCTAGTTTTTTATGACGCAAGAATCCTTTGTCAATTAATGCATCAATTGTTGCTTCAGTTGCATTTTTAAAGTTTTGTCCTAGAAACAAATAATACGTAGCAAACGATCCTGCTAGATACGCTCCGAGTAACCACATTGTATTTTCAGTAAACATATTATTATACCTTGTATAGTTTTACATAATTAAGACGTGTTTCGTTTGCACTAAACAACTTATTTTGTGCTTGTGCTTTTACTTTACCTTTGATACGTTTCATAGCACCTACGTCATGCTCGTACTTATTCATAAAGCTAATTAAGTTTCCATCTATTACTGCGGTATAGTTATAGCTTTCCCATTGTGTGCTAAAACGCTTGTCTAGTATCTTAGCAACACCTTCGACTATATCTGCTACGTTACCCAAGTGCTTACTGTCACGATACTCTACACGGATCTCTTTCTTTAATCCGCTTTCGTGCTTGTCGCGTCTTACAAATTCTGGAATATATGCAACACGACCTAAGTTGCTAAACTTCACTGTGTCCTGTGACACTGTAGAAATCATGTCTTTCTTAAAGTCGTCTAAGTCACCAAGCCCAAGCATTATGTAACGCTTCATCCACTGCTGGATTTCTGCAACTTGTGCATAGTCTTCTTCAGTAGGCACAGGGCGTATAAAGTCCATAGGTAACATGCCCGGACGTTGTTCAAAAGCAAACTTAACAAGTTCTTTGTTAGCAAACTGTGTTAAGTTTTCTTCACAACTAAAGCGACGAGTGTCTTTTAGGTAGGCGCCATTAATACGAAGTGCAGCACATGCAACAGCAAGTGCGTCTTGTATACTAACAGCAGGGTGCTTCCTTGCCCCAGTAGGCGCAAGCTCATGTCGCAATTCAACTTCAAGTTCATCGCGTTTAAATGCTTGTTTGCTCATGGTGCGCCTCTGTGTTGTTTGCCTAATTGTTATATACAGTATAGCATCTATACACTAGATGTCAAGACCTTTTTTACCTAAAAAGTCACCTTCGATGTAAGTCTTTGCCATGTGACACAATACACATAATGTATTGATATTGTCTTTGGTGTCTTTACCGCCTTGACTCTTTAAGTGAATATGATCTCCGTGCATTACACCACGCATGGCTCTATTTCTAATAAAAGCATCTTCAACATGTCCAAAGCGTACTTCGTCAGTGCGTGGATCATATCCACAATTGGTACATTCCCATCCTCGGTAGAACGTATGTGGACGTTCAGGTTTGCCCATTCCGCCATAAGGACTACATTCTAGTTGATGATCTCTGCACAGTATGTTGCTGCCTGGACCATCGTAAATGCTAAGTGGGTTACTGCAATCTTCTAGCATACAAGTTGGAGCAGCGCGATGCTGCTCCTTTAGTATCGCATTGCTCTTTAGATTATCGTTGCGCGGATCTCGTAAAGTTTTCATTTCCACAAGTCCTGCTTGATAACTGTATAACCATTGTTAGGTGTATACGTAGGAGTTTTCAACTTAGTACTTAATTTCATTTGTGCAATTAAGAACGGAATACCTGTGCGCATCTCTGTGCTGAATCCTTTAAGCCCAAACTCTGCATAGCTGTCTGGGTTAGCATTAGCGTACCATCGAGTGTAGCTCATCTTAACCTTGTCCCAGAACACACCGGTTTCGCCAAAGTTAGCTTCGAAGTAATCTTTGGTAAATGACACCATCTCCAACAAATACTTCTTGTCTACTTTAATGTCTTGCTCATAGCACAAGTTAAAGTATTCGTACAACTGCCTTGCTTCTTTAGCACGTACAGGACGTTCCTCGTTCAAGTATGCCCAGTAGTCTGCAAACATACGTGTTACTTCTGGGTGCTTACGAGTTTTTAGACCTTTACTCATTAGCGTGTCAGCTAACAAAGTAAATGCACCTGGTGCATCTTCATCACCAAACTTTGAATTAGTAGCAAATAATCCTGCTGCTTTAAAGTAATCATTTTTTAGTGCAGTGTCTAACCATTCTTGGTCAGTTGCACCATCTACTTTTACGCCGAATACCATCTGCTTGTAAGTATCAATAAAGTCCAAGCTTTCTTTAGCATCGCCATTAAGCAAAATAAAGTTTCTGCGAATTTCTAGTTTCTGGTGCGAACTATAAACAACAACAGGAACCATTGCTGTTGCAGTACGTTCGCCAAACACTTTAGTAAGGATAATAAACAGTGCAATGCTAGTGTGCTGGCCATCCCATGCAATGTACTTTCCTGGGCGGTTCGGGTCTTCATATACTTGAATTGACATTACCATGCTTTCACTAAAGTATGATAGGATTTTTAGTATATGACGCATGTTAAGCTCACGTTGCATAGTTTCATCAATTAAGATGCAATCCATGATAACTTGTATTGCTTTACATAGTCCAATTTGTTTAAATTCTGTCCAGCCACGTGCTGCTGGAGGACTACAGTTGCGACGACGAAACTCGTCTACTACTGCTTCTAGCTGTGCTTTGAATTGAGGGGATTTTGCAATTGCTTTTTCTAAGCGTTCTTGCAGTGTTACGAAGTTGCTCTCTGATACATCATAGAGATCGTTGATCTTTTGTGCGTGGTTGTTCATCTTAGTTTCCTTTGCGCGGACATACTCGTCCTGGGTTTTTTAAGTTGTAAACTTTATTGCTTACTATACTAATATAGCATTGTTTTAGGCAGTTGTCAAGAACTTTTCTTCAAAATCATCTGAAAAAATGTCTCTCCATTTCTGTGCTACTCCTTCTGTGTGCTTGCATTTGCCACGGAATGTAAATCCAGGACAATCACAAGTAAAGCCTTTGTCAGTAATAGCAACAGTATAAGTATTGCCCTTACTACCTTCGATCGGATATTCAAGTCCTACTGCCCAATGTGTTTTGAAGTCAAAGAGATCAGTAGGCTTAAAGTGTTTGGTTGCAAATTTACTCATTGATCTGTGTCCATGTTTTTTTACCATAGTCGTTCTTTTCGCACCATGTAATAAACAATGCATGTTCACGACCCATTGCATCCCATTCCCAAGGGCTTTCCCAATAGCTAGGATGCTTTGACATCCATTTGCCTTGCCAGCGTGTCTTGTCAGTAAGTTGACTTTCGTATAACTCGCCGCGAGCATATTGCTTTACATGCACCATTTCGTGACATAAAGCAACAAGCAACGTTCGGAGTTTTGATTTGGAGCATACTTCAACTTCAAAGTAGCGAGGACGATCTGAGCGTTCGCCATCATCTACCAACGGTAAACAATAGCCAAGGGCTTTGCCTTTTAAGTCTGCTATCTTTACATTTACATGTATACCTAGCATACGAGGCAAAAGCTTCTTTTGACAAAACTTAACTGCACTTCTGACGTACTTTTTCTGCGACTTAGAGCCGCCTTGAATAGTAACTCTCATTGCACTTGCCCTTGTGTTGTTTAACTTATACTACTATTATACACTCAGAACAGCTATTAGTCAATAGCTGATTTGCCTATATCTGACTCATATGTAGGTGGCTCATAGCCTTTGAGTGTATTTTTTACGTCATCTGGGGTTTCTGATAAACGTTGAGCTCGCAACTGGTAAGTTAAGTTCACTAGCTTAATGACACTGCCTGGTCCATCCCAAACTTCGTTCATCACTTCGTTAATATCTTCCAACGGAATTGCTTTAATATGGCCTCTGCGAGTTTCGCCAAGCTGTTTACGGAAGTATTCCAATAAGAACTCTACATGCGGTTCAGGTATTCTAGAGTGGTCACTAAATGCAAATGTGCCAGCAAACCCATTAATGCTAAACGGATCGTCTGTAGGCATATTTGCCCAATAAGTACTAACTGCTCGTGGAGTTATTGCTCTTTCTTCGGTATACATAGTGTGTATTCTCTTAATTGTATGATTGAGTAACTATTATAACACAGGTTTAGGAGCTTGTCAACCTATAAACGGTAAGTAACTCTGCCTTTTGTCATGTCATATGGTGTCATTTCGATACGTACTTGATCGCCTAATACCAAGCGTATTCTGTTCTTTCTTAGTCTTCCGCTAGTATAGCACACTACAATGTGTCCATTTTCTAGTTCTACTTTGAATGATTGTCCTGGAAGAACATCTATAATTTGTCCTTCAAACTCTATTACATCATCACTCTTTGACATCTGGCTCCTTCTTGCTAATTGAGATTTGACCGTCTTCTACGGTAATTTTTAAAATGTCACCTTCTGTCCATCCCATACGTTCTGAGATTTCAGGTGGAATGTTCATATTGACATTTTCTGGATCACCTTCAATATCTTCAAAGATGTCTTCTACTTTATATGTAATTATTTTGCTCATAATATATTTATCTCCATATGTTGAGGACTAGCTTGCATTACATTAAACGCATACCCACGAATAGGATACACGTAAGTTACGTTTGAGCTTACTTTAATTTTACCACAAGCAGCAAATGCATTCCATGCCGGAACTCCATATTCGTTGGCACCAAGAACCACTCGCATTAGATAATTATTTGGAGTTTTCCAAAAATAGTGAATTTCATTGTTGCCATTTGATTTAATTTTGAATTTGTCTACAAACTCAACAACTCCGTCAAATTTAGGATATTCTAAAGATTTATTTTTAGGAACACTTTTACACCCTTTCATTACATGCTCTAGCGAACGATTCTGTTCGTAGATACGAACAAGGCTAACTAATATTTTTACGTGTTCTTTATTAATCTTATTACGATTCTCAATTAAATCGTCTACTGCTAACATATACTCGCTAACAAACTCGCCTTTGATTCGACGCATAGTATGCTTCTTGGCAAAGTAATCGTAAATCTCAGCAGCCTGTGCTTGATGTTCAATATTAATTTTAGTTGTACTGTCAAGCTGTTTGCCCACTCGTTCGAGTGTTTCATAAATTTCAACTCCAGATTTTCCTGCTTCATGCATCGCAACTACAATAGCCAGCGGAGGAGTAGTAAACTCTAGATATTCGATAGGTTTTTCTGTTTTACTGTTGTCAATAGTATCCCATTCGTCAATCCAAACTGCTGTTGCTTTTTTACCAAAGATACTTTTACCAGATTGTCTTGCTGTCATTACTGCTAGTGAAGTTCCCATTGTTTTTGCCTTTATGCTGCTAATAAGTTTTGTGCTAAATTCATTGCTGTTGCTGTTGCTGGGATAACACTGCCCAGCATTACTGCCTTGTCGTTCCAATAGATGCCTACAAGTGTCCAACTAGTTGCTCCTAGTAGATAACAACCTTGTCCGTATACACCAAAGCCTGCACTTTGTAAAAAGATACCACCTACTGCAAAGACTACACCTATCCACTTTAGATAACTGTCAGGGCCTCCTGTGGGAGTACTAGGAGCAACAATCTCAAACTGATGTTGCATGTCCTCTAGCTCTTTTTGTAGTCGTGCTTTTTCCTTGCTCAATTCCATAGCAAGGGTTGCTGCCTTGCTCATAGTGCTTTCAGCTTGGTATTCTTCTTTGGTAGTAGTATCGTCCATTATCCTGACTCTATCATTGCTAATACAATTCCGCCTACCCATAAAATTACTAATAACTCAATCATAGGTCAACTCCAAAATGTTGTTTCACTGCTTGAGAAAAGTTGTTGGCTTGAAACTCACCAGCATCTAGGTGCTCGTATGTTTGACCTTCATTCTGAATTGCTTGAATACATTCCTCTACAATCAACTGGGCGAACTTTTCTAAATGCTGATCTGTTCCTGCAATCACACTCCACCCAAATGACTTATCCTCAAATAGTCTAATCTGAGCTTGTTCGGCAAGTAGTTTAATACGTTCGTTCATCGTAGTGCCTGTTATCATAAAAAATAAACTCAAAGTTGTATCCAAACAACCCAATGTCAAAATTAAAGCCGGCGTGGTCTTGTTTAAAGCTAGTAATCCCAAAACTAAATTCAAATATGCAGTTGTTCCTGTACAGTGCAACTTCAATAGTTTTGTTTTCAGTGACTGTAATTGCTTTATCAACAATTACCGCATGCCGTTGAAGCCATGGGTTTCTTAGAGCAAATCCAATGTAAATCATTCTTCAACTCCGAAATGTTGTTTAATCTTGCTCACAGTCAGAATATCGTATCCTTCTGAGCAAGGTTGTTCATCGCTCCACACATTCACAACACCCACACATTCCTGCACAATCGATTCAGCAAACGATTGTAGGCATAATTGAAAATGAGGGTTAGGCTCTATGTCCAGACTCCAAACCTTATCAGCGAGTTGTTTAATTTTTTTGTTCATAATGTTCTTTCTTGTTTCAATCGTTCAGCTCATAAATGGGAGTTCAGTCAAATCCTCATTAGGAAACTGTTCAGTTGGAGTAAACACGTACTCGGACTTCTCGGGTTTTACCCACGGAAATTCAATAGGAACACACGAGTCTGAATTAGTGAAATACGACTTGAATAGTTTACTGTCATCAATGTCCGGTGATGAGCACCATTCCCAGAATACTTTGCTATCCAACCAATATGCTTGACCATCGAAACGATCAGCTCGTTTGAACACAGAACACATTCGTTTGTTCTGGAACACGCCATCTCCAACTTCATGCCATTCATCATCGGCGCCAGTCAGCGGACCTAGTGGTTCGAAACTTGCGATTTTCTTGAATAAGTTGATTGTATAAGATGCGGAAGATCCAGAGTGACCTTCATCAGCAAAGATATCAAGCATTTTCAATACATTAGTACAGATCGCTTCTTGCATCTCATTGTTGTACTTTCCAGTGTCGTCTACCCAACCGGCAGCTTTGAATTCTGCCAGTGCGTGAAATTTATAGTTACTCATATTATTTTCCTTTAAAATTAACCAGTGCTTGCAAACAATCCCATTGGCCCCAAGTGAGTGAGAATTGACGTTCACTAAGTGTAAAGTCAAAACCCTCGCCGTTATGCCATTCACACACTTCTATGAAGTCATGTTCTTTGGCTGTATGGTCATACGGTTTGAGTTCAGCAAACTTTGCGCTACGATTATATTGTTCCATTAGTCAACTCCAAAATGTTGTTTCACTGCTTGAGAAAAGTTGTTGGCTTGAAACTCACCAGCATCTAGGTACTCGTATGTTTGACCTTCATTCTGAATTGCTTGAATACATTCCTCTACAATCAACTGGGCGAATTTTTTCATTTGGTTATTACTGAATTCAAAGTACGGAACAGTTCCGCCAACATGGTATATATGACCTGCTTCTTTAGCAAATTCAAGGATTCGTTCGTTCATTTTTCAACTCCGAAATGGGTTAGGACATTTCCGCCAATCCATTCACATTTATTTTCATCAGCAAGATCCGCAACACGAGCACATTCCTGCACAATCGATTCGGCAAACGACTGCAAGCATAATTGAAAATGTGGGTTCGGCTCAATGTCTAAACTCCAGATCTTATCAGCAAGTTTTTTAATTCGTTCGTTCATATTAATCCCAGAGATTTTGGTAGTACTTTCCAAACAAGCGGAATCCGTTTTGGATACGTGCTTCGTATGCTTTGCGTCCTTCCCAATCATACACTTTAGTATCATTAGGACCGCGAATCATTTGGCTGTTACCGTTTTCGAGTTGCTTCCACTGTAGATCACTTTCTCCAGTTTCAAACTGTTCTTCCCAACGTCCGTCATCAACTTTAGTTTCAAACGCAAAGATCATTTCTCCCATTACCCAATCCCAGCGTTCAAAATGTTTGTCGTCTAGTTCGCCCAAATCTTTCTGCTTTTTAGTAAGTTTCTTGCCGTGTAGTTCTTTAGGTACATCTGCTAAATCTACATACGGAGCACCGTGTTTGGCAGCCTTTAGTTGTACAAGCATAGGCAGAACGATGTGGGCAAGAGTACTGTCCATACTCCAAGTATCCCAGCGATCAATGTGTACTTTGATCTTACGTTTCTTGAAACTTTCAATCCAGATAAGAAACTTGTACAACCAAGTAGTGTGACGCTCACGATCCCAACTACGGATTTCTCCTACTTCTGCTTCAGGTTCTACACTACCGTGAGCAAGGTATTCACCAAACTTGTGTACCCAGTCAGGCTTATCTTTCATGCCGTGTTCGTCTTCTACTTCTTTAACCCAAAAGCAAAGTAGTTCAGCGAGCTGATATGGTCCAACCCAGGATGTATACGGTCCTATTTTAACTTTCATAATCGTTTCCTATATCTTGTTCAGCAATAGCTCTAGCATCGTGTAATGCGTTGTGCGGCACTTTACTATCACCACTGCTTAGATCACGTCTTGATTCCATTGTAATTGGCGGGTAATTTAAACAAACTCCTGGACCTACTATCAATGCTTCACAGAAGTGCTTTATATCATCGGGCCAATCTGATATTAACTGAATATTAGTATACTGATATAAAAACAATTGCAGTGTATGTTGAAACTCGTGTATAGATACTGGCTCTTTTTCTAAAAACGGCATAACATTCTTTGCTACCCAACTTTTTGGGTTTTCACATGCTAGTACTTCATAAAATTCTTCTCCATCTGCTGCTACTAATGCCATTGATATTAGTGCTCCTTGAAACTCGTTAAACTCTGTGTCAATATAAATTCTCATTTTGTATCCTCGTATGGAAGTGTCATGATAGATTTGTAATTAAATTATAGTTGTCCCACGCCTTTTGTTGGGCAGGAGTGTGTTCGTCTATTGACACCGAACAGTCTAACCAATAGTTCCGCATGCGTGGCGGGCGTGCCTGGAATTGTCTAGGCTGATGGATTAGTCCACGATTGAACATTACTGTTGTAAGTTCTCTAAATTCTTCTTCATAGGGTAGATAATCCATCCACTCAGCATTACTTAACCCTCCTTGTGTGTAGGCCCGCCATACATCGTTCCACTCGTTATCCTTTGTTGGGTTAAAATCAGTTCGTGCTATAATAACAATCACTTTGTCTAGTGTTACTTTTTTGTCGTAGATGTCTCGTAAGCATCTACTAAAACTTAATCCAATTTTCATAAACTATCCTGATTAATAAAGTCGGGCCATTGTGTTGCAAACAGTGCTGCATGTTCTGCAAATTCAAAATAGAACGTATGTTCGTACACGTTTGTCCATGTATTCATTTTCCATTGCTGTCGTTCTAAGTTTCTTCGACACCAAGTTTTACCTTGAGTATCGAGGTCGCTGTGTAAACGTACAGGATTATTTTCTGTACGCATCCAATTCATTTTATAGTCTGCTATTTCTTGTGGTTTCATAATACTATTATACAACCTTTATTGTACTTTGTCAACCAACTAAATATATATATGAATGATACTTATAACTTAGCTTTATTTGACATTGTCAAAGAAACTTCCGCTACAGGCGGTTACGATTTACCTGAACCAATTGAAGCATATATAGTTATCTTAAATTACAATATCATCAAGTGCATTTGTAGGTAACAATTCAAAAACTGTTATTTGGTTGTACATTAAAAACAACAAACACAACACCAGACAACCAGTACCTGCGTAGATTAGTAATTTTTCTATGGCTTGGCCAAGCCGCATTTTAAAAAGTCTAGTTGTTATGAAGTTACCAGTAGTAATTATCGCATAAACAGCTACTAAAAATTGCCAGAAATACAATACTACAAATATAAATGACATCGGCGTACTGAATAAAAAATAACTACCTTGGTTAACTTGCAATGCGGTAATAAAAAGAACTGCAAATATTAGAATACTTTTGAATGCATCTTGTATTATATTTTTTAATATTCTTTTTACAACATCGCATACGTCAGTCGCGTACGAACCGCCGCGATTTAGCCATTGATCAAAGTGTGAACCTAATTTAATTTTCGTAATAACTCCATTAATGTTTTGTAAAAGCATACACCAAATGTAATGCTTATTATTGCTGATATTGGTATATAACTTATAGTGCCACCAGTTAAAAAATACCCACGTAACCATCCATACACTATAACACTGGTGTACACAGTAAGCAAACTTATTATAAAATTTATCATGCTTCTAACGTGTTTCTTTTGGCTTCTAGTGCCACCTTTAATACTAATTGTCATTGCATTTGCCCTTGCTTTGTTAACTTATACTACTATTATAACACTATTTTTCCAGTCTGTCAACCACATTTTCACCTAAATTTGACTCAATCGTAGGTGTTTCGTACCCTTTGAGCGGGTCTTTCGTATCATCTGAGTCCGCAAATAGGCGTGAAATGCGCATATCATACATCATTTCTATTAGTTTAGACATACTACCGGGTCCCTTCCAGACGCTGTTTAGTAAGTCATTGATTTCATTGAGGCTCACTGTTTTATTAGATAACGGGCCTCCCCAAAAGTCATTACAAATTAATCCAGCTGCCCAGAAGTTTTGTATATCATGGTCTACATCAATAACATTAATTTCAGAAGGCATGGTTTGATCGTAGTCTGGAAGAATATAAGATTTATTTGTACTGCCTAAAAATGTACCAGTTTTTGAGTAAAATCTAATTTGATTCTCTTTACGATAACCTTCATCAAATGCCTCGTCAGTTTCTGCCCACATAGTTCCAAGACACAAACCGACATTGTTTTCGACAGCACATTCAACTACTTCCTTTTCTGCATCATACAGATCTTGTATTGTCCTGCCAAATAATACGTCAAATCCTGGAAAGTATCCTGAAAGACTTCCTTCAGGTGTTAATAGATAGTCTACTGCGTTTTCACCTGCCCACACAATTGCATCTTTAATGTCAGTAACATTTTTACTAAGGTCGTCTGATGCTGGAAGTTGCGCTCCAGCAAATCTTATATCTACCATTACTTTTATTCTCCTATAATGTATTATAACATTATATATTCAGAAGAGCAACCTTTATTTCATATCATTTAACGGATTATCTAATGCTTCCTCAACTTGTGCTTGAATATCCTTTTCGAGCTTGTCCATATCAGTTTCTATACGTTCTTCAGTTTCACGCATACGATCACGAACATCCTTTTCGCTTTCACGACTAACAATCTCAACTTCACGTAGTGTTTTGTCAATACTGTCTTGCGTTGTTTTAACAGTATTTTCAACTCTATCTACTTGTGACTCGATGCCTTGGATGTCTGCTTTGAGATCAATCTTAATATCTCTTGTGTAATCTAGTGCTGCTAGTACAGACTCGTCAACTGCTTTTAATTTAGTGTCTATGTTTGATTCTGCTGATACAAGGCGTTCTGTTAACACGCTTATTTCTTCTCGCATACCACTAAGGTCAGGAGCAACATACTCTTGTATCTGCTCTTTCATATTCCTATAATCGTTATAAAATTCAAAGCCTCCCCAGGCAACTCCGCCTAGTGTACTTAACGCTGTAATGACAGCAAACATTTTTCCACCGGTGAACTTAACGCCACCTACTTCTACTTCAGCCATGTTTATTTCCTCTCATATTGCTGACGCACCATTGCTTGATGCGTTTCGTCACTTGCTCCGCTAAAGAACCTAGATGACGGATTATCATAATTCTGTTGGTCTGTGTATATTCCATCAGATCCATACCAGTTACTATTAGTTGGCATCTGCGGCTGTACATATTGACGGAAGTTAGGATTATATCCTAGTAGTGCTGCTTGTGCATCTTCACTGTCATCGCCTGCTATTGCCTTTTCAACAAGGTCGTCTTCTAACTCTTGCTGCGCTTCTAATTCTTCTTCACTTACTTCGTCTAACGGTTCGCCCATTTCATTTGCTTCTTCTAATGTGCGTTTGGTTATGTCTATTATCATTTGATTTAGTTCTGCTGCAATTACATTTGATATGTCGCTTGCAACTGTAGCATCTATGTTACCAAATGAGTAGCTTACTTGCCCTGAGCCTAAGTCTTCTACTTCGCCTGTTAGTTCTTGTGTGCTTAATCCTTGGCTGGCAAGCATTTGTGTATCATTGCCGCCTGTCATGGCTCCTATTCCTGCGTCTCCTGTTTGGAGGTCTGGCTGTCCTGTTGCAGAATTAAAGTCTTGGCTGCTAAATCCTCCACTGCTGTTGCTGCCGAAGTCTGCGCTTGTGTTACTTCCTCCAAAGTCTGCGCTGCCTGATGAGCTGCCTGATGAGCTGCCTGATGAGCTGCCACTACTACTGCCACTATTATTATTCCCACCGCTACTGCCGCTATTGCTTCCCATGTCATCGCTGCCGCTATTTCCGCTACTGCTGTTGCCATTATCGCCACTCCCATTATTAGTACTACTAGAATTGCCACTATCGCCTGCATTGCCTGAGTCGTTACTATCTGATGCGCTTGTTGATGCCTCTGTTGCTGCTGTGTTCTCTGCTGCTGCTGCTGTTGCTTCTGATGCAATACTCAACGCACGTTTCTTCACACTAGTTGACTTGCTAGTTCTTGGAGTATCTGGTGTTGCTGAAATTTCTTCTATTGGTGCAAGTTCTTCTACTGACTCTGATAGTTCCTCTTCAAATGCTTCAGCTAGTTCCTCCCTAACTTCTGCTTCTTCCATAGCCATTTCCTCTGCTACCATTTGTTCTTCGGCCATTGCTTGTTCTTCGGCTATCATTTGTTCCTCTTCGATTGCTGCATCAAATGCTTCTTCGAGCATATCTGGTAACGCTTCAAATTGTTCTTCGTTGAGTGGATCTAAGTTGTCTAGTGGGCTATCAGCAAATATGTCGTCCATTGGCATTTCTTCAAATGCATCTTCAAACGGTAATTCTTCAAACGCATCTGGAAACGCTTCTCCTGGAAAGTCTGGTAATCCGTTTGCGCCGCCAAAACTATCTGCCTCTTCAAAAAACTGTTCAAACTCTGCTTGCTCTCTAGCAATGTCTTCTTCGCTTGGCATATCCATTGGACCATTTTCAAATGATTCTAAGTCAAACTGTTCTCCATTTTCATCAGGACCCATTAAGTCAAGCGCACCTTGCATGTCAACTTCTACTTCGCCTTTAGCTGCTGAATCATCTATACCAGTTGCCATCTCTTGGTCGATGCCTGTTGAAGATTCTAAATCAATACCAGTAGACGCTTGTACATCAATACCTGTTGTTGCTTGTATATCAACACCTGACAGTTGTCCATCGAAAGGCATGTTAGGATCGAAAGGCATGTTAGGATCAAACTGTCCATCAAAGTTGTCGTCCATGCTGCCATCATCTTGGCCACTATAATCATCTTGACCATCATACTCATCTTCAAACTGTTCTTCTTGGTAGCCGTTACACATCATACTGCTTTGCGGATCTACATTACAGTCCTGTTCAAACTGTTGGTCTTCTATAGTGTCAGCATAACCAGCACATCGTTGTGTGTAAGTACCATCTGCTGAACATGCTGTGTCTATTTCAATAAACTCATACCATTTGCCGCTTTGTGGGGTTATTACATTTCCGTCTATGTCTTCCGTATACAAGAATATATAATCATCGCCTTGCTGTACTGCGTCTTTAATGTAACCAATTTGATTGTCGCCGCACTCTGCTCCGCTTGTACATTCCCACATCCAATCAAATAAATTAGCTAGGTTTGCTTGTAGTGTTGCAAATACTTCTGGATTGTTTCCTCTAAAGATGAATATGTAATCACTGCCCTGTCCACTTACATTCATACCTGGTACAGTCATCTTTGCTTGCGACTGATTGTAGTAAGGACAACTAGGATCATATGACTGATCTATATCACATTGCTGTGCTGTATTTGCTGCTTCGTATCCTGGACAACCGCTGTCGTATAACGCATCTGCTGTACATTGTTGATCGTAGTAGGCAGTTGCATAACCGTCACAGCTAGGGTCGTATAGTGAATCTGCTGAACATTGTTGCTGTGTGTATGCTGCTGTATAACCTGGACACTGATCAGAACTCATTGGATCTGCTGCACATTGATTCTCAAATGCTGTTAATCCGTAATCGTATGTATCGCTAAAGTCATCTTCGTGTCCTACTACAGGAGCATAAGAAATAGTATATTTTATATTTCTAACACCACTACCTTGGCCGTTGCCTGACATTGTAGATTTAACTGTCCAATCGTCAGCAGTTTGAAATGCAGCACCCGGTGGTTCATCTGCATTAAAAGCAGTCCAGTCTACAAACTGCTGTCCATCATAGTTATAAACTGCTTGGTAAAGAGTTTGTCCATTTCCTAAAAGTATATTAACTTTTAATTCTAAAGCACTACTAGCGTCTGGTTTCTTTACTTCCCATTCGTATCTAAGTCCTCTTATCTCAATACCAATGCCTGCAGCCTGGAGTGCTGTATTAATTGCAAACGTAGTCGATACAACTTTGTTAGTAATTGTATTATTAGAAAATACCATTCCGCCTGAAGCATCTTCGTATGCAACAGGATTGCCGTTATCGTCTAGTGGAATATTTAAGTCTACAGCATTATCAACAAAATTGTCGTTGTTCATGTCAAGAGTTTCACAGCGTAGTTGATCTTGATTATAACCAGCAGGGTTTGCATCTCCTGCATTAAAGGCAGTGGCTGCGGAGCCAGTATACGTTGTTGCACTACACTCAGCACTTGGTGGTGTTGTTTGAGCTACTACGTTAGAGCAATAAAAGAAGAAGCAGAGCGCCGCCAGCACCCTTGAGCATATTGTTAGTTGCACGTTCTTTTTCCTCCTCAGCCTGTACTACCTTAGGTTGCAGTTCCGGATTTGCATTCCACTTTTCTTTTGCTTCTGTGCCTATGCTTCCATCAAACGGACAAGGTGTGCCTGCCATTTCCATAGAGCGATATACTCTTTCATCTTGGCAGAGCAAACTAACAGCCGCTACCTTCATGCCCATGTTATACAATGTCTTGCTAAGTTTTAACGCTTCGCAATTCATATCTCTCACATGAGTACCGCCTGCAATACCAATAATCTGTGTTTGGACTGCACCACTTATACTAGTTGTACAAGTATCATTGCCGCCGGCATTTACAGTAGGAGCAATTGCACTTGGAGGAGGTGCAATAATCTTTTGTGTGATAGTGCTGTTATTGTTATTATTGTTAGTGTTCTCGTTTTGACTAGTGCTGTCAACAGTAGTATCGTTCTTATTGGTGTTAGTATTTGAGTTAGTATTTGAATTCGTATTGTTGTTAGTATTTGAATTCGTATTATTACTAGTACTGTTTACAGTTTGATCTACTGTGCTGTTGTTTGTGCTGTTTACGGTTTGATCTACTGTGCTGTTGCTAGTATTGTTATTTGTGTTGGTGTTTGTATTGTTTGTTCCGCCACTCATTACGTTGTTATTGGTGTTGGTTGCTGTGCTGTTACTAGTGTTATTATTTGTATTTGTGTTGGCACTAGTGCTGTTTACTGTGCTGTTGTTGGTGTTAGTATTGTTGTTTGTATTCGTGTTAGTAGTTCCGCCACTAAGTACGTTGTTATTCGTGTTAGTAGTTCCGCCACTTATATTATTGTTATTTGTATTCGAGTTGGTATTTGTGTTAGTACTTGTATTAATATTTGTATTAGCATTGGTATTTGTGTTATTGTTTGTGCCACTGTACGTTGTGTTATTTGTGTTAGCATTAGTATTTGTGTTATTGTTTGTATTTGTGTTGGTGCTAGTGCTAGTATTATTATTCGTGTTGGTGTTGGCATTAGTACTGTTTACTGTACTATTGCTGTTAGTTGTGCTATTTGTTTCTACATAGCTAGTTTCGTCAAAATTTCCATCTGCATCATCTACTACCTGCGCGAAAGCTGCTGTGCTTGCCGAAATTAACGCCGCAATGATTGCAATTTTTAACCCAAATTTCATATAATTACCCTTGTTGAATAGACGTGTGTCTATACCCTCAGTAATATTTATCATTCGATGTTAAAAATTTAACACCTAGTTAATTGTTATAAATAACTTTATGCCAAATAACGACACAGGTCCTACAGAGCAAGATGCAATGTTCCAAATTTTCAGAGAAATATTCGATGAATCGCGTAGTATTGAACCTATTGTAATTCCTAATGATTTGAAGGACGTTATTGAAAAATACGAACGTCAGCATATAATGGATGCATTAGAACACTACGAGTTCAATCAAACGAAAGCTAGTAAGTGCTTAGGTATAAAACGTACTACACTTATTGCTAAAATGAAAAAGTTTGATATTGTATATTAATCTGTCGTAACTGGCGGATTAGCAATGTATAAACAGTCAATGGTTTCTCCAGTTTTAGTAACTAAGATATGTGCTTTTCCTAATTCTTCTCCACATTCTTCTACAGTTGCATAAGTTCCTAAGTGATAGTATCTCATATCACCGCCACTGTTAATTGCTAACCAAATTAGTATCCACATATTACCATTTCCCTGTTCCTGCACCTATTACATAAACGATACCACCTAATACACTAGCTAATGCTACTGCCATTACAATACCTACTATCCATTCAATAATTAGTTGTTTGCGTTCTTCAATAGCATACACTTCTGCGGCACGTTTCTTTCGCATTTGACCTTCGATCCGTACAATTTCTTCCCAAGCTGATGGACCATAGTACAATGATATGTGACTACGTAATTCTTCACGCATCTCTTTTGCTTTTGTTTTATGTCCCCACACTTCTAGTGCATTGGCTTCTACATTACTAGCGCCAAACATTTTTTTGAATAAAGGTGGATTTTCAGCTTGCTTGTGAGAAAAGTCTAAGTCTGACATTGCGCCAGCCCACTGCGAAAGTGTACCTGCCATATCTGACAGTTCTTTTCCTGTACTTATTGCTGATTTAATGCCGCGATATGCAGCGGATGCCAGGCCAATGGCAGTTACTGGATCTATCAAACCAATGCCCTTTCATTTGATAGGAGCGCCCTCACGCTCTACAAATGTATTTATCAGATAGTTGTTAGACTGTGGCGTTTGGATCGTTAACTTGCTTGGTTTGATCTGCTGGTGCATCGTCAGGCTCAGCTGGGTTTGTAGGCGCTGTTTTGTTCTTTTCTACTTGAGCTGCATCTAGTTTTTCAACATTAGCAAGCTCTTTTAACAGAGGACCCATTTCAACTAGGTTACGAATCGCATCAGCACTGGTTCTTGAACTCAATTGTACTAATACTGCTTTGCCGTCTAATTTTTCAGCGCCGTCTTTGCCAAGAGTTCTAACTGCTTCTTCACCTTTTAGTTCGCCAATAATACTAATTCTGTGAGTTGAAAGACCTTGATCATTTGTTACTCTTAGGTCATAAAGTTCTAATGCTGATAATAGTCTAGCATCAAACGCTAGTTCTTTGTATGCTACTTTTGCACTAGGCGAAAGAATAACCATTGTTACACCTTCTTCGCCTCTTGTTGCATGAAAGTTAATAGCATCATACACATGTTGTACAAGTTTGAATTCTTTGCTTGTGTCGTCACCAGCAGTGTATGCTTGTACCTGCTTGGCCATTTCTGAATACAGTTTAGCAAACGGACCGTTGCTATAGTTGTGATCTTTGTAGTCTTCTTCGTTGCTGCTTTTAAATCCAAAATCTTGTTTCATAGAATCTGGAAGTCTAAACTTAAATATGCTTTCAAAGAAATCACTTACAGTTTCCCACTCTCCGCCGCTTATTTGTCCAAACTGTTTTACAGTTCCAGCTTTTAAACTTAGTAGTCTTTGTGGCTTACCATCATACTCGAGTTTCAAGTCAACTTTAGTTGAGCTCTGTTGTGTAGCATCGCCGCCGTCGGAGATAATACTAATTTGATTGTTGCCTTTTAGTTCTAGTTTGGCTTTATCAACTGCTGTGGATGCTCTTTTATTTTTGTTTGCATATTCAACAGCATCTGTCACTTGCTTTTGCATGCTGTCCAATGTTTCCTTTTTAACTTCAAACTCTGTGAAAAGTCGAAGATCTCCGACAGCACCCATTGGATCTTCTTCGTCTATCCATAGTTTTAATGGTTTCATCGATGCACTATTAAGTGTTAGAGTAAATTTATAGTTGTCATCGACAACTCCAACAGTTTGATAATCAGTTGTGCCTTCAGCAATGCCTGATGCTACTACATCTTTTAGAACTCGTATAACATCGTTTTTAGAAATGTTCCTGCCGCCTACTGCAAATTTTGCAGAAAGTGCAGAACCCAACACTGCTTCGGCAATATCGCCGAGATTAGGGACCAATGAGCCTTTTACTGCTTCATTCTTTTTCAGTTTATTAAGTGGAACTTCATCGCCGTCAATAAAGAATTTAGTATTTTTTATAAAGTCTGGATAATTTGATAACGCATATGTTTCCCAATCATCAGTGGACATTTCCTTACCGTTAACAGTAATCTTGTCTACCTTGCCAGCTTTTTCAGGAGCTTTGCCTGCCGAGCCTTTTGCACCAATCTCGGCGTAGACAAAATCTTTGGCATTTCTAATACTCTTTGCTGTAGCAATTACATATTTGGTAGGCTTGCCTGTGCCGCCAGCTTTTTTATCACCAGACGCTAACCAATTTTTTCCACTCATCATTGAGGCTTCTGCCAAGTCAGTCTTTGCTTTAACTTTTGATTCTACAATTTTAATATCTGAAAAACGCATGTAATTGTTCCTATTTCTTTTTAATATTTATACGATTTTAGGAAACAACATGTCTGTGCAGAACTTGTCTACGTCTGCTTCATCTAAACCTAATGATTTCATTGTGCGAGGAGTGTGTGGATTCTTTTGCTGGTTTTCACAGTAGTAATTCTGTGCGCCGATAACCATATCGCTATTCCCACTGCCAGTAAATTCGCCTATCTCATCAAAGTATGCACGTAGGTTATCTTGTGCTAGTTCTATAATAGCAACTGCTTCGTCAATGTCACTTACATTGCCTGCGGCAAGCATCTTATCTGTAAAGATGTTAGTTGCCCACTCAGGTAGTACACGTTGCTTGCTTGGAATAAATTCTGCTACTGCTTCCTTATAGCCTGCAATCATAGGATTGTCGTGATCACTACTAGGACTAAAGTCGTGAAATGCACCTGTCATTTTGTTCTTGCCTGCAATAACATCAAAGCCGTATATTGGCCCATCGTTTTGTATTACAGGAAAAACGCATACGTGCATCATCCACAAGCCTTTGCTATCGCGAGCATCTACAACATCAATGTGTGCTCTGCGTACATTGTCGTTAGCCCATACACGGTTAACCCAAGTATCGCTGTTAAAGTGTGCTAGTCCTGGCTCGTCATATTCTGTTGCCTTCTCGTCAAAGATGCTAATTATTTCTTCTTGGCATTCAATTAGCCTATCCCAAATAGTACTCACGATTCTTTTGCCTCACTTAATTCTACAAACATTTTAGTTGCAAAGTCAAAACATAGTTTAGCTTCGTCTGCCATGCTATCGTCTAGTCTAGCACGTACCATTTCTTTAAGTTCATCGTGTCCTTTGTCAAACTTGTACATACGTCCTTCACCTGGAACACGCTTGGCAATCATCTGTCCGCCACTTAGGTCACCCATGTGTCTTACATAAACATGTGCCATAAGTTTGTCAGCATCATCTTTAATACTCATTAAGTGATCCATATACTCTTTTACTACTGGCATTAGTGGAGGTTGATTAGCATTTGCTTTGCCCCAAAGTTCTTGATAATCTTCGTGTATACTTGGAGCTCTGCGCAATTCTGGCATGCCATCAAACAATCCGTGCATCATAGCAAGCATTTCTAGCATGTTATATTGCGGATGCTGATTAAACAAGTAACAAGCATAACGATCGTCAGTTATCTGCGTTGTCTTATTGAACATCTCTTTCACAAACGTTTGACGTTCTGCGTTCTTATGATGCTCCATTGTTAGTTCTTTTAAGTTGCTCATAGACTCTCTTCTACTGTTACTTGCAGAGGGAATCCGTGATTGCGACTTGCATTTATCGCTTCGACACTCTTTTGCTCTGCTATCTCGTACTTATACGTGCCTACTACAGCAGAATCTTCATTATGGATTTTCATTGTAATTGCCTCAGCGGCAATATCGCTATGCTTAAATATTTCTTTAAGAACACCCAATACCCATTCTATAGGAGTAGCATCATCATTGAGCATGATCACATCGTAATCACTAGGCTCTTTAATATCTAGTTTAATTTTTTCGTCAATCTGTACGTCAGTTGTCATGTTATATCCTAAGTGTAAGTTGGGGGAGATATTTCACTCCCCCGGTTTAGTTACTTGCTGTCTGTGTCAACTGCTTCGTGTACTGCGCCTGAGTAATCTTTAATAGCGATTTTCTTAGGTTTTAGTGCATCTGGCAGATTTCTTTGTAAGTGTATATTGAGCATGCCTAGTTCAAGACCGGCCCCTTCAACTTCAACGTGATCAGCTAATGTAAACTCTCTTCTGAAGTTGCGTCCGCCAATACCTTTGTGCAGGTAGTTAACTGATTCATCTCCTTTTGGAGCCGTACCTTCAATCTTTAATTGATTACCATCTGTAGTAATATCAAGATTGTCCATACCAAAGCCAGCAACAGCTAATGAGATCATATACTCATCATCGTTTATTTGTGCAATGTTGTATGGGGGATATCCGTTTCCGTTTGGACTATTTGCAAAGCCTCTTTCGAGTTCATTAAATAGTCTGTCAAAGCCAATAGTAGCTTTGTGGAAGTGTGGTAGATTTATTGTGTCAATTCTTGTCATTTTGTTTTCTCCTTTAAAAAAGCAAGATATAATTGTGTGACCCTCACGGCATCACACAATTATTTATCATCAAACAGTTACATCATTCCCATGCCTGGATTTACTGCTGCATTGTCATTTGATGGAATATCAGTAATAGCACATTCCGAAGTTAATAATAGTCCTGCTATACTAGCAGCATTTATTAACGCTGTCTTAGTAACTTTAGCTGGATCAATAATGCCTAGTTCAATCATATCGCCGTATTCACCTGTAGCAGCATTATAACCATAGTTGTCAGTAGAGTTGTCGCCCCATAAGATTCCATTAATTACAACGTCTGCGCTGACGCCAGCATTTAAAATAATCTGACGAATTGGTGCATGCACTGCTGTTCTAACAATTTCTGCGCCTGCACGTTGATCGTCATTTGAAAATTCAGGAATGTCAGCTTCTTTATTTGCACGTATTAATGCAACACCGCCTCCGGCAACTACGCCTTCTTCAACAGCAGCACGAGTAGCATGTAAAGCATCGTCAACACGATCCTTCTTCTCTTTCATTTCTACTTCTGTAGCAGCACCGATTTTAATAACAGCGACACCGCCATCAAGTTTAGCAAGACGCTCTTCAAGCTTTTCTCGATCATACTGTGATTCTGCTGTGTCAACTTGTGTTTGAATAGCACTAATACGTTCTGCAATTGCGTCTTTCTCACCAGCTCCATCAACAATAATAGTATTATCTTTAGATACTTCAACTCGAGCAGCACTACCTAAATGTTCTGCTGTTACTTTTTCAAGTGTAAGGCCGGTGTCATCACTAATAACAGTTGCGCCAGTTAATATAGCAATGTCATTCAACATCTCTTTGCGTCGATCACCAAAGCCAGGTGCTTTAACTGCACACGCTTTAATAGTACCACGTGCATTATTAACAACTAATGTTGCTAGTGCTTCGCCTTCAATGTCTTCTGCGATAAGTAGAATTGATTTGCCAGCGCCTGAAACTGCTTCAAGTACAGGAACTAAGTCACGAATGTTAGCTATCTTTTTGTCTACTATTAGAATGTACGGTTCTTCTAGCTCTACTACTTGACTGTCTGCATTGTTAATAAAGTAAGGAGACAAGTAACCGCGGTCAAACTGCATACCTTCTACTACTTCAAGTTCATCTTGTAAGCCATTGCCTGACTCAACTGTGATAACACCGTTCTTACCAACACGCTCCATTGCTTCTGCAATGATGCTGCCTATAGTAGTATCGCCGTTAGCAGAGATAGAACCTACTTGTGCAATGTCCTTTTGTGTTGTACACGGAATTGCATGCTCATCAATTTTTGCAACAATAGCTGCTACTGTTTTATCAATGCCACGCTTGAGATCCATTGGATTCATACCAGCTGTTACATATTTCATACCAGCAGAAACTATTGCTTGTGCTAGTACTGTTGCTGTTGTAGTTCCATCACCAGCATCATCTGCTGTGCGACTTGCTACACCTTTAACCATCTGTGCGCCCATGTTTTCTAGAGCATCTTCAAGTTCAATTTCTTTTGCTACACTAACACCATCCTTGGTAATTACAGGACCGCCATAGGCTTTTTGAATTATTACGTTTCGTCCTTTTGGACCTAGTGTTACTTTCACAGCATCTGCCAGTATGTTTACACCAGTTACTAATGCTGCGCGACTATCTGCGCCGAATGTTACGTTTTTTGCTGTCATTGTTTTCTCCTTATTCTACAATTGCTAAAATGTGATCTTCTGTTAAGATAATGTGATCTTCATTATCAACTTTAACGGGCTGACCCGCTCCTTGTAGATACATTATTTCGTCGCCTACAGATATTACTAAGGCTACTACTGTACCATCTTCGGAAACTCTGCCGCCACCAGTTTTAATAACTGTGCCGCGAACTGGACCTTCTGTTGCAGTGTCTGGAATAAAAAGGCCGCCTGCAGTTTTAGTTTCTGCTGCTGCCGGTTGTACGAGAATACGATCTCGAATTGGATTTACTATCATCTTTATTTCTCCTTTAAAGCAAGATTTAGTTTGAGCTCTTTCGACGCTCGATTTATTTATTATTGTTAGCATACACAGCATTGAATTGCTGAGTACAACGAACAAAAGTTGTGCATTTGCTAAGTTGCTTGAGCTTCATAGCGCCTGCATAAGTGCAGGTAGATCTAATACCACCGAGTAAATCTTGTATGGTTACACCAACAGAGCCCCTGTATGGTATTAGAACTTCCCTGCCTTCAGAAGATCGATAATCTTTCAATCCTCCAAAGTGTTTCGTGTTTGCTGCATCACTACTCATACCGTAGAACTGTATAAAATCTTTTGTTTCTACGTACTGCTCGCCAGTTTGATTATTAAGTTCGTTTGACAGATAACTTCTAGTAATAATTTCGCCGCCACCTTCATCGTGTCCGGCAAGCATACCGCCAAGCATTACAAAGTCGGCACCGCCAGCAAAGGCTTTAGCCACGTCACCAGGGCAAGTACAGCCGCCATCAGCAATAATATGTCCACCCAAACCATGAGCGGCGTCAGCGCACTCGATGACCGCACTAAGCTGCGGATATCCCACACCAGTTTGTATACGAGTAGTACACACGCTGCCAGGCCCAATCCCAACTTTAATAATATCAGCTCCATTTAAGATTAACTCCTCTGTCATCTCTCCAGTAACTACATTACCAGCAATGATTACAATGTGTGGAAATGCATCGCGCACCTTCTTAACGTGTTGTGCAAAGTGTTCTGAATAACCATTTGCAATGTCCATACATACGTATTTTAAGTTACCATCTGCTAATGCAATTACACTTTGTAATTTGCACCAATCGTCATCACTAGTGCCAATGCTCATTGCAACATGATTAGTACGTAGATAGTCGTCAGTATTAAAGAACTCTATAAGTTCATCTGCTGAATATGTTTTAACTAGACAAGTAAAGATGCTTTTTTTAGCAAGTGTATCTGCCATTTCAAACGTACCAACACCATCCATATTACTTGCCATAATAGGAATGCCAGTACAGTGTACATCATCTATATTTTCAGGAAAGTCTGGAACGTAGTTCCTAAATGTAAAACTTCTATTTAAAACTACTTGCATACGTGATTTAAGTGTTGATCTCTTTGGACGTATAAGAACATCTTTGTAGTCTAACTTAATATCTTCTTCGAGGCGCATTTTGTATTACCTTTTTAATATAGACGGTTTTTAGAACTTGTTGGTGTAGCTTCGTTCATTGTTGCAAGTTTCTTGAGCCAACGTGCTCTGCCTGCTTTTTTGGCTTTAGCTCGTTTAGTAGTTGGCTTTTCATAAAACTCACGATTACGTAGTTCCTGTAAAATGCCGTCTTCTGCGATCTTCTTTTTAAACTTGCGTAGTGCAAAGTTAATGTCATTGTTTCGTACTTCAACGCTTAAACCGCGTTTTTCAAATTTATCATTGTGTCTCAAAGTTGTCTCCTATTTTAGACAAAAAATCTAAGTTGTATATTTTATTACTACTTAAACTATTATACACTGAATCCTGGCTGTTTGTCAACCAGTAAGTTTTGTTTTTTGCAATCATATAGCTTGCAAGGTCTCTGCACCAAGGCGATGTATTATCTATATCAATTATAGCTACATCGCATTGTTTGAACACACTTAACAGCCATGTTACTTCATCTTTGTCATGGACAGGTTTGTCGTATACATAGACATTAACATCGTCATCAGACTGTGCCAAGAATTTATCTTGGAGTTCATCTTGTAGGGGTTTACTGGGATATACTAACAACAGTTGAAGACTGTCATTGAATAACACATCCGGGGATGTAACAATGTTAATTTTTTTCAATTAAGAACCTATTTTTTAGATAGTTTGTTAAAAAGTGTACTTTCGCTTTGCTCTGCATTTTGTTGATAACCTTCGCTATTGCTATTATAGTTATCAGGTTGTACTAGTGTTTCCCACGGAAGTGAATCTATTTCACCTTTTGAAAATGCATCCTTCCACGCTTCTCTTTCTTCCTTTGGATTACTTGCTTCCCAGTCTGCACGAGCAGTTACCCATTCGTCATCTTGTTCTCTATCTTCATAGTATCTACTGTTTGGGTTTGATTCTTCCGGTAACTCTGAAGCTAGTTTTTTTTTGGTCTCTTCAAGTTCTTCTGGATAAAACATTCTGTTTGCAGTATCAGGGATGTCCTTAGGAGGTAGCATGTCAGCATTTAAATTTATTACGGGTGTCGCTAAGACTTGTTTCTCTAGCGTTGCAATGTCTCCGAAATCATCAGCAAACACTTCTGGATTGGCCTCAGCTTCTGCGTTTGCTTTTTCGACCCACTCGTTCCAGTTCTCTAAGTTATCTATTCCGTAGTCTTGTTCTGTTGATTCCACTCTTCCGGCATCGTCTCTTCCGATAGTGTAGGCTCTAGCGGCATCGTTCCCATTAGGCTCTTCAACTTCTCCTCGATCAAACCAGGCTGCTTCGCCTTTATTATCTTCTCCGGTTCCTTCGGTAGTATCACCGGTGCCGGGGAGTTGCCCATCATCAATTGTATCAGACTGTTCATTTACTTGTTCTTTCTCTTCTTCCGCAGGCGGCGTAGGAGTAGCAATATCAGGAGGAACGTTGTCAACTATTGCTTGTGCTCTTGCTCTTTCGAATTCAGCTTGTTCGAGCCGAAGACGCTCACCGGTTTCATCTTCGAGTTCTTTTCTGCGGAACTCAAAGGTATATTGTGCGGCTAATAATAGTAGTACTGCTAGTGGATCAAACACAAAGATGATAACAATAATGACCCACTTCACTGCTTCTTCAAGCATATTTTTATCGGCTGCTTCGCCATACACAAATTCAGCAATATATTTAATTGGACCTACTTCAGCTTCAAGCTTACGATACTCTGCTTCTAGCTGTATCTTTTCTTCAGTCAGTCCATCTATAACTGTTGCTGCCGTTGCAATACGTGCTTGCTGTGCGTCAATGTCGCCCTGTACGGTGTCTGCTGTTGTAGTGTTACCTAGTTGTGTGCGTAAGCGGTTTATTAGTGTGTTACTGTTAGCAATCTGCTGTTCTACTCCACTGCGTAAACGTGTGATCTCTGCGCGAGCTGCTATTACTGTTGGAGACTGTGCTGCATCTTGTAGCTTTTGTATCCATTCGCCTCGCTCTACTTTCTTAGCATCTTGAAAGTCAGTAAACGCTTGTGCTGTCTTTGGTCCGTATGCGCCATCTGCTTTAGCACCAATCATACCTTGTGCTTTAGGAATATCTCCTGCATCAATATACGATTGTAGCTTGTCCAACTCTGCGTCGATCTTATCTAATTCACTTTGGAACAATGCTGTAACGTTTGCAATAATTACATTCTGTTCTGCAATGGCAGGTTGGATACGTGTGTATGCACTATCAATACGTGTTTGTTCTGTGTCAATTTGTTGCTGTATGCCTGCATCAACTCCACTGTCAGTATCTTCCAACTGCTCAATACGATCTTCTGCTCGAGCAACAAGTACGTCTTGCCTGTCAAGTTCCTTTTGTATTGTTTCTACGCGAGCAATACTTTCTTCACTTGCACTTGTTTGTTCAATGTGTGCTTTACTTAGGAAGCCAAAGATGCCCATACTTGTAATAAACATAAGCACAACAACTGATATGCTTAGATAAGTTTTAAGCCACCAAGCTGCTCTGTCCCAGTACTTGTGTAACCAAACTGCTGTAACTAGTTTAGCTATCTCAAGTGTGGTGCCCATAATTAAAATAGGTATTGCTGCCGCTGCAAAGATTGCAACCAATCCCGCGACAGAATAGTATATTGCTACTGCACTGATTGCTAATGCAGTAATTAATGTTAGTATTCCGAATATCATCTTATATTTAACCTGTTTTACCTAGTAAATTAAGTGCTAACCTTACTCCCAGCGATAAAAAAATATGCTCTCCAATGCGTCCAACTAGTGCAAAGTCTCTTGCCCATTCAGGTTCCACGTATGTTGCATGATAATGGGTAGCACCTTCTGTAATGCCGCGAGCATCATAGTGTATCATCATATTGTAGGCAATCTGCTGTGCTTCTACCCATGCATCCATGTTAGTAGGCCAATCTGACTTTCCATCACAGTACCAGCTGAACTGACACATGTTGCGTATCATTGCGCCACTTGCATGCTTCTTGCCTTGTTGTACTACTCCGCAAATTGTGTCTGGGTAGTAAGTGTGCTTGACTCGATTCATTACAACATCAGCAACAGCCATACGATCTGCTCGATTGCTTGAGCGCGATTCGTAATAAATGTTTAGTGCTAGACACCACATCTCAGGTTTGTCTTCTGCTGTAAACAACCCTTTAGCTTGTGATGCGTTTGCTGAGCCCATTACTGCAATTAGAGAAATAGCTAGTATTAATAGTTTCATTATTCAGTCTCCTAAAAATATTTTTAATGTTTTACCGTCGTCTTGGAAGCTAATGTCAATACCGTTGACACCATGCTTTACAAACTCTCTGCCGTTACCAATAACTTCTACTCTGCTTATTAGTGGATGAGATTCAATAAAGTCTATGTCGTCTTGCACGTTGTTTCGTTTGTTAAATGCATCAATGTCATCTTGTGTTTTCATCGTCTCATCCTCGCAATCTCAATTGCTTCGTGCTTATTATCTTCAAAAATAGGTACCATATTACTTTTGTGCATCGTGGCGATCCCAAGCAATTTACGTTCGCCTGAATAAGTTGGCGATTCTTTCTTAGTACAATTACCAATACCGTTACCTGCGCTAGGATATTGCTTACCCTGCGGACGCTGGAATACATTTGATGGTACTAGTTCTTTAAATTTCTTTGCTGTGGGCTTGTAAAGACCGCGTACATACAAGTCATAATCTACCAAAGACATCATTTGATCATGTGCGTGTATACGCTTCATGCTTTTATTGTATTCACGATGTTGTTGTTCAAATGTTGCTTGTTGATTCTTAGTACGCTTAGTTTGCTTACGCTTCTTATATGATGTTGTTGTTAGACCTGGACCGCACATCGACATAGTCATAAAAAACTCCTGCTCTAATTGTTATTACTTAACTAGTATAGCAGGAGTTCAGTGGATTGTCAACCTTTTATTTTACCAGAATTTTAACTTCTTAGCTGCTTTTTTAGCTGCATTAGCGGCTGCATTTGCTGCATCTGCTGTTGCTTTAGCGGCTGCATTTGCTGCATCTTGTGCTGCTCTGGCCGCAGCTTCTGCTTGACGTTGTGTTTCTGCTGCAACTTGAGCTGCTGCTTCGGCTGCCGCTCGAGCTGCTTCTTCTGCATGACGCTGTGTTTCTGCTGCTATTCTAGCGGCTTCTGCTGCGGCTGCATCTGCTTGACGTTGTACTTCACGAGCTGCTGCATCTGCTGCATCTTGTGCTGCTTTGGCTGCTGCTTCAGCTTGACGTTGTGTCTCTGCTGCAACTTGAGCTGCTGCTTCGGCTGCGGCATGTTCTGCTTCTGCGGCTGCTTTGGCTGCGGCATTAGCTGCTGCTTCTGCTGCTTCTTGTGCTGGCTTTGTATCAACACTAACACTAAGGTCAACATCAACGCCGGCTAGTAATTCAACTTCGCCACTTATACCAACAGTAGCAACACCGTCATCCATAGTTGCTCCGCCGCCGATATCTGCGCCTGCTTGTAAACCAATACTTACACCTGCTGTTGCTGCTCCGCCATTGCCGGAACTATCATATGCACTTGTAGTAGTATCTGCTCCAACACTTGCTCCGGCGTGTGCGCCTGCATGTCCTGCAACGCCGTCTTTGCCAATTTGTGCATCTGCGCCTATATCAGCACCTGCTTCTGCGTGTACTCCACTTTCGTTCTTGATTTCAACATCACCTACTTGCTGGCTTACGCCTGCGTGTGCTTCTGTACTTGCACCAACTTCTGCGCCTGCTTGTACATATGCATTGCCACCACTTACTCCTGCTTGTGCGCCAGCTTCTGCATGTGCTTCTGCACTTGCGCCTGCTTCTACAGTTGTATCTCCGTAGGTAGCACTTGCGCCTGCTTCTGCACTCACTCCTGCTTCTGCCATAGCTGCGGCGGTTGTGTCAGTTACTTCTGTGCCCGCACTTGCATGTGCTTCTGCGCCGGCATGTGCTTCTAAGTCAACGCCGCCTACATTTGTTTCTGCACTTGCACCTACTTCTACACCTACACTTGCTTGTGGGTCGTTAATATCTGACCCAGCAGTAAATCCATTGCTTACGCCAACTTCAGGACCTTTGTCCTCTTCAGTAGCATCTGTGTTATTTTGATCTTCGTTCATAATTAATCTCCTGTGGTTAGTGATATGTTACTTATTCATTTTAGCAACAGCAGCATCATAGTCCGACTGTGCTATTATTTCTTCACGCAAAAGTTTAGTTCTGTTTACTAAATGCTTTGCTTGAACTTCTTCTTTATTGCCGCCGAAATATGCAACTGCATGTCCTTCTTCAATAAGGATGTCTGTTACTTTACGTCCATCTCCAATTCGGAAGTCTCCTAGGATACGACCGAACTTGCCTTTCATATCTTCGCCCTTGCGATCTTCAGTAGTAATAAGTTTACCACCGTCCTTCATAAGCACTTTCAATCGTGCTTTAGCTGCTTCGCCAAACAAGTCTTCTACTTTGTCTCTTGTGCGTGACTCTGGAGTATCAATGCCCATGATGCGCACTCGCTCATCTCTAAGTGTTACTCCGAACCCTAAGTCAATGTCAACGTCTACAGTGTCTCCGTCAACTATTTTAACGACTACTACGTCATATTCATTTTGTTGCATTACTTAACTCCATCTTAGTTTCTAATTCTTTTACTTTAAGTTCTAATATGCGAACTCTTTCTACTGCAATAGCAACTGCTGGTGGAAGTGTCCACTCCTTAGTCCAAGTATAGTTGTTTTCAATAGAGACTTCATGCATTGCTGATGTATACTCTATCATTGCTATTCTTTCAACAAGGCCAAAGTATACCCATACTGCAACTCCAACAGTTATTGCAAGACTAACAAGATTTTTTAACGGTATTGTAAACTCAGATTCTTCACTTAATTTATTTGCCATGTTTGCTCCTATTTTTCTTTGCCAGACAGCAAATCTTCAATTCGCTGACGCTGCTGTTCAATCAAATCACTTTGTGTTTCAATCTCTTCGAACTGTCGTTCTAGTTTGTCAGCTTGCTTTGCTTCTTCAGTTTTTTGCGGAAATTGTACTATGTTGTCACTCATATATGTTCTCCTATTAACTGCTAATATTTAGTTAATTTTAGTCATAAAAAAAGAGTGCTACATTGCTGTAACACTCTTCCTGCTATTTTTGGTAACAAAGTATAACTACTTCGTAGAAGCCCTTAGGCTGCTAATGCGAAATTTTCATTTGCGTTTATAGTTTTCGTTCGCGATAACCGTGCTTACATCCGGGTAACTCCACTTCCTCTCTTACGTGTATCGATACCTGCTTCACCCCCATCAACTATACACTCAGTAAATGTATACTTGGTGGAGGTGCCGGGTGCCGCCCCCGGGTCTACTCCGTCGTTGCTAAAGTTTCAACGTTACATACTATTTATAACACGTTTAACTAAACATGTCAAGTTCTTTTGATGCTTTTGTCTTTGTCTTCTTAGCTTCAGGACGAATTGGTTCTAGCCATGTATCAGCAATGTATGCTTTAGGTGATGGTCCCAATTGTATATCTATGTCTTCGCCTTGTATCCACCAATAATGATCATGTATCATACAAGTGCAAGTCATGCTATGTGCTTCAAACTGTTCGCCAGCTTCAAACTTACCAATGTACTCGACTACCTTTACAGCTCGTCCAATGTTACTCGGATTCACTGAATGTATGATGCGGGCAAAGTCGCCCTGCACACACTTCATTCTTCTTCTTTCTTCTTAGGCTTGCGACCGTAGAAGCCGCCTTTAACTTCGAGGTCTTCGGTCCTTGCAAAAGGCTTGCAAACTTCTATCTCGCCGCCTTTAGCTAAAAACTCTTTAATTAATCTTTCTGACTCTTTGTCAGTTTCTCTAGGTGTCGGGTTCAATTGATCTTCCTTACCAAAAATTTAATAGTCTACCATTACCAATGATAATCATTGAGCAAGTTACAACGTGCAGTAGCACCCAAACTGTTCGAATGAGTGCTACTGCATCTGCTCTGTTGTTATCATCGTATGCTTTTTGTCCAATGGCTTTACACCAATATTCCCACATACGATTACTCACTACAATGCGTTCTTGCGGTCTTGGATCTCTGCACGTCTTGACTTTGTTAACTTGCCTAAGTCACCTAGTGCGCCACGGGCGCGGGTTGCTGCTGCTTTAACATTCTTATCTTCCCAAGCCGCATGTTCGACTAAGTAATTTTCAAATGCTGCAACAATTTGTTCGTGTTGTGATTGTTCACTCATATTGTTTCTCCTGTAATATGATTGTATATTTCTTTCCAGTTAACACATTTAGTCATGCCTTCTGGAAGTTCGTCGTGCATGTTAAATCCATGCTCTACCAGTATTGCATTTAAACCTAAGTCTAAACCAAGTACTGCATTAGATAGCTTGTCTTCGATCCAGTACAATCCGGAATCACGATACAGTTCAAGCGCATCATCTTTATTTGCACCAGTATCTAAACAAACTAATTCTTCAAAAGCTGATTCGCCGAACAGCTTCTCCAAATTCATTTTACGAAGCTTATATGCATTAGGGTCTAAAGACATAGACGTAATGCAACGGAATACATATCCGTGTTCTTCGTGTAATCGTTTAACGTAATACATAGCGTCACGTAGTGCTGGGAGAAATCCCATTGCTGCACTTTCATTAAATACCTTTACGTGTTTAATTGCTTCGTTGCGTGAAATACCAAAGCGTTTAGCAATGTCGTATTCCCAGTTGCCGTTCTCAATCTGTGTGTATCCACACTGTTCTAAATAACAGCAGAATGCATACTCCCAGTTAAGTAGGCAACCATCAGCGTCTGTAAGTATTACTTTATCGTTGTATTTTTTCATGTGAGCCTCTTTTACATTATGTATATACTATAACATAGATAGAGTGTGTTGTCAAGTGATTTATACAGTAAACCCATTAGATGATAATATGGGCTTATATATAGCATATTGGCCCGTTCTGCTGCCACTAGGTCCCCATTGACGCTTAGGCCCAATATCAACATGGATAAAGTCCTCGTAGCACCCGATACCAGTAAATCCTGCATCAACTGCACGTTGTATCATATCTACACGACCTTGTTGACTAGATGTTCCCCATAGTACATCCATTGCTTTGCGCTCTGTATGCATGCTCTTTTTGGCGCCGCCAACTTTTACATTGTACTCTGGTGTACGATAAGCACTAGTAATTGTAATTGGTTTTCCCATGCTCTGTGCAAATATAACTGCTTTATCCCAAACTTCAGGGAGTACTCGGTTATTAACATGTTTTAGTGTATTAATCCATTCTGATTCATTGCGGGGAAATTCGTCACTATCTGATCCATCTGCGCCTGTGCCCTGATCACTGCCAGGGGCTGCTTCTGCACCTTCTCTTCCAGTAATTGGATTCGTGCCATTTGGAGATCCTCCTCCAAATTGTTCTAGTGCTTCCATTGTATCTGGGTCGTTTCCAGCATCCAATTCTACTGCTCTGCCACTAATAATTGCTCTTGCTTGATCATCATCTATTCCGATAGTGTCTTCAAGACCTAATGCATCAGCTATTGCTCCGCCTAGTGTCGGACCGCCATTTACAAATACATTTGCGGCAAAGGGTGTGTTACTGTGCGTTACTGCTGGCATTAGCTTGCTCCTGCACTATAATCTGTTGCCGGCGGCGCTGTGCTGCCAGATGCATTATTTGTGTCTTGTGCTGTAGATGATTGCGCTACTATTAATCCTGTCGCCGGATCAATTAAGTCTGCATTAGGATTAGCAAGTGTTGATGCTGTTTGTCCTTCAGGTCTTGCAAACGGCCATCTCTTCTTTGGCGCGGATGCGTTTGGTATGCCATCAGGTGGTCCTGGAGGTGCACCTGCAACAATAAGCCCAGTTGATTCGTTATCAAAGCCTAGTTGTTCGCCTAAGGCAAACGGAGTAACTATTGTATTAGAGCCTCGAATTCCATCGTCTGGACCTGCTGTTCCCTTTGCTTCCCAATAGTATTGTCCTGCTACTCGTATTAATACTTTTAAGTCTGCTGGATCTTCTGTAGCACCTAGTGCAGCAATTATTGTTGTTCTTTCTGCTGTAAGGTCTGCGTTGCTTTCACCACTTGCTGCTGCAACTGCTGCGCCATTTGGTAGTGTTCCGGCAATAACTGCTGCTGCAACTGCTGCCGCTGTATTACCTACAGCTGAACTCATACTAACTGCAAGGAGTGCCCTTTGAAAGTCGTTTAGTACATTACTTGTAGCAATACCACTCTCTGGATCAGATTGTAATTTTTGTAACAATCTTACGTCATCACGTATACCTGTTAGTGCTGTGATAATCCGGTTGTATTCCGGAGTCATGTCTAAATGTGTATAATCTGTATCAGTAGATTCTGGCATTATACGTTATCCTTTGGTGTCATAAGATCTTGTAAGTACTGTGGAGGAGTTTTTCCGTTTTTGCCGCCCCAATATCTAAGTGGTAATATGTTACTAATGTAATTAGATTTTTGTCCTGTCCATGCAATATCAATATGTATGGCACCAGCACCTAGGTATCCATTACCCATACCAATTGCAGTTGCTCCGGCATCCCTGCATGCTTCAGCAAACTTTATCATAATTGCAAGTTGTGCAGGATCAGTTGTGTATAGTCTATTACTATCGCCGTCTGTTAGTCTAACTTCTGATGCAAACCCTTTGTCAAATCTATTAGAGCCAGTTCTGTTTTTGCCGTTGAGGCCGCCTTCACTAGTAGGAACTTGGCCTCCAGTGATTACTGTAACATTAACACCTGCTGCTCTTGCTGCTGTTTCAAGTATGTTCCATAGTTGTGATTGTATAGGAAGATTACGAATACCACTTATTCTATAGGTAACAATGCCGTCAGCAGATCCAGCTGTTGGTACTACTTGATCAAATGGGACACTGCTTTCAGAATAAGTCTCGCCATCTGCGCCAGTAATAGCTGTAGTGGTGCCGCCAGCGTAGCCTGCACGTTGAGCATTAACTTCAGTGCCGCCAGTGAATCCTCCTGGATTCGACGTGTTGTTCCTAATTGCATTATAGTTAGCTGCACTTGTGTTGCCTAAGTTCGTTGGATTACCAACTTCAGCATTAACTATGTCGAGTATACCCGATTGCTGCAAGTTAATAAAATCACTTGCTGCTTTTGCAATATTAGCTGGATTGTTTGCTACGTTATCTGCTTCGCGTTGATAAATGCCTTTAGCTCTGTCATCGCCTCTATCTGTAATAATACGCAAGTCTACTTGTATATCTTCAAACAAACTTGCTATCTCAGCAAGACATGCTTGGTGAGCAATATCAAAATCAATGTGTACATGATCAGCTGGCGCTGGCGCTGAACCCGGATCAGTGTCAGTGTCACTATCCGTATGGTTGACCGTAGTTTTACCTAAACTTGCGGAATCTTCATATATATTTGCGCCTGCTATTGACATTTACATTCCTCTTTAGTATATTTATCCTAGAATTTACGCGACTTGAATATTACTAGTACTTGCTGTATATTGTTTTGCAATTTCAGTTTCAGTTGCAGCCATACAACTTACTGCATGTGCTTGTAGTTCAAACTTTGCATCAGGCGATACGCCAAACATGAAAGGTGCTAGACCTAAACCTTGCTGTTGCATAATTAGCACCATTGGCTTAAAAAGTGTATACTGTGATGGCGTCTCGCCATCCATGCGGGCAACTAATTCTTCGCCTGAGTTTAATTTGAATGAGACAATTTCGCCTACTTTAAGTGGCTTCTGAATGATCATAGTGAGTATCCTGTTCCGTTATAGTTAGTTTCTTCTAAGTATGCGCCTAGCTTATCGTAGCCACCAATTTTTGTTCCGTGTACTGTAATTTGTGGGAAGGTACGTGCTCCTGGAAACTTTTCAAGTACCTCGTCTCGGGTAAAGTCTGTGCCAAGTTGGAAGTACTTGTATGGCAACTTCCTTGCTTCGCACAAAGCCTTTGCTCTATCACAGAATGGACACTGAGGCTTGCCATAAATTTCTATCATAAACTAAATCCTTTAAAAGTATCTTCGCCGACATCCTGCTTTGTGCCGCCGCTGACGTATGATGTAATTTCTGTTTCTTGAGTATTAATCATTTTTCATTACCTCTAATTTCCAACCTTTTGTTTTTCCCTTTTTTGGTATCGGCCAGTTTTTTTGTATTTGCATTTTTAACGTACTTTGACTTAAATTATGCTCCTTGCAATAGTCGCCTAATTCACTGCCGTATAATATGTGCTCTTCATTATCCGGTGATGATAGTTTGTAACAGTAACTTTTCTTATTTAACTTGCCAACTCGCAAGCTAGCTTTTTGTCCAATTAACGCTTTAGTATGTGCAGACTGCGTCTTTCCATACATAGGGTTTCCAGAACCAGCATTAAGTTTTTTAAACAATTCCTTTGTTTCTTCACTGTGTTGCTTTGGGCCATAGCCGCCCCTTTCTTTTTGTAATCTTGATCTTAACTCACGCTGCGCTTGTGCCTTTTCATTACCGTATATTTCTTCATACGATTTACCTTTATGATTAGGTGGTCGAGCATCTTTGCATATATTTGTTAAGGTGCCGTTCTTATTATATCCTTTGCGGCCGTACTTTTCTATTAACACTTCTTCCATATCATATGCTAACTGTTCATCGATGATATTTTCTGCAATATATTCTATAACAGGTTCTAAACCTGCTTTACGAATACTAGCTATTTTATTTTCTTTATACTTATTTCTAGTATTAGGCGTAGGGCGCAAATGCGTTGACGCTCTGCCTCCTGTTCCTTTACCAATATAAAACGGTTCATTTGTTCTTGGATCAACTAGCTGATATACATAAAACATATTATTAATCTCCTGTGTATTGTATTTAGCAAGAGACAGAGAATACCAGTTAGGTACACTATAATCTGTATTTTGTATTGCACTCCTTGCAAAGATAATAAAATCTCTATTATCCTTATAAGGTGTTACATCAACTAACATTTCGCCATTATTCCATACAGTATGTCGTATAGCTTGTAGCGTAACTCCTCCGTCAATTATATACCATCCTATAACTGGAGACCCGCCTTCTAACTGAGTATGTGTGTATACATTATTGTGACAGTTGTCATAATCGTACTCTGCTTCAGGCTCTACTAGTATTGCTCCTACCCAGCTACAGTCTAAGCTTTTACTAAAACTTAGAATGCTATCATCAATGTTAGTAGGAGTTGTCCACATTTAAAGACTAAATCCTTTAAATGTATCTTCACTTACATCTTGCTTCGTACCACCTGAAATATAGCTCGTTATTTGTGTTTGCTGAGGTGCCACTTGTACTTCGCTACCACTTATCCATTTCTGTGTCCAGGGTAAAGGATTAGTCTTTGTATTGTACGGACTTTTTAGATTTACATTAGTCATTCGACGTGTGCAAATCCATTCAATGTATCCACTCAACAACTCTGTGTTAAGTCCAATCATTGATCCATCTTTAAACAAATATTCTGCCCAAGCCTTCTCCTGATCAACTGCGTCAACAAACATTTGAATACATGCTTCTTCTGTTTCTTCTGCAATCTTTACATAGTCTGGATCGTCTTTCTTAAGAATCTTTAGCAACATTTGTGTGCTTGCTAGGTGCAAGTTCTCGTCACGGGCAATAAGTTTAATAATCTTAGCATTGCCTTCCATTTGCTTCATCTCTGCAAACGCCCAGCTACATGCAAAGCTTACATAGAACCGCACACCTTCAAGAATGTTAACACTCATTAGTGTAAGCCACAACAATTTCTTTAGTTCATACATGTCAACTTTAATCTTCTTGCCATTAACAGTATGAGTACCTTCGCCTAGCAACTTGTACCAGCGTGTAGTTTCGATAAGGTCATCGTAGTACTTGCTAATGTCTCCAGCACAGTCTGCAATCTCTGCAATGTCTAGCATCTCATCAAAGATTTTACTGGGGTTGCTGTATACGTTACGAATAATATGTGTGTATGAGCGTGAGTGGATTGTTTCTGAGAACGTCCACGTTGTGATCCAGTTCTCAATCTCTGGTAAACTTACAATAGGCGAAAATGCTTCTACTGGTGCACGACCTTGCACACTATCTAGTAGAATTTGACGCTTTAGGTTACTTGTAAAGATGTGACGCTCATGGTCACTAAGAGCTTTAAAGTCTTTTGCATCTTGATAGATGTCTACTTCTTGAGGGACCCAAAAGAATCCCAGTTGCTTTTCTGTCAATCCATCAAAGCTTTTGTACTTCAGCGTATCATAACGCTGGATTGTAGGACCGCCCGTTGGGTCCAAGAATGCTAATACTTTTGTGTGGTCTGCTTTATTTTCAGTGTTAAAAACGCTCATCTAATCTCTTACCCTTGTGTGTGTATATCTATAGTATAACTATAACATGTCCCAGAGGACATGTCAAGTATTAAATGTGACAAGATTCACAATTCTCTTCATCTACTTCAACAACTTCAAGTTCTCCCATCATCTTGTTAACATCTACTTCGCCTTGGCCATCGTTTGTTTGGAAATAATAAAGCTGTTTTCCGCCTAGCTTGTAGAACATTAAAAGATGCTGCAACATTGTGCTCATTGGTATCTTTTCATCTTCAAAGTAAATTGGATTGTAACTAGTGTTAACACTAATTCCTTGATCAATGTACTTTTGTAGTACAGCCATAATCTTCAAATAACCTTCTGGAGACTGTTGATCCCATAGCAAGTCATATTTATTCTTTAAACGCTTGTACTCAGGCACAACTTGCTTTAGTACACCATGCTTGCTCTGCTTGATACTAATTAAACTACGTGGAGGCTCAATGCCATTTGTAGCATTTGCAATTTGCGCACTAGTGTTATGACTAATGCATCCATTTGACAAGGTATAAGTTTCGTTGTCAGTTGAAACATCCCAAGTGTGTTCTGTTCCTGCGTCTCTTGTAATACGTTTAATTTTCATTTTAATAATTCCTCTTTTGTAATTGAACATTTTCCTTGTTTTGATACGTTATCTTCCCAGGGAATAAATTCTAAATTTTGCAAGCTCCCTAATAACGCAGGATCAATTCTTTCAATAAATCCTCGAGATATTGAAAACTTATGATCTAGATGATAGGCGTGGTCGATTCCCGCTCGGCCCCTCTTTTCATAATTCGCTAATAGACTCAGGTCGTTTTGATTAGTATATTTCCAAACTTCTTTGTGATACTTTTTATAATCAGATAAGTCACAATACGGGACCCAGATGCCATTTTCTTCTAATGTTTTTCTAATCTTTGATTGTCGTTCTCTAAAAACGGTTTCTCCTAGATTATCTAGTGTGTTATGACCTCTAGTTTCTCTTATCTTAATATCAATTTCGTTTTTATTTAATGACGTTGTCTTTTCTAAATACTGTCTATAAGAATCAATGCCTATTTTTTGATCGTGTATTTCTCTAATTTTTCTTTTTGCATAATCAAAAGATTTTCCTCTATCTAAATAATACTGAATATGCAACGGACTATTAGCATATTGAAATTCTTTTGCTTTAATTTCTGACTCTTCTTCGCTGTGACCTTTTCTTATATAGAACTCTTTACATCTAGGGCTTTGTGATTTTCCATTTTCTTTAGCAGTTTTCCATCCTTTTTGTAAGGATTTATTTCTCCATTCGTTGTATAGTTGAGTTCCTTTGTCTACACCGTGTTTTTTAATGAAATTTTCTTTTGATGTTGCTTTAGATTTTTTAAATTCGAGTATAGTTGTCTCAGCTTCTTCTCGAGTACAACTATCTCTCTTCATTACATAATCAGGGTCATATGGATTGGCCTTGTTTATTTTTTTGCCCCGGTTCCATGCATTCTTTTCCTTCACCAGAGAGATAGTTGTCTCAGCTTCTTCTCGAGTACAACTATCTCTCTTCATTACATAATCAGGGTCATATGGATTGGCTTTTTTCATTATAACTTCCTTAGCGTTAATGCTCTAGTTATTTATCCATTAACGCTAACAATATCGTCATCTTCAGTTAATTCACCTACTGTTATCCATACTTCTTTGTCATCTCGATTGACTAAAAGTTTATGATTTTCTGTAAATTTGTATGTCGATCCGTCTTCGAATTCAATTTCTGTAACAGACTGCGGACCGTTATAGTAGCATTCGTGTGCTATACTATTTTCTAGTTCAACAGGTTTTAAGAAAGGAAATCTCTGGCCTATCATGAATCTTTCGTGAACTGTGTCAATATCAATTTTTCCATAATCTTGAATAACTTCGGCAAGTGTTACAACTGTTCCATCTTTTAGTCTCATTTCATTTTCTAAACTCTGGCATTCAGCTGGCATAAGGGCCATTAGTGTTGAGTTACGAATGCCTGTGTCCTTTAGCTGTGCTCTAAGTGTATCCCAATCCATACGCTCTACATGTGGAACCAACTCATCTAAGTCTTTCTTGTATGTTTGGTTAGGTGTAATACCGTGTCCGTACTTTGTTTCCATGTTGCCACTTGGCGCACCAAATTCTACTGCTAAGTCGGCACTTGCTTTAATTAAGTAGTACGACCATGCTTCTGCCCACTCGTCTACAAGTGCAAGCCCGTCTGCATCAATGTGCTGATACGTTAGATCATGTTTTGCTAACCAGTATGCGAAGTTAATAATGCCAACGCCTAAAGGACGGCGCTTCTCTGTAGATAATTGTGCTGCTAGAATTGGATAGTTTTGATAACTTAGCAGTGCATCCAATCCACGTACTGCCAAGCGACAAACACGCTCAAAGTCTGCCGGAGTACGAATGTTACCCCAGTTGATTGCACTTAGTGTACAAAGCGAGATAGCAGCGCCGTCATAGTCTTCTACCATTTCATCTACATATACATAATCGTCATCATTAACATCGTCTAAGTTATCGTCTACAATTTCGTACAGCCATTTATTTTCCATTTTCATATCCTTTTAATTTTCTTAATTTATACATAGACAATCCTGTTGCTAGCGATGCTTCAGACATTGATCCGTATTTAACGTCATCAACAACTATTGATTTAGCAAAAGCATTATCACTTCCGAACATTGCTTTTCCAGGTTTGCCTTTACTTTTCCAATCGTTATATTCGTACTCTACATTACGATTGTTTGTTAGTTTTTTACATTTATAATTTTTATAGTGCCTACGCTTACCTCTTGCAACTGCACTCATTGCAGAAGGTTTTAAATTATGTTCCTTACAAAAATCTAACATATTTTCTCTAACAACAACATCACCGTTAGGCAAAGTGATTTCCCACGTGTCAATTTTTAATTTATGTCTGTTATGATCGCCCCATAACTGCTTTCCTTTGTGAGGACTAGGTTTTCCTTTTTTTGCTTTAGATATCCTATCATAATATATTTTAGCTAGCTCTGGATTATCGTGATGGCTCCAACCTCTTCCTGAATAATTATGAAGATTATAAAAATTAAAATTATTTGCAGCGTCAATATTGCATAGTATATCTTGTTCTTTAGACACTGCTTCTTCCCTAGTTAAATTATAGTGTAATATCGTTCTAGTAAAATTTTTAGGATTATTTTCATATATTTCGTTAAAGTAATTGCTAGACGAAATATACCCATCGTCAAACGTTCCATAATGAGAACCTATATATTTTTTATTATCTGTTGCTGATTCCCACATATAAATAAATCCTGTTTTACTCATAATACTATACTCCTTTGTATAGTATTATTTATCCTTATGTACTTTTTTTGCCATCAAATCTTTCTTTGTCAAGCCTTAAAATATTTCCTACTGATTTTTTATATTCTACGTATTCTTGATACTTTTCTTTAGGAATACGCACTCGTCTCCTGTGTGCCCCGTCGTTTAGATCTTTAAGTGGCTTAGTTGGCAATGTAATTTCTGCGCACAAGTTACTCATTCTAATAGGTGCAATTTCTGGTATAAAGCTGCCATGATCGTTTGCATTGTCTACGTTTTGTAAATAAATGCGTCCTGTATTCTTACGCTCTTCCATAAAATTACTGAACAGTTCACTTGCTTTAACTGACTTCTTACGTAGTCGTGTGTTACGTTCTGCTGTTTCGTATAGTTCTTTAAACTTGTCTTGATCTGCAAAGAAAGCTTCGTACAATCCAGGAACGTCTGCAGGCGAGAACAAAGTTATGTCGCTACCAGTTACTAGTCTTTCATACATCAACTTGTTAAACTGTACACCGTAGTCCATGTGTCGTACACGGTTCTCTTCGGTCCCTTTGTTGTTCTTTAACACTAGCATGTCTTCTACTTCGAGGTGCCATACAGGGTAGTATATAGTTGCTGCTCCGCCACGTACACCGCCTTGGCTGCATGACTTTACTGCTGATTGGAAATGCTTATAGAAAGGAATGATTCCTGTGTGATATGCATCGCCTTTACGTATGGGGGAGCCGATAGCACGTATGCTTCCTCCGCCGATACCAATGCCTGCTTTTTGTGAGACGTACTTAACAACAGAGGCAGCAGTAGCATTAATGCTGTCAAGACTGTCATCAGTTTCAATGAGTACGCACGAACTGAACTGGCGCTGCGGGGTACGCACACCAGCCATAACAGGAGTAGGTAAACTAATGTCGTGTAAACTAATAGCATCGTAATATTCCTTGACCCATTGCAACCGAGTCTCTATTGGATAGTCTTGAAACAAACTTGCTGCAATAAGAATGTAGCAAACTTGTGGAGTTTCAAAGATTTCGCCGCTTACTCTATTTTGTACTAGGTATTTGCCGCGAAGCTGTTCCATTGCAACATAAGTTAAGTTCTCGTCGCGCTCGTGCTTAATAAATGTATTGATTCTATTCCACTCGTCAGTTGTATACTTTGTAACGAGTTCAGAATCATAAAATCCAGCTTCTGTATTTCTGTCAACTAGTTCTTTAATATGACAAGGTTCAAACCCATCGTAAACTTCTTTGCGTAGTGCATAGTTTACAAGGCGTCCGCCTACATATTGATAGTTAGGAGTTTCTGCACTGATAAGATCTGCTGCTGCTTTGATTAGCGTTTCTTGGATTTCTTTACTAGTTACTCCATTGTAGAACTGTATTTGACTTTTAAGTTCTACTTCGCTAGGGCTAACTCCTGTAATATTTTCACAAGCATAAAATACAACCTTGTGTAGTTTTTCAATGTCTAGAAGTTCTTTGTCGCCGTCACGTTTGGTAACTTGAATCATGTGCTTTGTCCTTTAAATTGTTATAGTAGTTAGGTATTTATTATTGTGCTGGCAGCACATGCGTTAGTTCAGAACGCAAAGTTTTAGGCAGTTTATTCCTTTGCACATACGTATCTGCATCGAAACCTATCACCTTGTTGTCGACATAAAGCAAGTAGTATGTCTCCGAGTTTTTATAGTCTCGTGTTATATGTATCTCATAAGATGCTCGGGATAACACATCAGTTAACTGCAAGGTGTAACAAATTGCAAGAATCTTAACAAAGGAACAATAATTATTTTCCTCTATTAATTCCCATGCTGTTGGCCAACTACTTGGAGTAAACGGATCAGCAGCAATCAAACATTCTGGTGCTCGATCGTAAAAATTAATTGTTTCTTGTATTGGATCATCTGCCGTTTCTAAAGAGTCTCTGAACTCGCGCCAGATGAGTAGTCGTTGTTCATATTTTTTGTCAAACATTCATTTCACATGTTAGTTATGATTTGGCTTTTACGTTATAGTGTAGTACAGCATTGTCGCTACTTGTTAAGTTTAACATCATAATGGCTATTGTGTCAACCGAAGAATTGCCATCTTCATCATAATTTTGTGCTTTAAATTTTAAGTTCTCAGCAAAGGTATTATTACCTGTATAGTTGAAATCATCTGAAAAGTTAAATGTATTATTTACAGGATCAACTATTAATGTCATTGTTCCTGATCTTGAAGCAATAACTGCACTACTCTTATAAACATAATCAATTTCGTAGCCTTTAGTAGTATCTGCCGGCAGTCTAAATAGTTTTGAATATTCACCTGACTGTCCGATTGTAAGTTTGTGTGTTGTGTTGAATGTTGTAATACTTGGTCCTTCAACTTCTGGAACATATACAGAGCCATTCTTATATTCTTCAGTATATCCTAGTTCTTCACTACGTTGGAACCAATCACCGTGACTATTATTTTTTATACTTTCAAATTTTATGATTGAATGGGCAGCTAAACTTGCATTGCCTCCGTTGTTTCCAACAGTATAGAATCTATTATTTTTACTAATATTATCAGTACCGTTTTTAATATGTATAGCGTGTGTATAAATGTCATTAAACTTACTGTTAGACACTGTATTATCAATCGGTCCGGTTTTTACTGGACCGTCTGAACTAAGTGCTGAATTAAGTCCAAATGCGTGTCCTTGCCAAAGAGTATTGAACGTACAATTTGTCCATGTGTTGTTTTTAATATCGTCATCTGATTTAATAGCAGTAACAAATTTCTCTACAATAACATTGTCAAACATATTGTTGTTAGATCCAACAGCAGTGCTTAGTGAATCTAATCGTATGCCGTCACTTTCGCCGGCTATTGTGCCACCGAGTGAATATGCACCTTTTATTAATAAATCCTTAAACACACTGTCTTTACAACTAGTTAACACTAATGCAGGACCTGTTGTGGCATTAATTGTTAAGCCTGATATGCTAATGTTTCTTGCTTGATTTAACGTTGTGCTAGTTGAATCATTAGCGTATACGCCCGGAGTACTTGAATCGTTTATTGTTCTAAATACATACGAAATGCCATTAATAATAGTCTTATCTTTGCCTGCGCCTCTAATAGTAGTATATGGCGGTAAGTATATGCTATTAGTAAGATTATACTCACCAGCTTCAAATATAAGTTCTACTCTTGCTTGAGTTGTGCCTTTGTTTGATGCATTTAAATACAGTTGATCAATTGCTCGTTGTATTGCTACTGTTTGATCTGTGCCATCGCCTGCTACGCCAAAAGAACGAACACTCACTCTGTCATCTAATCTAGATTGCAGTGTACGCAGAACAGGATTATTAGCCGTGCTACCTGTTTGAACATTTGTACCAGTTTTGTATTGGTATGTATTCGCAAATTCAAATAAGTTATCAGCTTCGCTGAGTAGTTTAGTGTTGCCTACAAACGGTGATCCTTCTGCAACACTGCCGTTACCAATATATAACTCTTGTGAATCCACTGCCCAACCAAATTCTCCGCTGGCTAGTTGTGGCAACCCACTACCTACGTTTTTTTGTCCTCTGCGAACTTGAATTCGACTGATGGATACTACGGCCATACTATAACTCCTATTTCATTATATAATATTTAGCCAAATTTCTCGTAGTACTGCTCGCAGCGTTTCCACCACTCTTGTGCCCAGTCATCAAACTCATCTGGCCATAGATCAAACTGCTGATAAGTCTCACCACCTAGTTCAATTGGATCGTCACCTCGGCTACACATAAAGATATGACCTTCACGTATGTTAGTGCCATGTATTTCATTATGTCCTAGTGCATATGCTGTCATTTGCAAATAGTAGTCTTCTACCCACTCGGGCTTCTTTGGCTTATTTGTTTGCTTATGATCCATAATACAAGCTTCACCTTTGTACTGTCCTACTAGGTCAGTTGTGCCTGCAAAGATACCAGGAACATAAAGCGGAACTTCGCTACCCCATATCTCATCTACGTGACACATTGCTTCGTCACGGATAACTTCTGCCATGCGATATGCTTTTTTAGAATAAGGATTGCTGCCTGGACTCTCTGTCCACACACCATTGTCAACATAGTCTTCAAGATACTTGTGCATACGTGTACCTACGCCAGCAGCTTCAGTTACAATCTCTTGTGCTTTCTTTTCGCCTACGCGCCTGCGCCATTCATGTAAGTGTGTCATATCCTTAGTACCACTAAGAATAGTTGTTACACTAGCTACAGGTGGACCACCGGGTGCTGCATATCGACGCTTGCCGTTTACTTCAACACGTTGTAGTTTTTCGTACTTGTATTTGTCTATAATTAAACTCAATCTTCTGACTCCTTTGGTAGGTCATAATCGGCATCCCATGCAGCATCGCCAAATGGATCCGAAGCGTAATAAGGATCGTTAAAGGATGGATCATCAATTCCTTCTACAGACTGTACCTCTGGAATCATGTTTGTCATCATTTGTTCAATGCCATGCTTGAGTGTCATAGTGCTGCCTGCACATCCGCTACATGCTCCGCTAAGTTGTACAGTTACACAACCTTGTTCAAAGCTAACAAAGTTAACTTCGCCGCCGTGTTGCGCCACCGAAGGCGTTACGTATTGTTCCATTACTTCTGTAATGTGTTTAACTATATCTTCTTGTGTTCTTTCAGTCATTAAAAAGCTCCTATTAGTGTATATTATAACACCAAATAGGAGCCTTGTCAACCGTTATATTATAGTTTGTCGCCGATGTCAGCTGCTGCCTTGCTAGCCATCTTTTTCCCAAGATCAGCTTTGGGTCCATCATTACCTGGTACTGCGCCAGCAATATCATCTACTTCACTTTGTTTGAACTCAATCTTATCTTGATCAAAGTTAGTTACTAGAGCTTGTATTTTAGGATCTGCATCATACATTGCTTTAAAGCCTTCGAAGTCAAAGTTGCCTTTGCCTTGGTTGCGCATGTATTTGTCTAGCTTACTCATGGATAAAGCAGCCACACCGGCTGCTTTTTGTTGACGTAATAAAGCGTAGATGACACCGCCATCTACTGCACCTTCATTTACTTTTTTTTTGAATTAACAGTCTCGTAAAACTTGGCTGCTTCTTTGCCATGCTTTTTAACAAACTTTGCTTTAGTCATGTCTTGTGCTTCTGCAATGAGTCCTTCGCGCTGGATTGACTCACGCTTCTCACGTCCGCCTAGCTCTTCGCCGCCTGCTGCTGCATCTGCTGCTCCAAATTCGTCATCTTGTGGAACATCATCCATATTCATGTCTGGTTCTATGTCGCCGTCTACTGGTTCCATATCCATATCTGGCTCTTCAGCACCCATAGTATCCATTGGCTCACCTTCGCCAGTTAGCATGCCTACGCCGCCTGTTAGTGCAATACGTGTTGTTTCCATTACGCCATACATTGCTTCTAGTGCTGGTTTAACTACTGCTGTAAATGCTTCAGCTGATTCGCTGCCCATTTCGTCCCGGATTGCATCAGCTAGTTCTAGCATGGATTCAGTTTGCATTTCTGCTGTGTCTTCCATCCAACCAGTAACACGATCAACCATGTCCTTAGCTGCCATTACTAGTTCTGCTTTGTCTTCTTCGCCTTCATTAACTTGCTCAATAGCTTCGTCAATTGCGATAGCAACATCGTCACGCTCATGGAGTGCAGCGTTAAGTACGTCTAGGAACAATTTGTTCTTAGTGTGTCCTTTTTGCTGGACAGCATCAAAGCTTTCAGTTGTTTCTACATTAAATACTTGGGTACGTAGTTTGTTACGAGCGTCTTGAAGTTGCTCTGTAGTAAACTCGTCGATGTTGATTTTTGAACCAAAGCGTTTAGCTAGGCTTTCGTTTAGTTTTGCAGCCGTTACCGGCGCTGAAAATTCTCTAATTTGCATTTTACTCTTCCTGTTGATAGGTGTTGTGTTCTATATTATATTTATCACTAACAAAAAATATAACGGTCTAAAAGGCTGCGCACACGTCGTGATTCCTGTATAGCAACATCTAACCTAGTTTCTCTTATCTCTTTCTTTGCATCATCTGTTGTATTACGTATTGCATGCTTATAAAAGATAGCATCATTGTAATGTTTTAACATTGTGCCGTCAAACTCCATTGCTTGTTCAGTAATGTCTTTACCTTGTGCAAGATTCTTAGCAATAGCAACTGCTGTAGTCTTAAAGTAGGTTCTTACTACTTGTTTATTCTCTTTAGCGTCATATATCAAGTAGCCTTTAGGACTCTTACGTATAATGACATGCTTGATCCTAATACTATTTCCTCGTTGATGAGGGATAGCACTATCTTCAAGTCCTCTATTAACAATTTCTTCAAGGTCATTTAAAAGCTTTTCAGTTATCATTCCGTATCACCATTATCGTCCCATTGTGTTGTACTTTACTTATTATACTCTTACGAATTAGATTGTTGATAATGGTTTGTTCACGCTCTGGAAATGCTCCAAGCGGACGCGGCTCATCAATACTTGCCAAGAGTTGTTTTTCCTCATTGGTCTTATAAGTGTTTTTAATGATAAGCTCGTTAATTTTCATTTAATTGACTGTAACTGCTGTTGTAATGTTTTCAGCTGATCTTGTGTAGCTTTAATTTGTACTTGAATTGCTTTCTTTTGCTCTTGCTTTGCTTTTTGTGCTTCAGGACTATTAGGATCAGGTTGTCCCATTTCTTCGCCAGGTTTTTGCGTAGGTTGTCCAGGTTTAGCAGCAGGTGTGCCAGCAACATTTACTGGAGCAACTCCAACTGCCGCTGTACCTTGAGCGTCTGCAGGTATTCCTAATTCAAAGATTTTCATATTCTACTTCCTCTACGCTTAGTCTTGCTTATTGTCCTGCGCCCAGTATTTAATCGTTTTAATCTTTGACTTGCTGGATTTGTTCTTTTAGTTCTACTAGCCTTAATGCCTATAGTTGAACCTTTTTTGCGTCTAGTTTGTTTAAGTGTGTTAGACGCTTTCATATTCTTAGGAGCATTACAAGTTGCAGGCTTTGCAACAATACGTCCTTTACGAGTGCCAGTTGTGCAACGATACTTGCGAACAGTCTTGTTTCCGCTCTTGCCAAAGATAGTTGTGACACCTTCTTCAATAATGTCGTTATATAGATCACGTAATAACATCTATCTTCTCTTACGGTTAAGAGCTTGTACTCTTTTACTTGCTGGATTAATGCGCTTAGTCTTTTTAGCTTTGCGTATCATCCTGCTGCCGAGTCTAGCTTTAGTCTTCTTAAAAGCCATACGCTTTTTAATGTCAGGCGCTGCAAAGCACTGTGCCATCTTAGCAACAACTCTATTTTTGCGGGGACCACTTGAACAACGATACTTGCGAACAACCTTCTTTCCAGAACGTGCCCATGTTTGACCTTCTTCTAGGTCTGCTTCTGTTGGATCAATAAAAAACTCACGTAATAACATATAGTTATTTATCGTGAGTGGAAGGTTACTGTAATAAAATTACAATGATGGTTGATAATAGTCCTGTTACTATTGTGCCTGCTGCTCCAATAATAACTTTGGTCATTGATTGCTGACCTGTACTAATTACAGTATGTAATGTGTCTATCTTTGTTTCTACGTTAGAAAGGCGCTCGTCTAATTGTTCGTAGCGTATTGCACATAAGTCAACATGTGCTTCTAGATTATTTCTTTCTAATTCGGTAGTACTTGGCATTATAAATCCTCAAAACCCGTCTTATCGTAGGTTGTATTCTGTAAGTAAACTCTAAGTTAGCCTTGATGTGTGATTTAAAATGCCTGGTAGTTTTTTAGGCTACAAAGTTATTTATCATCAATTTCAAAAAATATGTTGCATTTAGCGGTATCTTTGGTAAGAAAATGTGCATTATCAAACTCTGCTGTTTCATCTAACTTTGTAATGATTGGTATTAAATCAAAGTCATTTACTAGTGTTTCAACATCTAGTGCGTCTCTAAATTCCATATCAAAAGCGTATTTCCACACGCTTTGTTTAGTTTTAAATGATGTTCCTAACCCTAATTTACTAGGTACTTCGCTAATGATTGTAGGCGATCCAATGTATTCTGGATTAACTCTTAACCCAATTGTTTGCATCACAGTAAGGAAGTTTTGCTGCTGTCGATACTGTTTAGGATCTTCGCCGCGTCGACTACCGGTCTCGGTTATATCTACTAATGTATGTATTATAAATCTCATATAGTATTTAAGTCATAAAAAAACAGTCACTCGTTAAAGTGACTGTTTAGTGTGACGCCTGCCTTGCGGCCGTATATCACGATTCTAAGGTAGTTAGAATTTAGTCAATAAACTCAGCAATTAGCGTAGTTGTAATACCAGTGGTGCCGATACCAAAGTCAGCTGCTGCTGTTAGTACGCCTGTGCCTTGAATTGCAATTTGCACGTCATCAGTTGTTCCGCCTGTAAACACGCCTGATTCTGTTAATACACTAATACCTGTGATAGTATGTGCATCGTTAGTTCCTGCTACGTCACCTGCTGACACGTAAAGTACTAATGCGTCAAATTCTTCTTGAGTCATGTTAGTTTTTGCTGCGTTAATGATTCTAGTACGTGGACCTAAACCGTTACCTGCTTTTGCTGTTGCGTTTGTTGTTACTGATGCCATTTTATATTCTCCTGGGTTCTAATGGTAAAGTAAGATTCTCTTCTTACTTGTATAATATTATTTATCATCTTACTAAAAAAAGCACCGGTTGTTAGGATCGTTTAGCTCTCTTATGCACTGCTCGTAGCTGTTGAACTGCTCCTGGACCCGCTTTTACAATATCATCTATCATTTTAATAGCTGGTAAGTAGGCTGCAACCATGTTTGCACTTGCTGCTTTACCGTCCTTGGCTTGCTCTAGGAACTTCTTAGTAAGTGCTAAGTTCCTGTCTCCTACTAGATATCTATACAATGCTAGTTCGGCGCCTGTAGTACTTAGGTCAGGCGTTGATATAGTTGGTTCTGGATCTATTACACTTGCTTTTTCTAAGTTCTTAATTGCTGCAAACTTTTCAAAGTCCTCAATGATGTCTGAGCTGCGTAGTTTAGCACGAACAGCATAGATAAGGCGTGTGGATATTAAACGCTTCTCTGCTTTGGTCAAACGTGCAAAGTTCATTAAGTTTCTACGTATTGATTTGTAGTCACTGTTGCTAACTTTAAGTGCAGATTCAATTGCTTGAAACATATTGTTTAATTGCACTGGAGTTTTACCTTGTGCAACTGCGTTAATGTATCTATTAATAGCAGACGTTGGTAACTTTGTACTAGCTCGCATACGCTTTGCTGACTCAGGATCTTTAAGCTTATCCTGTGCGCCACTGTCTCCTACAAGGAAATATGTAAAGTTGTAGAGATCAGTACCCATAATGCGATACATTTTGTATTGCTCAAAGCCAGCTGTCTTCTTTGCATAACGTTGCACGTAAGCTTTAAAGTCTGGATACTGTCGCATTGTTTCCAAAGCCAACAGTGTTAGATACATACGTTCACCACAGTCAGTGTAAGTCAACTTCTTAGCATTGCCATTATCTTTGGTCATGCGCGACTCTTGCAGATCTCTTAAGAAAGAATATGATTCCTCTTGTACTGGCGGCACTTCATGTCCGCCATCTATCTCTGCCCATTGTGCTGCCGTAAACTTGTCAGTCATTACTGTGTTGCTAATCTTGCTGCTTTATCTGCTGCGCTATCATCATCAGCAGGTGCTGCAAACTCGTCATCTTCTGGCTCGTCAGCTTTAGCTGGCTCTGCCATTTTAGGTTTAACGTCTTCTGCATCTTGTGTGAATTTAATAAGCTCTTTAACTTTAGAAACTTCAACTCCAGCCTTCTTAGCAACTTCTGCAAACATTTTTGCAAGAGAGTCTTTAGGCTGCATGCCTGGTAGCGGCTTGCCTGGATCGTGTGGACCAAATGATGTTCCAACAGCAGCTAATATATCGCCAACTTTTAAAAGGTCATCTAAGCGTCTTAGTTCGTCGTCAGTCATACCTTTAAGACTACCGTGTTCGCCAGTGCCGTGACCTAGTCGATTCATCTTTTGTCCTAAAGGAGCAATAACTTTCCTTGCATAATCCGAACCATCATACTGGACTTCTGTTACTTCATTAATTTTCATTGTCTATTCCTTAATTTGGTTGCCAACGCTGACGCGGCACTAGTTTAGTCTTTGATCCTAGAGCAACGTATCCTTCGCCACCCTTCTCACCTTTTGTTGTTGCTGTTACATCAGCAGGAGCATTATCTAACTGATCAATAATATGATCCTTTACAGTCATGATCTGTTTTACAAGACCAAACAATGCAGGCAATGCCTTAGGACTTGCTGTGTTCATATCTGCAATCTTTGCTTGCTTGTTAGTACTTACCTTTGATGCACCTAGCCAGTCAAAGAAACCATTTTCAATATTCTTTAATTGCTGTGTGCGTGTCATATGGTTAACGTATGTATAAATGATGTTCTTCATATCACTTAGTCCTTGAACAGGAGCAAGAAATGCATCAACTAACTGGGCAGTTTTTGCTGCTGTAGCTCTGATACTCTTAACTTCTGATGTGTCAACTTTAGGCTGATGTGTTACATATGTCTGCCCTAGTACTACTACATCATTGCTGTTAAGTTCTTTTACATCTTTAATAGGTGTTGCAGACTTTGAACCAAACTCTTCAAGTTTTGTGTGAACTACTACACCAACTTTTGAGTTCGCTATGCGCCCACCTATTTGGCCATTCGTATCAACTGTGTACTTAACCAAGTTTGGTTCAAATTCTACTGCGCCTTTAGTTGCTGTAAAAGGCTTGCGTGGACTGTATAGCAAGTCGCCATAAACATATCCTCGGAAGCTTCCAGGAGTTGCTGATTTCATTAGTTCAAACACTTCTGCCATTTCTTCGCCGAAGTCCTTGCGCCAAGGTTGTTCTTCTACACCCTTGCCTGAATTTTGTATAAAGCGTGATAGATCATCTGCGCTTGTTGACTTGTTGCGTCCCCAACCATTTTTACCTACTAGAACAAACTCGCCGTCTGGCTCGCGTCCCCAATAGATAGTTGGATTGCCGTCCCACTTGATTGCAACATCACTGCTGTCAGTGCCTAGCTTGTCTAGAATGTCTGCTGCTTCTACTGCTCCTGCTGAGCCTTTAACAAACACAAGATCTTCTAGGTGATTATACTCGCGACCTTTAAACTCTTCAGTTAATACTGCTTCAGTTAATACTGTTCGGAACTCTTGGTATCTCATCTTATAAAGCTTCCTGATACCATTACTGAACTGTTTAGCATGTTGCCACTTAGCTCTTTAATACGTGCAAGTTGCTTGTCTTCTAGTGTTTTGTATCCAGTTGGTGTTTTAGACTCAGGTACTTCTTTGCCAGACTTTTCCATTGTTTCTTTCCACGGAGCAATTAGCTGTTCGTAGTTTGGATCGTTCTTTAACTTTGCAAGCATAGTTTCTACAGTATGCGTGTCGGCATTTGTAGCGCCTTTGCCTAACAATAATTCTGGAATACCTTTATTCCAATCGTTACTAATAATCTTGTCGCCATCATTAGGATCAACTACGCCAAACTTAGGACTAAACTTTACTCCACGTCCTCTTGCAATAGCTGATAGTAGGATAGCTCTGTCTGTACCGCCAAACTGATCTGTACCGCCACGCTTTGCATTGCGTTGATGTACTGGATCGTCTGTAAACATAAAGTCTGTTTGAACAAATCCATTCTTGTCGCTGCCTGCAATAGGTGTGCGGAAGTGTACTTGATCGCCTGCGTCTTTGATCCAGCCGTCATTTTTAGCAACAGCAACACCGTTTATTCTTTTGTTATCTACTTTACCTAGATTCATAATCTCAGCGTCATTAACGCCTTGACTCTTTAACCATACACTAAGTTTTTTAATTAGCTGCGCTTTGCTAATTTTGCTTGAGTCTGTGTTTAAGTCTAAATCACCTGATGAGTTATTTTCAAACTTGCCGTCTGCGTTCTCTTTCTTGCCAGTTGTGCCTAACCAATCTTCTTCGTCATATGTTAAGCCTGTGATCTTTTCAATAAAGTCAATCGAAGCCTGTACATCTTTAGTTGCAATGCGCTGAGTAATGGCACCTTGCTCAGTCTTAAATATGTTGCCGCCTTCTTTAAGAATCATTTTTCTTACTCTCTATTATTCTATTCATGCTACGCTTAAATTTACGTGGGTCGTTTGATTTAATACTGTTAATAAGTCTGCGTTCTAGTTCGCCAGCAGTATCTACATCATATGTAGAATGTATCCTACTTAATAAGTTAATGGCACTTTCAATGATGTTGTTAGCTGTCGCGTCGATAAGATGGTCGTTATCTCTACGTCCGTAGACATTATTAAGTTCATCAAGTATACTTCTGGTACGTTTTTTCATGATTTAAAATTCCTATACAGTATTTAGTAGACTTTGTTTATAAATATTAGTATACCGGGAGGACACTAAATGTCAATTAAAGATTTGAGTTTCAATGAACGATCCTTACTGTTTGCTAAGTTATCAAGCATAGCATATAGTAACATAAAAGAAGTAAAACGTCAAGCAAAACAACTTGGCTTTACAACTGTGGAATATTATGACAAGGAAGGGGCTCAGGCATATCGCTTGATGAACAAGATAGACTTAGTAATTGCATGTCGAGGTACGCAACCTAGTGAATTTGCTGATATAGCGGCAGACCTAAAAGCAACTCCAGTTAAAGCAGAAACAATTAGCAGAGTACACAGAGGATTCAAACAACAAGTAGATGACTTATGGCCAATGATAGTTGAAGACATTGCTCGTCCTGTTAACATGAAGAAAACACTTTGGTTTTGTGGACATAGCTTAGGTGCTGGAATGGCAACTATTATGTCTTCAAGAGCAAAGTTTAACAAAGATCTTAACGATCCTATTGAGCTGTATACATACGGATGTCCGCGTGTAGGCTGGCATGCATATGCAAAAAGTTTAGGAGTTGTACATCATAGATGGAGAAACAATAATGACATCGTCACTACTGTTCCTCTTGCTATAATGGGATACAAACATTGTGGCACTCAGCATTACATTAATGCATACGGTAATAAACGCACACCCACAGGCTGGCAAATGTTTAAAGACAGATGGCGTGGCATGTGGATGGGCATCAAGCAAGGCAAGATTGATAACTTTAGCGATCATTCAATAGTTGAGTACATCCATCACTTAAAAAACTTAGATTAATCCCAAAGGTTTTCGTAGTACTTTCCAAACAGTTTGAAGCCGTTTGTCATGCGTTCTTGGTGTGCTTTTGCACCGTCACGATCTTCCCATACAAGTTTCAATCCAAATAGACTGGTAGGATCTTTAGATTCCTCTGGTCCCATTTCTCTATACTCGTAATAGTCACCTTGCCAATCATCTTTACACTTTTGTTCGAACGCCCAAATCATTTCGCCCATGATCCAATCCCAACGTTCAAAGTGATGAGGATCAACATCGCCTGTTTTACCATATGCGGCTAGTTGTTTTTTAGTAGCACGAAGTTCTTTTGGTACATCTAGCATCTCTACCATTGGAGCACCATGTTTAGTTTCTTGTAACTGTACAAGCATAGGTAGGATAATAGGAGCAAGGGTATGATCCATACTCCAGGTATCAAAGTCATCTATATGAACAGACACTTTAGGCTCGTTTTTAATTCCCAACTTATACAGGAAGTTGTGATACCAACGATGTGTCGGGTATGGTCCTATTTTAACTTTCATTAGTTCTTCCACCACCTTATCTTTTTACCATAATCATTTTCAAATTGTTCTATGAGAGAGTCTTTTGATACAAGCTCTTTAGACTCAAAATCATCTAACCATTCACTTAATGCGTTCCAATCCTCACCGTGCATCACCGCTAGACCATATTCGAAACCATATGGTTCATCTGGAACGCCACGAATATCTATTCTACCACCAGCATAATGTGTGGTTATTTCATCATACTCTATTGTGTCACCAGGAGAGTATCCTTTGATGATGTCAGAGGTCACTGTGTGAGTTGCTTTGTGAGTAAGTCCTCTTTCAGTATACCAACTCGTATGCCAAGGACCCATCATGTTTGTGCTATAACTAATCATCCCATTCTCCAAATATTTTAGGTGCTTGCTTTTCAGCTTCTTCCATATGATATTCGCCTGGGTAATGCTTTAGGCAACGATATGCTTCTTTTCGTACAGCACTCGGTACTCGTGGTGTCTTCGTAGGATCCAGTAAGTCAACTAGAAATTGTCTAGTATAGTTAACAGCATTCCTTCTTTCATTCGGCATAGTCATAACTTACTACCTTTACGTTGTGTTCCTTTCCAGGAATAGAAAATATATTAGCATAATCTAATGCTTTGTTAATATCATTAAATACTATTGGTTCTATATTAAACATATTACATTTACCGTTGTCTTTTGTAATGAACAACCAGTCGTCTTGATCGGTAGTCAAACAAACCATAATAGCCCATTTACCATTTGTCATATCAGTTATCATTCCTGTTATCCAAATAAACTGCTAACTGACTCTTCGTTAGTTATACGACGAATTGCTTCACCAAACAAAGGCGCGACACTAACCTGTCGTGTCTTTTTGCAGTTTTTAGGACAGCGGTCTTTTATTGTGTCTGCAATTACTAGTTCTGTAAGCTGGCTTTTTTCAACCTTCTCACATGCTTCGCCACTTAGTACACCATGTGTAATATATGCACGAACTGACAATGCGCCTGCATCCATAATTGCTTTAGCTGCATTGCATAGTGTGCCTCCGCTATCAATAATATCATCAACCATAATAGCGTGTTTACCTTTAACATCGCCTATCAAGTTCATAACTTCGCTTTTGCCTGCTGATGGTCGCATCTTGTCTACTATAGCAATGTCTGCGTGGAACATGTCTGCAAACTTTCTAGCACGAACAACACCACCAGCATCAGGGCTTACAAATACTGTACCTTCCTCAATAATGACATTACGTTTAATATCTTTAGCAAATACCAAACGGCTTGTTAAGTCATCAACTGGGATATCAAAAAAGCCTTGAATCTGTCCAGCGTGTAAGTCCATTGTAAGCACTCTATCTGCTCCTGCTGTTGTAAGCAAGTTAGCAACTAGTTTTGCTGTTATAGGGGTCCTACTGGCGCTCTTACGATCCTGTCTAGCATATCCAAAGTAAGGAATAACTGCTGTAATACGTTTGGCACTTGAGCGCCTTGCAGCATCAATCATAATTAACAGTTCCATTAAACTATCATTAACAGGAGTTGATGTACTTTGTATAATAAACACATCTTCTCCACGGATGTTGTCTAGAAACTCTACATTTATTTCACCATCGGCGAATGTCTTAATGGAACTCGGTACTAGCGGAGCAAACGAATGGTCCGCAATTTCTTGCGCTAATGCTGGATTAGCGTTACCGGCGATGATCTTCATTTTCAATCTATGTCCTCTCGAATGTTATTGTTATAGTTAATTGCTTCCTGGAGAATGCTAAGATCTACATCGTGTAGTCCTGCACTGTAGGTAATAGCTTTGGCATCTTTAGGAAAGCAGTGTCCGCCATAGCCTCTGTTGGGTGTTACTCGTGTGTGACTGTTGCCTATGCGAAGATCATCACTAATACTACGTCTAACATGTTCATAGTCAGTGCCAGTAGCTTCGCATAAGTCGTGTATTTGATTAAAGAAAGCAACTTTAGTTGCTAGGAATGCATTACGGAAATACTTTGTAAGTATTAGTTCTCTTGGCGGGCAGTGCCTAACAGTTATGTTACCCATTGCCTTAATGAATATCTCTGCCCAGTATGATAAACTGCTGCCGCCCATTAGTAGTTCTTTTGTGTTAGCGAAGTCTTTTAGAGCCGTCTCTGCACGTAGGAACTCTGGACTAAATGTAATGTTACTGTTGGGATGCGATAGCATTAGTTCGTCCCATCCTTCTAAGCTGATTGTGCTTTTAATTAAAAACGGAACATCTAAGTTGCTATTAATAATATCATACACATTACTCATGTCACACTTGCCATTGTCGTCTGGAGTGCTTACGCATATAATGATTGCATCAGCGTGGCGCAAATCGTCAAAGTGTCCTAGTGCTGGATCACTAATCAATATATCAAAATAGTCTTTTAGAGCATTGTGATGCGCTTGGCCAACAAACCCGTATCCTGCAATTCCTATTCTCATACTGTAATTATAACACCATTGTAATATAAGTCAAGTTAAAAATTATAGCGTATGTCAGTTTTAATCACACTGTTATACGTCGAGTCATTAGTTATTTCTATCTTGATGTCTTTACCACATCGCTCACGTTAAAGGTAGACTCGACGTTGTCTACTGATTATTTATACTACAACTATGTTTAGTATTTGTCAAGCGAATATTACGGTATGCAGCAAACGCATAACGGGTATTTGCAAATGTATTGTAAAAACCTGCCTTTTTCAGCTCTAAACGGTGTTTTATGCACGTTAAAGTGTATAAATAACATTGTTACGTAAAGTAGTACCTGGTACTGAAGAAGTATTAGAAGCTGCAAACAAGTTTATTGAATTTGTTAACGGTAACAAGCCAAAATAATAATAAAGAGTAAAAAACGTCAGGACATAGTCCGGTGATACATTAGAGAAACAAGCAAGCCCTAGCATTGGAAACAGTGTTAGGGCTTAATCTTATGTCCAGGGACGACTTACTGCTAATGCACCTGTATTCTCATCATCGTCTGCATTATATGCATTTACTTCATAAGGGTTAGGAAGTCTGTTTTTATTGAATGTGTTTGCTGCTCTGTAATAAACTGCATCAGTATCGGCTGCTGCTAATCCTTTACGCTTTGCACTAGCAATAGCACCCTTTTGCTCTTGACGTTCTTCTTTGTTGCCAGTCTTTAATGGTGTACACAGGACTGCACTACCTTCTTCTAATCCTGCTGCTGTTAATGTCTTTGCACCATCATTAGTTTGATTAATACTCGGAGTATCATACAATGAAATTTCACCATACATTGCTGTTGTAATAGGTGCGCCTTCAACTGCTTGAGCAAGGGCTGTAAGTCCGTTCATTGTTGTTGTACCAAACGTAACCGTTAAGTCAAATACTACGCCTGTTAGTCCTTTGCAAGTGATTGTCGCCATGTTTGTATTCTCCTATACAATATTTAGTTAAATATGCTTATGATAGATATAAAACCATTCCAACAAACACTTGAAAAGCTCAAACAGGAAGGCAAGTACCGTGTATTCAATGATATACTCAGAGAACGCGGAAAGTTTCCTAAAGCTATTTGGTACGGAAAGTATGCAATCAAAGAGATTGTAAACTGGTGCTCAAATGATTACCTCGGAATGGGCCAGAACAAAATAGTCATAGATGCAATGCACACTGCATTGGATCAAACTGGCGCTGGCAGTGGTGGCACCCGAAACATCGGTGGCACTTCACACTATCATGTAGCATTAGAGCACGAGCTTGCATTATTGCATAGCAAAGAAAGTGCGCTCCTCTTCTCTAGTGCATATGTTGCAAATGAATGGAGTTTGGTCGCTCTAAAACAAATCATTCCCGATATTGTGTTTGTTAGTGATTCGAATAATCACGCCTCTATAATCCAGGGGATAAGACACAGTGGTGCTGACAAGGTTATTTTTAAGCACAATGATATGATCGACCTAGAGGACAAGCTAAAGAATGTCTCAGGAACACCGTGTATTGTGTTCGAGTCCGTGTATAGCATGGATGGAGATGTGTCGCCTGCCCTCGACATTTGCAACCTAGCGGACCAGTATGGGGCAATGACGTACATCGACGAAGTTCATGCCGTAGGATTATACGGAGAACAAGGAGCAGGCTATCTCGAGAAACTAAACCTGCAAGAGCGTGTAGATATTGTAAATGGTACCCTAGGAAAAGCTTTTGGAGTGCAGGGCGGATACATCGCAGGATGCGCAGACGTCATAGACGCTATCCGTTCTGTTGCTTCAGGCTTTATTTTTACGACAAGTTCAAGTCCAGTGATGGCAGCCGGTGCGCTTGCTTCTATCAAATACTTGCGTGATAATAATCAACTCCGTGAAGCACATCAAGAACGTGCTCGCAAACTAAAACATCGTATGATCAAAGCAGGACTAGAACCGATGCCGTGTTCAACAACACACATTGTACCATTGCTTATCGGAGATGCTAAAAGGTGTAAAGCTATTAGCGATGCACTGTTAGATGACCATGGAATATATGCACAAGCAATAAACTTTCCAACGGTTCCAGAAGGGACTGAGAGATTACGCTTTGCTCCTACTCCCTTTCATACAGACGGTATGATAGAAGATTTAATTAAAGCATTAAAAGAGGTAATGAATGAACATTAAAAAAGCATTTTGGTTCAGCTTAGGCTGTCTATTGTTAGTTGTCGCATTTATCGGCATCTATCTTCCAGGACTTCCATGGAGCACACCAGCAGTAGGTGCAGCATATTGTTTTGCTAAATCAAGCGATCGTATGCACAACTACATAATGAATCATAAACTATTTGGCCCGTTCCTACGTGGCTGGTCTGAGAAGCGAGTCTTCCCAACTAAATTCAAATACTTTATGTTGATAACAATGACGTCAAGTGTAGCAGTACTTTGGTTTACTACAGGTAATCCTAAAGCTGTACTATGGAGCGGATTGTTCATGATTCTTGTGGCCGGATGGGCTTGGCGCTTCCCCGGATCACATGAAGAACATGCCAAACGAGTTAAACTAGGCAAAAAGATTGCTTGGTTAAAGTAATACGCTTACTATAAAGTAATTAGGGCAGCTGACACTTATGTTTTAGTTGCCCTTTTTTATGACGAGACAAGTTACCTGGATCATACATCTTCCCACAACATTCTGTCTTAGGACGTATTACACCCTTCAGTCTTAAACTCTTAGCTAAATTATCTGCGGCACTACGCTTCTTACCTTTGTTGGCTGCACTTATCTTTGCCTTCCAGTCAGCTTTCTCTTCTTCAGTACGATTGTTTAATGCTGCTGCTACATTGTCTACCCATTCTTTAGGCTTAGGTACACCTAGCTGTCTTTCTCGATGTATTTGACTAGCACTGTCAGGATACTTCCAGCCCTCTTGCTTACGCTTGGCATTAGACTGCTTCATACGCTTGCTCTGTGCTTGCTTAAATTCTTCAGTACGTATTGATCCGCTTGTACCATCGCCGCCATCTGTTTGATTACGCAGGATGCCTGTGCCTAAGTCCTTGCGGCCATACTTTGCAATTAGCTCTATTTCTAAATCAAATGCTGCTTGCTCAGATAAATTCTCTGCAATCATAACTCTACGTTCTGTAATAGGTAACGGTAGTCTATGTCCTTCGTTAATGCGATTAGCTTTGCCCTTACCAATATAGTAAGGTGTCTGATCTTCACGTAGGTATTGATAGACGTAATAAATATTCATGTTGTTGTCCTCCAAGACGATAAAGTAGTCAAGTGTTCTAGCACTGTGGACTACACTTTTATTTATCTAATTGCTTGGAGTTATCCAGGTTATGACTAAAGGTAAGCACTCCAACTAGGATGTGCCATTGACATATCTAATTGCTTGCGCCTGTTAACTAGATCGTAATAGTCTGGTGCGTATGGTTGCCTAATAGGTTTCATACGAGTCTCACTGCCTTTGCGATTATTACATGGCCCACAAGCTGCTACAATGTTTGTCCAGTTAGTTTTACCGCCTAGTTTGATTGGTATCACATGGTCAAGTGTTAGATTGCTTTTAGTGTAGGGTGTGTTACAATACTGACAAGTATACAAGTCACGCACATACAAATTAGCTTTAGAAAAACGTGGCTTGTGTTTGCGCTTCTGCATAGTCTTGAGCATCATTACTGCTGGCACACGAGTCTCCCAACTCTCACTGCGCACCATCCAATCGTCATACCATTCTAGCACATGAACTTTGTCAAGCCATAGGTATGTAATCGCTTCTTTCCACGCGATTGCGCTGAGTGGCAAATAGCTTACAGGTTGTGCATCTGCGTTCAGTAATAATACTTGACCCAAGGGATAATCCTATTATTGTGAGTAAGGTGTAAACTTTGTTCCTGCTGCAATTACACATGCAACACTGTCTGGGTATAATGCTATCAAACTCCAAGTTCCGGTGTCTTGGTTAACAAAATACATCATGGCGCTTTCATATTTGGTTCCTTCAGGACCAAACTGTACACCTTGTGCTCGTATTAGGGGTTTCTCGCCCCAGTTCACAACTGTATTTTGTGTTATTTGTTTAACGGGTCCACAATCTTGTACGCCGATGAACTTCATTTGCTTTGCATTGGCTGGTAGGGCTATAAGGATAAGGGTTAAAACTGCTATAATTTTGTATATCATACAAATACTTATACGTTTAGAAATAAGTATCGAATACGTCTTGGCTATACTCTGCGACAGCATTGTGCCACAAGCTCTTGTCAGCTAGTTCTATAAGTGCTTGGCTGGGTTTAGATAGCAGTAGCCATTCTGGCTTACGTGATCGAAGCTGATGCTCTAAATCAAGTGCGTCCCATCCTTCAAAGCCTAAAAATAATCTATACCATTCAGGTACATTTCCCATCTCTAGCTTTTCCATCATTAAGTCATCTGAACTCATACATAAATGATCGTTGATCTGTATAGTGTTTGAACTATACCATTCGTCAGTATGTAACATAATCATTGCTGATTCGTTATTGTCGCCGCCAATGAATAACCTGTTGTCGCCATACCAGTCAATGTTTTTATCTGCCATTATTTCTTTAAGATCATACCCACTGAGATTGTTGAGTATTAACCCAGTAGTACTGTTGGGATTGCTATCCGTGATGTATACAACTTGCTCTCCGCAATTAGGATGGGAATGAACAGGGTGTGCTATAAGTAAACTACCTGGGCGTATTTGCAATGTTAATTCTTCTTGCTCTTGCTGCCGCTTTTAACAGGGCCGCTGCCATAGAAAGGCATTGGGCCACCGTACTTCTTGCCCCTAACTTTCTTTTGGTCTACACTCTGTCTTGGCTCACCGGCTTTGATTTTAAACTTGCGTTTGTGAGTGCGCTTGCGCAGCCCTTGACTCTTACAGCTTGCCAAGGCGCTTGCACCTATAGCACTGTCTGACTTTGAGCTCTTACATAGGCTGGCTGTTGCAGCCCAGTCCGCAAGTTCTTCTTCGCTTTCTAGTAGTTCGTTTATTCTCATAAAGTTATTTATCTGTATTTGTCAGCTGGATTAACAGAACTGTCAAACGTATCATCAGCGCACAAGGCAAAGCTGAGAACCTTTCTAGGTCCTTTTGTCGTGTTGATATCTATCTCTCCACTTTTCTCGTGGAACTCTATTTTCGTGATCTGTGCTGGCTCACGATTAGCTCCTACTAGTATGGTCTGTCCTAACTCTAGATTAACGTTCAAGTTTCTTAAAGTACTCATGGGATATCTCCTGATGTGGAACACGTTTAATGTTCAGTAATATTTATCTGAGTTCGCAGGTTCGATAAGTAAATGTATAACACATAAACGGAGTAACTACAAATGGATATCAAAGACATACCTGCTGGCGAGAGCTGGGGCTGTCGTTTTCGTACTACTACTTTCTTAGACAAAGAAGGCACACCAGTACAAGCAAACTCTCTCAGCATGGGGCAAGCACATCCTGGCACACCTGGCGAGTATGAAGGTATAGGAGTTATACAAGTGCGCGACACAGAAGCAGAACGTGTTCAACTGCAAGACGTTGAAACGCTGCGTGTGTTCACAGTAGAGTTCAAAGACTGCTGGGACATCGATACTATAGAATGGACTGAGGCTGAGGAAGCTTGATATGAACAACGACGAATGGGATGATGATGAAGAACTCTCCAATGAAGAAATACAAGCAGCTATTCAAATGGCAGTGGGTGAACTACTAAACATAGCAAGTATTGCTGCGGACCTACAAGCCACTGACGAAGCTGCTGAAGAGATATACAGCATGTGTGATCTTGTAGCAGAGTACCACGGCATTGAACGTGCTAGAATTGAAGTTACAGAAAACTCAGACGGTAGCGTTACTAGTAGACTCAAAGGCGAAGGCGTCACACACACAGAAGCACCTGCTCGTACTAGTAGTATTCCTGGAAGTATCCGTACTGGGAGCAAACTAAAGTTTAGAGTTATAGACAAAGATGATGCTAGAGACCTAGGTGACGACGAAGGACCACAGTAACTCAACCTCACTACTAGAAACAAATAAATACTAGTAGTTAAGGAGCACACAATGAATAAAACTCGTTACAGAATAATAGACCTTGACACAGATAGTATAGTAGCAAATGGCATACACACCCTCCCACAAGCAAAACTAACACTAGAGCAATACGAACTCAACTATCCTACATGCAAGTTTGAAATAGACACATATATCAAACCTTAAAACAAGTATAATTAAAACCACACATGAATAAACAAGACATTATCAAACGTCTGACTAATACTCAGTTAGACATACACGAACGTGAAAGCCTCTGTCAACTACTACACTACCTACATGCAGAAGGTGTAAACAACACTAGTAGTAACAACAACAACACACGCTCACACAAGCGTAGTAGTAACACTAGTAGTAACACTAGTAGTAAGAACTACAAAGGTAAGAACCCTGAAGGAAGAATCAAAGATTCATCCCATATACGCACTAGTAGTAACACACGCTAAGACTATAGTACGAGTGAAGGTAAAGGATCCTTTACCCATAGAGCTATTGACTGCGTGAAGGAAGAACCAAAGATTCATCCCACATACACAAAGGCCCCGCTGCTACACATGTGCATGAGAGAGCCTGGTTCGCATACTAGTAGTAAGATGTTGGATAGTACGCGAAGTACCTAAGAGTACCTAAAAGTATTTGAACTATGCCACTCGTCACCACTCACAAGAAATTTTTTCGTACTGTATATAATCACAGTAACTGTCTCCTAAAGTGTTACATTATAACATGACTTCACCTTAAATCCACCGTGAAAAGCCAGAATCAACCACATTCTTGTGGTTGACAAGCTCGTAGTAACCGTGTAAAGCACAAAGGCCCCGCTGCTAGTGGTTGTGATTACCGTACGTGTATAGGTTCAACTCTAGTTATAGCTGTCTGACTACTAGTAGAGGTTCAACTACTAGCTTATGTGCGCACACTAGTACTAACACGTGGGTTATGGAGTACAATAGTATATGGTAGACTACTAGTAGTATAGTGTAGTTTAGCAGCTTGTGCATATGCTCTTGCTACGTTAGCGTTACTACAGTATAGTACTACTACGTCGTTGACTACTAGTGAGTACTTGTTGCCTGTTTGTATGACATCAATTGTGTGCATACTAGTACTTACCTGTAAAGGCCCCGCTGCTAGTGGTTAGGTTTTGATGATATGGTTGACAAGCGGGCCAAGTGGTGTTATAATAGTTATATTGAATAAGGGGTAAAGGTGATGCCAAACCATTGGGCTAGTGTTAAACAAACAGCAGGAGATATTAGTGTGGACCAAGAGGCGCAACTGCTGCTTCATGAGGTTCTTCATGTGCTGTATTCGTCGGCGGTGGATGAACAAGATGGACAAGTCAACAGAGATCAAGTGGCTCAACTACTAGTAGACAAGTTCCGCCAACACAGCCACTAATAGGTTGACAAACACTAGGTTCGGTGCTATACTAGTTATAGTAATTAGGCAAACACACTAGGAGCATTACATGGGCAAAGAACTCAAGTCTAAATTAATGCAGCCCTACACCGAGATTGATCGTGTGACAGCTGATGTGAATCCGCTACTAAGTGCAGGAGTGTTGATGGCAAGTGCCCTGCGCATATACAAGACTGTGTTAACACCACAAGAGTTCGCTGCCATAACTGAATTCATTCGAGACCAAACAGATGAGATCGAACCAATTGAGCCTGTGCCCACGAGGGTTGGAGAGCGTTGGTTCGACTCTTCAGAAGGCGTGATGTACGAGTATGTCAATGATGGTACAGACGGTGCATGGTTAGACATTGGTGCGGGCAGCAGCAGCAACATGTCTAGCGTGTATGAGTATAGTAGACCTGCAAGAAAATGCAATAGAAAAATTGTAAATTAGGACTTGACAGTATAGCATTTAGGTGCTATACTGCATGTATAAACTAAAACAAAGGGCAAACAAAATGGGCTTACTAGCTAATCATCTTAAAATGGCATACTGCGACTTCATTGCTGACCGTGTGCGCAAAGCACTAGTCAATGACCAATGGACCATGCAGGATGGCGAAAACTTAATTGACGACATCGGCAACGTGCAAATGGACCTGCACCCAACTGAGGGTTACCTTCTAAGTACTGCCAAGTCAATCACTGTACATGACGTCAACGGCAAAGCTTACATTGTTAGCATACAGGAAGCGCCAATACTAGACAAATAAAAGGTTGACAACATAGCACTTCGGTGCTATACTATATGTATAGTAACAAACAAAGGGCAATCATTATGTGGAACACTGTAAAGACTTTCAAAGTAGGTAACTTCGATGTATCAGTTGCGTGGGCTTATGAAGATATGCCAATCCGCGATTGCTTCGAAGAAACAGAAGAAGAGTTTGCTGCGATGCAGGCTCGCTGCGATGACTACACTGACACTCACTACCAGCTGCGGGTTTTAGCCGAGTATGATGATGTTGAGATGGGCAGCGCATATATAGGCTCGTGCTATGCTGCGGGAATGGATCCAGCACAAGACATCAATGATGGTGTTGGCGGATACTTAGAGGACTTTGTAAGCGAAGCAGTCAGCGAAGCACAAGACGAAGCGGTTGCAATGATTGATAGATTAAAGGCAGATTTCTTAAATTAGGGGTTGACAAACCAGCACACTGGTGCTATACTATATGTATAAGTTAATAAAGCAAAGGGCAAATAAAATGGGTACTAGAAGCGCAATAGGTTACAAACTTCCGAATGGTAAGATCCGTGCAAAGTATTGTCACTGGAATGGCTATGTTGATGGCGGCGTTGGTCAAACTCTACAAGAGAGCTACCAAGCTGCGTTTAAAATTGGTCGTATGGTTGAGCTAGGTGACATGAGTACACTAGCTGCTGAGATTGACGACTGCGTGTTTTACGGTCGTGACAAAGGCGAAACTAACGTAGACGCACAAGACTACGATGACATTATTGTCTTCGCCTCCATCTTCGAAGGCTGCGAATACTTTTATGTATGGAACGGCAACGAGTGGTTGGTTAGTGAAGGCAACTTGGTGTTTAATCGTGTAGAGGACTTGCTGGAAGTATTAGCTGCCTAAACAAATAGGTTGACAGTATGGCATTTAGGTGCTATACTATATGTATAAGTTAATAAAGCAGAGGGCAAATTATATGACAGACTTTAGAGATCAAGCAATCGAGCTAGTTGAAGACGGCAACTTAGATCCGATGATGGCGCTGACTATGTGTCTCAAGTGGATGAGCAATGACGAAGTTGGCGAGATGCTAGACGCTAACGAGTTGAGTGAACGCTTCCAGGAAGAGGATGACGGACAACCAGACGAAGCACAGGAGTGGGCCGACTTTGACCCAGACTGTTAATGGCCGGCGCTGACAACACCAAGATAGTATACGTCATAGTGGCACTAGAAGTCCTACGTGACGCAGACATTCAAGACATCATGAGCGAATGTGATTACTCGTTTGAACACTCAGACATCGTTGAAACAGAACTTATGGGAGAGACTGATCATGCCTAATTGGTGCAACAACTCAATCACAATCACTGGTCCAGCAGAGAAGATCCTGGACATATGGTCTAAGGCACAAGATCCTGATTCAGGTTTGTAAGCTATTGATATCATTGGGAATCTTTTTTGCAGATAATGGTTGACAACCATGCAATACCGTGTTATAATATATTATATTAACAATTAGAGCAAGGAGCATTGCATGGGATACTACACTTACACTGAAGCACCAATAGGCAACTTCATTGAGAAGGAGCATGGTCACAACTTTGAATACTCGCTGAACGAGGAGCAGGATGACTACTCCAAGAGCATTGTGGAGAACTATCCACACAAGGTATGGGTTGGCTCGCACCAGATAGGCGGTGACAGTGGATGGCGTTATGCGAACGTGAAGAAGACTGTGGCTTACATCATCGTAGCCGAAGATGATGGCGGCGGTCCTGTAGTTGAGCGTTGGTTCCTAAAGAAACATGATGAATATGTAATTAGGGGTTGACAAATCCGTATAGTGTGCTATACTGTATATAACAGTTAAACAAAAGGGCAAAGAATATGACACTAGCTATAACAAGCAACCACCAAGAACGTCCAGTAATAAGCTGGCACGACCTAACACCCAAGCAGCAGAGCGAGTTCAACTACGATAGTGCTGAGGAATCGGACTTCGTTATCTACAAGAACTGGCCGTACGACATAGCTGAATTCATGGCAGTACGGCACGACACTAACAGCGACCTAGCCTATCAAGCATGGGACGGGTATAGTGGAGATTCCTTCTTCTCAGGCGTACTAATCAAGTTCGCTCCTGACTACGATACCGTAATCATGGGCAGGTACACAAGCTAAATCGTTACCCGAGATCAACGAAGCACTCTACGACTATAGGAAGTAAGATTATCTATAAGTAACGGGCTAATCGTCCTCCCGATCTAGGACGATACTATCTGAGGGAAAACCAGAGAGTTTGCAGATAATTAACTAAGGGGAAGACCATGACATATCAAGAAATGATGCTTAGAGACTTAAAGAATGGCAAGACAGTATCACCACTAATGGCGCTAAGGAATTACGGGTGTCTAAGGCTTGGTGATGTAGCCTTCCAGCTTAGAAAGAAGGGCTATAAGGTAGTTACTACAATGGTTGAGAGGAATGGCAAGAGATACGGGGTGTATTCGCTATGAGCGAGAGTAAAGTGAAAATACAACACCGAGACAGAGTTGGGATGCAGGAAGCTACCTACATACTAACCCCTGAAACAAAAAATCCATGGCTGCTATTTGAAGGCGATGCAGACTATCTAGCAGTAAAACAACTCCAAGCCACCATAGCAGAAATGGGGAACGTAATAGGAAACGATCAAGCCCAGATAAAGTTTTATAGGGATGCCGTAGCAGACAAAGACGCCGAGATAGCAGAGCTTCGAGAAGAGGCCGAGATATCTGCTGCAACTATTGAAATGCAGGCCGTCATACTAACTGATTCGGTCAATGCGATTAGAGGCGAACCGCCTGAGCTTACTTTGTGGAGCCATCACGATTTAGCTGACTTGATAAAGAACGTACTAGTCATTAACCCTATAGGTGATAACAAATGAATTATTTTGAAAGCTTGAGCTTAGTTATTATTTACATAAGCGGCACTTTTTGCGTGATGTGGGGAATTGCTTGGCTTATCGAGCGCACATATAAAAAGATTCAGATATTGGCCGGGCTGATTGAGTTTCTGATATATCGAAAAAAGATATGTGCGTGATCAGGTCCATGGCGCTGTTACAGACAACAGTTTTGATGTTCCATTTTATATCTAAATGAGAGGTTGACAAAGGCAAAAAAGGTGTTATACTGTATATAACAGTTAGGAAACATCCTGGCTGACACTTAAACTGAAAAGGTAATTTAAATGAGCTTTACAACTATTAAGACTGACCAAAAGACTTTCCTAGAAACATACCTACGTGGTACTGGCAAGACTCTAACTGCTGCTGATGCGAACGCTCGCTTTGGTATCAAGAACCTTCCTGCACGTATGTCCGAGCTTCGAGCTGCTGGCTTGAACGTTAAGACTGATGTTGCTACAACTGGCAAGACTCGCTATGCTGTGACAGCACGTGATGTTGCTGGAAGTCGCGCTAAGATGTTCGTTTCATAAGAAGCTGAACTAGCGAAAGAAAAGTGTCGGAAACGGCACTTTTTTTTGGATTAGGGGTTGACAACTGCGTTAAAGATGCTATACTATATGTATAGTTAAGCAAAAGGGCAAACACAATGAATAAGACATTAACAACTGGACTAGTACTAGCAGGCACAATAGCAATAGCAATTGCAGCCAACAGTGCTTTATCAATGCCAGATGCGTACTTCAGCTACGCCACCAACGAATGTGTTAAGGTTGTGAACTACACAGATGAGATCTTCAGCTGTGATAACCTTCCTTCCAAGTTTAACCATGTATGGGTACAATAATATGGACTACCAAACACTGCAAACCGTTATCGAAGATTTAGATCGTGTGCTATCGCTGCGCGATGGAATTGCGGCACAGTGCCGTATATTCCGCCACCAGTTGTTCCAAAGCCAGAGCATAGAAAAACAAAAGTAGAATTTCCATACGAAAGTTCTGCAAAGCAGCCAAAAAAGCTACTGGCAATAGACTTTCATTTTTACGGCGACACAAATCCCTATATTGCTAGTACGCCAGAAAGCGCAAAAAAACAGATAGATTTTTATAAAAGTTTTAATTTCAGTACACAGATAAAATATATAAAACACTGTCTTGAAAATAAAGTTTGGCTCGCAAAAGATGGTGTAGTTCATCATGTAACTGCAATGAGTTCGGCACATTTGCATAACACGATCAACTATATAGAAAGACGCATAGCGAACCGTGAAACTTGCGTTTTTGGACTAGGTCCAGATTGGCTACCAATTTTAATAAAGGAGACTGAAAGACGGTTAGAAAAAGAAGGTATTTAAAATTAAATTAATAAACTCAGGAGTTTTAAAAATGACAGAATTTAATCACGATTTGGAATTGGACCATATTGATATGGTAAACCTTCTTGCAAAAGATGGCGGCGAAATAATCTTAGGATTAAATCAAGAAACCGCCCACTGTTTGCACATGGCAATCGGTATAGTCGGTGAAGTTGCAGAGCTTACAGAGGCTTTGCTAAACCATGATCGTATAAATACTGTTGAAGAGTTAGGCGACACTCTTTTTTATATGGCCGGTTTACAAGAAGCATATGGAATTGAAATTCCGCATTGCATTTTTGTTCTTCGGTTTAGTGGAAATACGCGAATGGACTGCATTCTTCAAATGTCTATAGCTGCTGGAGATTTGCTAGACGAAGTTAAAAAACAAGCGATTTATTGCAAAGAAGTTGATATGCAAATCGTCAAAGATAGAATGGCGATTTTAAAAGCTTGCATGGAAGTCGTTTTTAAAATGGAAGAAATAACCCGCGATGAATGTTTGTTACATGTTCGCGCAAAACTTTTAACTGGTAAAAATGCCAGATATAAATCTGGTTACACTGACGAGGCAGCAAGAGAACGCGCCGATAAAAACGGCGAACAATAAACCGAAACATAAACAAAAACTTTATCAAAAACGGAATGTAAAAAAATGGCTATATTAATTCAGACAGTGTTGGAAGCGGTTGAAGATCACGGCATAAAAATACTCGTACACGGACCAGCAGGAGCGCCGGACTCATAATCCGTAGGTTCCGAGTTCGAGTCTCGGAGGGCCCACCAAATATGTCTCCTTAGCTCAGCTGGATAGAGCAACGGCCTTCTAAGCCGTAGGTCACAGGTTCGAATCCTGTAGGGGACACCAACTTTTCGGTTGACAAGATAGCATTGTGGTGCTATAGTATATGTATAAGTTAAACAAGTAGAGGAGCACTATACAATGTCAACACAATTACGCAACGTACCAGACTGCACATTCCAAAACGAATTGACTCAGACAATAAATTGGGATACTGGTTATTTTGAAGCTAAAAGAGACCATAGTCAAATTGTTAAAGATTTCCATAATAATATTAAAAGTATGAAACTCGAAAGAGCTACTGAAATAATGAATAGAGATCACAATTCTATGACCAAGAAGTATTTTGGACCTAAGTATATTAAGTATTAGTAATTTTAGATATTCAAACTGGTATGATAGGAAAATTAAATTATGAGTTTAGCAAAGAAATTGTTAAATAAAGTAGAAGAAAGTAATATACATGAAGCTGATATGACTAAATCATATGATGGATTTCACTTGCTTAATTTTAAGACTGGTAAAATTACCAATCATAAGTATATTAAAGGTATTAAAAGTACCGAAGTTGAAAACGAAGCTATAGATAAAATGAAGAAGGAGACTGGTGATAGTAATTTCGGAGTTCATGGTTTCATTAAGAAAGGTGAGTGGGTTTAATCTACAAAAACTTAGATCCGAAGACAAAACCTATCATACGACTAAGTCGTATGATGGGTTAATAATTATTGGAATTTGGGTAAGCAAGGTGTAAGTAAAGATATGATTGAAGAAGGTAAAGTATCTAAAGGCGGAGTAAATAGAAATCCTCCTACATCAGAGAGGCCAGGTCCTCCTGCTAGACAACGTTCTAAAAATAATATTGATTGGAAAGAAGTTATGGATATGATCTTTGAGGTCATACCAGAGAGACACTGTAATTAGGAGTTGACAACTAGCATTTAGATGTTATAATAGTATTATAAACAAACAAAAGGGCAAGCACACATGAAAAACTTATTTGAAACTCCCCAAGCACAGAAGCAACTTGCAGCCGTAGGGCGCCAGATGCAAGACTACTCCGAAGACTTTGGTAAGATACATGGCCTCAAGCAATTGAAAGAAGGTGGTCTACGTATACTCAATGAGCTAAGCCATGTAGGCGGGATGCTTATCCGTTATGGTGTGACTTTTGGTACCCAGCTCAAAGACTTTACAGATGGTGATTACCAATTGATTGCAGAGTTTATGAGGGGAACTTACTCAAACGATTACTTGAAGGAGTTGAAGTAATGGCGTTCTGTGTTAGCTGTCATACATTGGAGAAGCAGTTCTTTGCTCCTCGATGCAGTGAGTGTAATGAAGAGACCAGGTTCCTGATGCAGTGTCTTGGTAGTCTAGTATATACCACAGCCTATGTTGGCGGCATTATACTGTTTGGTTATTTTATATTATCTGTTAATTAGGGGTTGACAATCCTGTAATAGATGCTATACTATATGTATAAGTTAATAAAGCAGAGGGCAAATTATGTATACACTAGAACTTTATAAGACGGATGCAAGAACCAAGTCAGGCGAACGCCTAGTAGAGAAGCGTGACGGTTGTGGCGCACTAGGATCACCTAAGCTTGCTTGTGAGCTGCACTATGCTAAGATGTATCCTGCACCCAAGTGGCGTACAGAGATTCACGAAACAATGGTTACATCTCGTAACATGATGAACGGCAAAGAGTTTAAGGAGCGTTACGACACTCCCTACTATTGTTCACCCAGTTCCGAAACCTACTGGAGTATGTAAATGAGCTATGACCCAACTCCTTTAGTTTCACCAGAGTTTGATTGCAGTCTAGTAGAAGAAGGCCGCAGGGAGAGTGTGGATGCAACGGACCTAATCCTAAAGGACGGTTGCATGGACCACCCGGGAGACATCATTGCTAACATCCTGCACTGGTGCGATCACTATAGCGAAGACTTTGAAGACATCCTGCGCCGTGGCAGGGACTATCATAAAGATGAACTAGATGGGTTGAAAATTAGGGGTTGACAGGTTAGCTGTTAGGTGTTATAATAGTATTACAAATTAAGTAAACACAAAGGGCACGACATGGGCTACATCATTTACCGCAAAGACACCACAGCTATTCCTGCGCAATTGCGTGACAAGATATACAAGACTGTACCAGCAGCAAAGGCAGCACTGACTCGCTTCAACACTGCGTGGGCTCAGACACGGGGCAAGCTGGGCAACGAACCCGACGCACCTCAGTTCACAATGGCTATTGCCGAGTCAGAATACTATGCTAAGAACATTGAGAAGACTGTGACACGAGTCAACATGATGAGCGGGAAAGAGTATACTGAGTCAGTGAACACGCCGCTGTTCATGTCTCCCAGCTCAGAAACCTACTGGAGCCAGTAAGAAAAAGGTTGACAAGTGCTAGTGTGTGTGCTATACTGTATATAACAGTTAGATAAACGTTAAACAAAGGACAGGGCAAAACATGCAGAACATTAAGATAGTAAATGGTACTTACAGACTACGTGGCAAAGAAACAGATATGAGCGGTATGATATTTCCAATGGCCAAAGAGTTTACTCTAGGCACTAGTGGTGGAGCTGTTACAGTTGACAGTACTACTGTTATTGGATTACCAAATCGTAACATTAAGATCAAATGTAATAACCCAGAGGATTACGAGCTGGTTGGAGATGATGTCAAAACAGAAGTCGTTGAAGAGTCAGACGCTGAAATTGTAGAGCGCATCAGAGAACGATTTGACATGCTCAAAGACATGACCAAAGCCGTCAAAAAGGGAAGCGTCAGAGCAATGATTGTTTCCGGTCCTCCGGGTGTAGGCAAGAGCCACGGTGTTGAGGAAGTGTTGGATCGTTATGCAACTATGGAGATGATGGGAGCAGGCAAGACACACGAAGTCATCAAAGGTGCTATGTCGCCAATTGGTCTCTACTGCAAGTTGTACAAGATGGCAGACAAAGGTAAGGTAGTTGTGTTTGATGACTGTGACAGCATCTTCCAGGATGACCTAAGCTTGAACATATTGAAGGCAGCACTAGACAGCAAGAAGAATCGTTGGATCCATTGGAACACTGATTCATTCAAGTTGCGCAACGAAGGTGTGCCAGACAAGTTTAAGTTTGAAGCTAGTGCAATCTTTATCACAAACATGAAGTTTGATAAAGTCAAAGGCAAGTTGCGTGAGCACTTGGAAGCATTAGAGTCACGCTGTCACTACATGGATCTAACTATCGATACCGACAAAGAGAAAGTATTACGTATAAAGCAAGTCATCTCAGATGGCATGTTGGATGATCGTAAGTTGTCAGAAGATGTTAAAGTTGACATCATGGACTTTGTTGAAATGAATATGAGTAAGCTACGCGAACTGTCACTTCGTACAGTACTAAAGGTAGCAGACTTAGCTGAAGCTTTCCCAACTAAGTGGGAAGCGATGGCGGAAAATACCGTTATGCGTCGAGCATAACGCTCCGCTTCATGTGTAAGGGCAGCAGCGCACCCTGTGGTGTTGCCCAACAAGGACAGACTAGATTGTGCCCTCGATCGAAGCTGTCCGAACAGAGCTAGTAAGGATGTGCCCTCGTCCAAGCTAGTTCATAAGAAGCCGAAGTAGCCATTAAGAACTGTGCGGTAGTTGGTAGTAAAAGCTTGTGCCCTCACGCTTTGCTACCTTTTTAGAAGCCCTGCTCAGTATGCCCTTACTGAGTGGGGTTTTTTCTTTTCTAAATACCAAATGAGTGGTTGACAACCCAGCAATACCATGCTATAATATATACATATTAAACAATAAAGCAAAGGGCGAATAATGATGATCTACGCAGAACTACTTGACATCCTAAAGAACATGACTCCTGATCAACTCGCGGACACTGTACAGGCATACAGTGGTGACATTGATGATACTATCAAGGTGATCGGAGTCTCAGAGAACACAGACCAAGAGATGGGCGAAAGTATCCCAAACTTTAGTACTACACAAATATTCTTGATCTTAGAGTAAATTAGGGGTTGACAAGATGACACTTCGGTGCTATAATGTATATACAAACTAGCAAAAAGGGCAAACAATATGAATTATCTAAGAGTTGACGTTTACCGTAACGCAGGCATTGATTGTAGCGCACGTGGTGTTACCAGCGACGAATCAAATATGATGGTTGTTCCTTGTGTGAGCGGACCTATCACTGCTGAACAAGCTGAGCTCAATGAGTATGTGATCCTAGTTCCAGGTAAGGCAGGCAACAGGATGCATGTTAAACCAGAAGGCGTTGGACGACATACTATGTTCGGTGGTAACTTTGTTTACTCAAGTGACAGCCGCTTTGGTGAAACCTACGGTAGCAACCCAGTTCATGTACATGACAGAATTGAATATTAGGGGTTGACAGAGTAGCATCCAGGTGTTATACTGTATGTACAAAATGAGAAAAGGAAGAGAAAATGAAAAATATTGAGCAATGGTTGTATGTGAGGGAGTTAACCCAGAAAGATAAGCGTGGTCGACCGATGCATCTCCAGCAAAATAACAAAACTGGTGAATACCGATCAGTATGCGCATAAGAGCGTATACTGTTAGTATAAGTTAAATAAACCATAAGGGCAAACGACATGGCATATGTAAGCAAGCAGGACAAAGCAGAACTAGCACCGGGCATCAAAGCTGTTCTTAAGAAGTATAACATGAAGGGCAGCATTTCAGTTAGACATTACTCAACTCTAGTAGTTAAGATCACACAAGGCGCAATTGACTTCAGTGATTACTTCACACATGGTGAAGGTTACATTCAAGTGAATGAGTACTGGATCGATCAACACTATTCACGCATTCATAAGGCGTTCTTAAACGAACTGTTGGCTGCTATGAAAGGTACCAACTACTATAACAATGATGATTCGATGACTGACTACTTTGATCGTAGCCACTACACTAACATCTACATCGGTGCGTGGGATAAGCCATATGCATTCGTCAAAGGCAGCATTAATGTTGATGCAAGCCTTAGAGCAGACCCAAACAAAGAAGCATACCTAGTAGCGCAATAAGAGGTTGACAGTATGGCACTTCGGTGTTATACTGTATACAGTTAAACAATAAAGCAAAGAGGGCAAACTATGCAAGCATTAAACAAATACGTTGAAGAGAAGAATCGTTGGAACGCATTCTTCGGACAGACTAACCTACTCACACTAGACACAGCATCAGGACGCAAGGCAATAGCTGAGCAACTTGACTGTGATCTATCACCTGAGAACCTACACTGTGATGGAGAGATAAGCCAAGCACAGGCAATGAAGAAGTATAGAGCACTCAGCAAGGCAGCTGAACAACTACTTAAACTAGACCCAACTCAAACTGTAGAGGAGTTATACTAATGACTATGATGAACACTGTAATAGACCAAGTAGCACGTATGGATAGCGCAGAGCTTAACCGTGTAGTGGATGCAGTCAAGTTACGCCGCACGTTTATAGCCAAGGAGAGCGCCCGTGGCCTGTTCATAGGCGACTATGTTAGCTTTGCTAGCAAGCGTGGCACAACTGTACAAGGCACAGTTACTAAGGTCAACACCAAGACTGTAGTAGTAGACACAGTAAGGGAAGGACGCTGGAAGGTCACTGCTAGTATGCTAACACTGTTGGCTGCATAGGATAGTCACAAAGTCAAGAGTCTTTTTCCCATCCCCGGGGGCGTAGTGTTTTTGCACTACGTCTTTTTTTGACTTTAGTTAATGGAAAAAAAATTTATTTCTTTTTTTTATTTTGTCGGGCCCGGGGGCTATATAAAGATATTTGCTAATAACTACAGCTAACGCTTAATGGAAAGTTAAGGGGTAAAAATCACCTACCAACTTCTATAAGTACTCCACCCCAAGATATCGCAGCGCATTTTTTCTACGCTACACAAACCTTTCCACTGTATATAATCACAGTCCTAATTTTTTTGCGCATATTTTTTTTAATCTCTGTAGAACCTTTTTCGAGCGTAGCACACACAGTGAGTGCAGAGGTCGCTTTACGAAGTAAAAGACTTCCCAACGAGCTGTAGAGCTTTAGCTCTTTCTCTGTGTACGTTAGTAGCTTACTGCGAGTGTTCGGTCCAGCTACAAGGTAAGAATAGGATTCTTACTGTGTGCAAGTACTGTTAAATACGGTATGAACACAATTGATACAATACACACGCATGCACACACCTTGCAATTCAACTTCAACACTGTTAAAGACACACAGGCTATAGACGCTCTTGTGTTTGCCTTGTCAATTGACTTGTTTGTACACAATCGCATAGAGTGCACTCAGCCTAGTTATAACTGTCTAGAGTTTGTGTCAAGTGCGCACTGTGTGTTGGCACAGCTAGCACTTTCAAATGACCGTAGATTTAGTGTGGCTAGAGTGGATTTATAATGGCGTCTAGGGCTGCACGTGCGCTTCGTACAGCGTGTTTAGATGTTGAGGTATAGTGCGGGCTATCAAAGTTATTTAAGTAGCTGTATGCGCAGAGTTAACGCTGTATTTAAAAAAGCGTTAACCGCTTCGCGGCTGTGCGGATCTAGCGCTGGGCGCTTCGCGCTTGTTCTGAATCGCGAGCTGTGTAATTTACGTTAATTATAAATCGCTGAGATGAGTTAGTTGGACTATTTGAGCTATGGTATGTTAGGCCATCAAACCAGGCCATTTGATTTGCTCGTGGTGTAATAGTATAGTCCACTGTAGGTGTTTTTATATGTTGTTTATAATATTCCGTTTGATCTAATCCTCGTTGAGGGTCAAACCTTTCTTTGTACATAATAGTGTCGCCGTCGCAGTCATTGAGATAGAACAGTGCAGTGCGGTGTGCAAAATCGGTATCGACATGCGGGTCTGCTATATGATTTTCAGGAGTCATTCCTGTTACACTACATCGTATTCTAATAATGTCAATGTCAGTTTGGCCCGATCTACTCAGTGCATCTCCCACAGCCATTTCTAAGTACGGAGCAAGGTGTGTTTGGCTGAGATCTTTGTGATAGGCAATGTGCTGCCACTTGTGATTGCCCAGATGCACTGTTTCTCCATCTCCGTAGTAGTCTGTTATGCACACAAACCAAGGCATGTCTCCTCCTGTAATCAGTTGTTGTACCCGTTGTAGTTGCCAAGGGCTCCATATGTTTTGAAATAAATTGTTCATGTTGTTCCTTTCATCAAGTGTGTGTATTCAAAGGTTTGATCAGTGTCGTATACAGCTAGGTGCACAGCGCCGTTCTTGAGGTGGAAACGTTTGGCCATGTCTGTGAGAGGACTTAGTGTTACCCAACGAGTGACCTCTGGTCTAGTGTTGCGTATGTGTTGTGCTAGTGCGTTGACTATGCGAGTACCGCAGCCTCGTTCGTAACTCCACACAGTGTAGAATACCGCAGTGTCAGTACTTACTGCTAGTTCACCGCTGGCACTGCTGAACCAATCTAGTTCTAGTTCGTTTTTGGGA